CGTCGAGCTGGACGCGGATCGTGACGATCGACCCAGCCGCTCCGCCCTGCGGGTTCACGAGGATGCCGGGCTCGATCGAGAACTCGCGCTCCTTCGGCGGGAAGAGGGTCAGGTCGCGCTTCTTCGCTGCGAACCAGTTCCAGAGCGCCCATACGTCGCTGTAGACCTCCTTCGCCGCGGCGTCCTGCTCCGCAGGTGTCGGCAAGATCCCGTCGTCGTCGATCAGCGGCGCGCAGCGAAGCGAGAGGACGTTCAGAGTGACGAGGTTCACCATCCCCGTCGTCCCGACTCGATGCAGCGACGCGAGCGCCGGCTGGAGCGGGAACGTATCCCCGACAGCCGGGCCACCCGAGTAGACGACGAGACAGGGGCAGGCATCCCACGCCGGCGTCCCCGGCGCGACGTACGCGCACTCGGGCAGGCCACCAACGGTCGAGGCGAGCGCTTCCTTCGCGACGTCGAAGACGTCGTGGAGCGCGTCGTAGATGCCGAGGATGTCGCCCATCAGAATGTCCCGTACTCGTCCTGACCGACCTGCCGAGCGTGAGGCTGAACATCGGGCGACCACGCGAGACTCCGCATCTTCTGGCCCTGCGGGTTCACCATCGCAATGAAGGCGTCTACGAGCGGCAGGCCGGTCGACCCGGAGCGGAGCACAGAGGCGATCGAGACGAGCCTGTCCATCTCGATCCCCTGACGAACGATGCGCGTCACCTTCGTTGGGAGACGGCAGTCGCCCTGGTTCGACGGGCTGGCGCGCCACAGTTCGACGGCGAGTTGCGCGGCCGCCTGCTTCCCGAGCTCGGGCGGTGCCATCCCCCACTCGTAGGTCACGGAGAACGTCCCCGGCTCGGTATCGGGGAGGGAGAGGTCCTGGCAGACCGGCCAGAAGCGGTCGGTCGGAGGCGACGTCGATAGGTCCGCGAGCCGAATGATCTTCGTCCGCTCGTCGAGGCGGTAGTTCGCTGCGGGGTCGAGAACCTCGCCGTCGAGCTTGATCTCGAGGATACGCTGGACGGGGTAGCCGGCGAGCTCGATGTACGACTCGGTGCCGCAGCCGCAGGAGTCGCCGCACTCGCTCTGCCAGCCCCAGCCGCCGATCCCCGGCGCGGCCCAGTACCACGGGCCCAAGCCGAGAGACGACGTCATCCCGAAGCAGGCGCACGCCTGACGGCAGGGACGAACCTTCCGCTGGCAGGTACCGGGGAACTGGCGCGCGGTGAGCTCGTACATGAGCTGCGACGCCATCTCGGCCGCGGCGTCGAGGAGGTACGCGCTCGAGCCGACGCCGAGCGTGCTGTCCCATTCGGTGACGAAGGCGCCGTCGACCCAGCTATTGCACGGCCCGTACTGGGCGCTCCTCGGGAAGAGAGGAGGCTGCGTCCCGCCGGGAAGGATCGTGAAGGTGCCCTCGTCGGCGGCCTGAACGTGGCCGGTGCCGACGCACCCGTACAGGTAGTCGCCAGGAGGAAGCGGTGTCTCGAGGGCGCAGAGATAGATGCCGACATCGAACCGCGTGACGTTGGCGTCGACGCCGTAGACATACTGCGTCTCGGTGCCGTCGGGGTCGATGACCGTGAACGTGACGGTCGTCGGGTCGGCGAGAACCATCTCCCGCGTCACAGGATCGAGCAGGGAGAACTTCTGGCTAATGGTGATCGCATTGCCTCTGAGGTACGCACCCATCGGTTCTACGACCACCCTCCGTTGTCGCCGTTGCGCTCGGAGGATACAACGGCGGCAAGAGAGAACCCGGCGCGGCGTGCGCTAGCCACGGGGGATCGTTCCTCCTGGTACGTCGACGATCTCGCCGCTGGCAGACAGAAGGACGGCGCTCTCGGTGGCGACGGTCTGTTCGACCGACGAGATCCCCGCTGCGTCCGCGATGACCTCTCCGATGACGAATCCGGCTTGGAACGGGACGAGGCCGGCGGCGAGGGCGCTGTGTCCGGCGAGGACGGCGAGGAAGCGGAGGTACGTGTCCAGCGTCGCGGCGAGCGAGCTGCGGCCCGCGAGGTCGACGTGGATGCCGCCGAGCGGTACCGATAGATCCGCCTCGAGCGAGGACGTCCCCGCGAGGACGAGCGCGATTCGCTGATACTCCTCGAGAGTCGCCTCGAGGGCGGACGTGCCCGCGAAGGTCACCGCGAACCGCCGGAGCAACGAGAGGTCGGCGGCGAGCGACGACGTACCCGCGAGGACCGCGGCGATCTCCTGGTACGGCGTAAGCGCCGCGTCGAGCGCCGACGCGCCGGCGAGCTGCGCCGCGATCCGCTGGTACGGCGTGAGGGTCGCGGTGAGGGCCGAGCGGCCCGCGAGGTCGAGGATGATCTCCTGTAGGGGCGTCAGCGTCGCGGTGAGGCTTGACTCGCCGGCGAGCAGCGCGGTGATCTGCTGGTACTCCGTGAGGATCGCGGTCAGGCTGCTCGAGCCGGCCAGGGCAGCGACGATCTCCTGGTAGGGGGTGACGGTTGCGGAGAGGCTGGAGGTACCCGCGAGCGCCGCGAGGATCTCTTGGTACGGCGTGAGCGTCGCGTCGAGCGCCGAGGTCCCGGCGAGAGCGAGAACGATCCGCTGGTACGGCGTTAGCATCGGGGTCATAGACGACGAGCCTGCGAGAGCGGCGACGATTCGCTGGTATGGCGTTAGCGCGGCCGTCAGCGAACTCCGACCGGCGAGCGTCGCGGCGATTTCTTGATACGGGACGAGTGTCGCGGTGAGGCCGGAGGTTCCAGCGATTGCCGCCGTGAATCGGCGGTATGGAACGAGCGTTGCGGTCAGCGTCGACGAGCCTGCGAGGGTCGGGTTGATCCGCTGGTACGGCGTGACGGTCGCGGCAAGCGCAGACGAACCGGCAAAAATCGGGGTGAAGAGCTGGTAGGGGTGGATCGTCGCGGTGAGCGCCGAGCTTCCCGCGAGCGCGATCGCGAACTGGTAGTCGAAGATGATGTCGGCCGAGAAGGAGTAGAACGACCTCGTAACGGTCGCGCCGGCCCGGACGATGATCGTGGTCGAGGTTCCCGGCGAGGATGAGACGAGCGAGAGGTTCTGCCCGGACGCGCCTTGGAGGGTTATGGCTCCGGTGACGGTCTGCGTACCGGACGCGGGCAGGGTGACGGTTCGGGCGGTCGTGCATTCGAGGTCGAGGGTGGCGAACGTATTGCTGCCGGTGATCGTGAAGTTGTTGGCGCCCGTCGGCTTGTACTGAACTGTCCCGTAGGTCTGGCCGCCACCGGCGAAGGTATGGGCCGCGGTTGTATCCGTGATCGCGATGGTGGTCGTTCCAGCGGCGAGCGTCCCCGAGGCGAAGTTCCAGCACGTCGCGTTGACGGCTCCGATCGTGACGTTGTCAGCGAGCGTGAGGGTGCCGCCGACGCACTGGATTACGAGAGCCTGGAGGATGGATACGGCGTTCGTGGTGAGCGTGATTCCCCCCCGCCCTCGGAGGAAGAGGTTCTGGGAACCGCTTGTCGTCATTCCCGTCGCGAGCTTGAAGTCGCCGAAGCAGGAGCCCGCGACGGAAAAGTTGAGGATCGGGCTGCCGGTGCAGGTGCAACTGATCGACCGGCCCATTCGCGGCATGTCCATCGTGACCGTCCGGCCCGCGACGAAAGCGTTCGAGATGATCACGTCGTCCTGCGGCAGCGGCGCGCGCGATGTCCAGCCGTGCGTGCTCCAGGTGAACGAAGCTGTGCCGGTTGCGGTCTGCGTAGCGGAGGTCGTTGCGTTCGTCGTGACCGCGCCCGCGTTGCCGCCGCAATCACCGATGAAGGAGCCAGTGATGTTCGTCCACAAAGCGCTCCCCGAGTAGGCGAGGTTCATGTCCCAGAAGTCGATGTCGCCGTTGATCGTGTAGTGCGATGCCGTGATCGTGCGCTGCGTCCCGACCGTGTCCGATTGGATAAGGAGCCGGTTAGCGCCGCCCTGAGAGGGGCCGCCGAACACAATCGTCCCGAAGGTCGGGTTACCGGAGAGCGACCAAATCTGAGTCTTGGACGTTCCGCCTGTCCCGTAGACGATCGCGGCGGCCGCAGCCGTCGAGGCAATCGTGATCGTGCCGCCCGCGGTCAGGCCCGAGTTGGCATCGAAGTTCGCGGTGTCGCTCGCCGTCGGCGCGGACGCGCCCGAGGCACCACCCGTCGTTGCTGACCAGTGAGCAGTTGAGGAGTTGTCCCATGTTCCCGTCCCTCCGACCCAGAACCGCGTGACAGCCGCCCCTTCCAGCCTTGGCGTGAGAACCATCCCGCGCCGCGACTGCGTAAGCAGCGCGAGCCCGTCGCGGACCGTCCTCCGCCACCCGCCAGCCGCTTCGACCGCGCCACGGAACGCGGCCGGGATAACCGGCCTGACCTCGCGCCGCAGCCGCGCCCTGACCCGAGCTGTCCGCGACGCAGGGGCAGCGAGCGTGATCCGTCCCCCGTCGGGGAGCCGCAGGCGGCCCGTGTAGCCGCGCAACTCCAGACCAGCGGTCGGCATACCGCGCAGGTCGAGTTGCTCGTGTCCTTCGACATGGCAAACGACGACAACGTCGTTGCCTCGGGCGTGGAGGTGGTGGAGCGGCTGGCCGCCCTCCTCCCGCGACCAGTTACGCGGGTCGCGCCACGACGACCCGCCGTGACCGACGAGGTAGAGCCGACGCCGCGCCACGGCGTCGGCTCCTACAACTCCGATGCGGTCAGGCCGTTGACGTTGATCTGCGGCGTGTCGCCATTCGCGACGACCGTCGACGTGATCGAACCCCAGAAGCGGATGTTCCCCGCCCCGATCGTGGCCGAGTCGAGAACAGCGATGAACGTGCAGGTCGTCGGCCCCGACCCGGCGGCCGGCCAAGTGATCGCCGTCGCGTTCTGGATGTTCGACCCTCCCGACGACGCCGGGAAGTTCGTCGTGTTCGACGTGACCGTCACGCGGGTATAGCCCGTGTAGGCCGCCTCCCCCGCCGTCGCGCCCGTCGACGTCTTGTCGAGCGTCGCCGTCCAGAGCGCGAAGAACTGCGACGCCGGCGCGGTCAGCGCGGTCGCGTTCCACTCCATGTTCAGGACCTTCGTGATCCAGTCGTTCGACTTGCCGGACGCGAAGACGACGAGATCGCGGAGCGACCTGAACCTCGGCCGGAAGACGAGGACCGCGCCGCCACGGCCGCGGAGGCGGTCACGGATCCGCCGACGGTAGATCGCGCGGTAGTCGAGCCCGTCCGCGCCGTGCCAATCGACCAGTGCCGGGTCGAGAGCGAATCCGTCCATTACTGCCCACCTCCCTTGCTGCGGAGCTCGTCGAGGAACGTCTTCATCGGGCCGAGTTCCTCCTCGGTGACGCGGATCCCGTCCGAGCCGTCCTCGAGGTTGAACGACGCGAACCGCTGGTGCTTGCGGTCGTGCCACGACAGGTCGCCGTCCTCGGCGAGGTAATACGTGCCGCCGTCGTCGAGGTAGAGCTTCTGGTCCGGAATGTGGAACGGTGCCTCCTCGATTGCGGCGAGCGCTTCCTTCGCGTTCTCGAGCTGGTCGGCGGTGAACTGCCCGCCCCCGAGCGCGGCCCGCTTCTCCCAGAGCTCGACCTGCGCCTGCACGCCGGCGATGGCGGCCTGCTTCGCGTCAGTGTCCTCGATGACCGAGTAGTGGTACCCGCCGTCGAGGAGGCGTCCGTCCGGCCCCTCGACGGTTCCGCCGGGGCTGACGTAGCAGGTAGGACCTTCGTACTTCACTGTCGCCATTCGTCCCTCCTCTACGTGACCGGGAAGGTCTGGTAGCCGCAGGCGGCGTCGGGAATCGAGTCGGTGAGGAACCCGCCTCCGAGCTGCTTCGCCTCCTCCGGCAGGTCTCCGAAGATCCCGAGGCCCCACTCGCTGTTACCGCGAGAGAAGCCGCTCATCTTCGGCTGGTTGAAGTCGTTCTGGAGCGTGTCGGCCCCGACCGACCAGAACGAGGACGGCCAGATCCAGTGGACGAACGGGAACGTCGCGTCCTGCCGGTCCTCGTTCCATCCCGTCTGCCAGCCCTCGAAGCAGACGTTCGGCTGCGCCGCGACGGAACAGTCGAAGGCGTTGTCGTTGAACCAGTGCCCGATCAGGTCACCGCCCGACAGGATCGCGGACGACCCGGTGAGCATCTCGAACAGGCCCCACTCGAGCGCCGCGAGGTCGAGCTCGAAGTCGAACCGCTTCAGCTTGTCGAAGCCGCGGTACGTGGCGATGATGCAGTCGCAGCCGCCGATCAGGTCGGAGTCCTTGCCCGCGACGTACACGGGGGTGACGCCGAGCTGGATCGGCTTGTCCGAGACGTAGACGTTGTTCGGCCCGCTCATCGGCGAGCCGTCGTCGTTCAGACGGGTTGCCCTTACGCGGCACAAATGGATGGCCGCGAGGCACTCGTTTACAGCCATCGCTTTACCTCCTGGTTATGCCGGCGTTCCGGCTGATTTCCAACGAGTCCGACCGACCCGTCAGCGAAAAGCGCGAGGGCGTTCATCAGGAGCACCCCGTCATGCAGCGGTCGGCGAGAACCGCGACTTGGAGTTCCGTGTCCCACGTCGCTAGGGCATAGCGCTCGGCCCGGTACGTGATTCGGTTCGGGCGGCCGGTCGTCGCGCTGTCCGGGGTGCCGCGGTCGAGCGCCTGCTCGACCGTGTCCGGAACGACGAAAATCTCTGAGAGGCGGATGTCGACGGGGCCGGTCGCGTAAACCCACTCCTGCGTCCCGGTCGGTGCCCCGTGGCCGTGCGGAGTCGAGCCGGCGGCATAACCAGCGTCGGGGATGACGACGTTGCCGTTGATCGTCCGGATGACGCCGCCCTTGTTGTCGACCGTGAAGCGCTCGCGCAGCGCGGTCGCGAACTGCGGCGAGCAGTGGATGATCCCGAACCTCTCGCTGAGCCCGATCTGCTTCTCGAGCAGCGCGAGCGCGTTCGCTGCGCTCGTCGCTGTATCGCCGGTCGGGAAGATGCAGTTCGAGTTCGCGTCCGACAGGTGCGGAGACAGCGGATCGGCCTCGCCGAACATGAGCTGCCGGGCGAGCGCCGCCGACTGCACGGCGGTCAGCGCAACGACCGCGCGCGCCTTGAAAGCCCCTTGGTCCCAGACCTTCGACGACGCGCAGGTCTCGGCGATGTAGAGCGTCGTCGCGGAGAACTGCGGATGCTCGAGATCGGTGCCGAAGTCCTTCTCTCCCGGGCCCGCCGTTTCCGCGTTCGAGTTACACGGCTCGTAGAGCTGGCCTTGGCCAGCGGGGTAGGGGTAGACGTCGACGCCGTTGAGCCAGCGAATATCGCCGGTAGTAGCGGGGAGGCTCCCCTCGGCCTGTAGCCGAGCGATCGCCTCGTCCATCGTCTCGCCGGTCGAGGAGAGGTCGTTCAGGTCTTCCGTCCCGTCAGCGGTGTCGACGATGATCCGAACGCCGGCCGCTGGAGCTGAGGCGGCCTGGATCAGGCCGTAGATCGGTGGGATGGGAGGAGGGCCGTCGATCCTCTCGAGCGGCCCATACCCGACTTGATTAGCCACGGTCCCTCCTCCCTCGTCCCAGTTCTCTCAGGTCTCCTCGGGTTAGCTCGTCGACCCGTAGGAGTACGGGCAGGCCGGGTTGTGCGTACCGGCCGTGATCCCCGTGTCGCACAGGGCCGAGATGACCGCGAGCGACTCGACGCCGATGAAGGCCACGTTCTCGAACGACTCGCCGAAAATCTCGAAGTCGTTCGTCGAGTTCAGGACCGAGTCGCGGACGAGGCCGAGCTCGAGCGTGCCGCCGTCGAGGTACAGGAACGACCCCTCGGGGAAGAGGTACCAGACGACGTCCGTCGGGAAGGTCTCGAGGTTCCCCGCGTTCTGGACGTCGAACTCCTGATGCCGGTTCGCGGCCGAGTCGATGTAGAACGTCGGCTCGACGCCGCCGGCGCGCAGCAGCGCGACGAACTTGTCCTGCGTCATCTCGAACCGCTGGAACTGCGAGCGGTAGACGTCGGAGACGAGCAGGTCGAGGACCCACATCGGGAGCATGACGCGAAGGACGGCCCCCGGGTCCATGCGGTGCCTCGACCGCATTCCGGCCGCAGCGACGAGGATCTGCGAGAGCAGGCTCGCCGAGGCGCCGAGGCCGAGGCTGTCGGCGGTGACGGCCGTCGAGTTCGAGTCGATGCCCGTCAGGAGCATCCTCTCCGCGAGGCGCGCGTGCGCCGCGAGGACGAGGTTGTTCCACTGCGCGACGCGCTCGGGGAAGGTGCGGGCACCGAGGTTCCCGAAGCGCAGGCAGTGGTAGAGGATCTCGACGTCGGTCTCGGTGAAGGCCGGACAGTCGACCGACTGGCAGGTCTTCGTCGCTCCCGCGGCGTCCTGGCCCGCCGTGAGCTGGCCGACGCCCGTCGTGATCGCCGAGAGCGCCGCCGGGCGAGCCGCCCGGATGCCGCCCCTGTCGGCGTTGAACGCCGGCAGCGCCGCGCGCACGGGGCGCTCGGCGACGGAGATCATCTGGAGGTTGTAGTACGGCGTCACCGGGGCGCAGAGGCCCCCGGACGCGACGAGCGACCCGCCGGACTGCTTCCGGCGCAGCTCGAAGTTCGACCGGATCTCGTGGTCGCTGACGACCGCAGCGATCAGAGCGGCCGTCGCCTCTTCGTCGAGGCCGATGAGCTTCCGGTCCTCGGGGTAGAGGTCGGACCAGTTGGCGACGGCGATCGAAACGTTGTCGGCGCCCTCCGGCATGTTGTCACCGAAGGAGCGGCGCCGCGAGATCATCGTGCGCGCGACGTCGGCCATCGACTCGAACGTCGAACCGAGCGACCTGTCGCCCGCCCCGGCAGCGGCGGTGAGCGGCACCATCGCCACCGACTCGACCGGCGCGGCCGCCCTTGAGCGTGCCGGGGCCGTGCCGCGACGCCGCGTGGCGCTCGCGGTGACCGCCTCGGGCTCCGCCGCGCCCTCCGCGGCGAGTGCGGCGATCTCCGCCGCTGCGGCCTCCGCCTCGGCGGGGACCTCGTCGCCCTCGGCGGGGACCTCGTCGCCCTCGGCGGGCGTCTCCTCGGCGGGGACCTCGTCGCCCTCGGCCGGGACCTCGTCGCCCTCGGCGGCGGGCTCTTCCGCCTCGAACGCGGCGGCGAGCGAACGCGCCTCCTTGACGGCCGCGATGGCCGTCTCGACCTCGGCCTTGAGCTGCTCGTACGGCCGCTGGTCGGTCACGAACTCCGCCGGCGACTCGCTTACCTCGGAGAGGCGTGCGGTCGCGGCGTCGATGAAACTCTGGAGCCCGGCGGCATCGAGTGCGCCGAGGTCCTCCGGAATCTGGAAAAGCGGGTCCATCTGCGAAGCCTCCTCTGCTGAACGCAGGACTGAGTTGGGTCGTGCTGACTCGGTTCGGCGCTCGGCGGCTATGTCGCCTCGCTGACGGGGAGCAACTCTGTCGCTCGATCCGGTAGCGGGAGTAAAGCACGGGCTATCCGTCGCGCCTCCGTCTCCCCGCGGGGGTATGCTCCTCGGCCGTGATCCCCGTCCTCGTTCTGAACCATTGCGTCGCGAACTCGGCCTTCGAGCCGAAGGGTCGCTGGACGGCCGAGGACGGCCGGATCGAGTCGGGCCGAACCGAACAACGGGATCTCTGCGAGGGAAGTAGGCGGCGGGCGCAGAGGCCAACAGCGCTGCTCGCGCTCACCCTGTCCTAACCCACCCGAAGGAGGCCACGAATGGTCACTCGCTCCGGGGCGGGGCGGGGCCTTCGGAGCTTCCGACTCACCGACGTTCCGCAGGGCATCCGTTCCGCCGCCCTCGACAATCTGCTTCGTACTGAAGGCTCGAGCGACGGGATGCTCGTGCCGTCGTTCAGCCTGTCCGAGCGGATCGCGCTCGGCATCGCCGCCGACCGGCCGAGCGACCGCGTCTACTGGGTCTCGGCTGAGGCGTGGGAGAAGGCGTCGAAGAAGCGGAGCTGGCGATGACGACGTGGGAGGTGTGGACCGACGGGTCGTGCAAGTGCGTCGGCGACGGCTCGAGGGGAGATACTCCGAAGGGCGGTGTGGGCTTCGGCGGATGGGCCGCGATCGTCGAGCACGGCAGCGACGGGTTCGTCCTGCGCGGCCGAGAGTCGGAGACGACGAACGTCGAGATGGAGCTCCGAGCGATGATCGAGGGTCTGCGCGAGGTCGCCGACGGCGAGCGCGTCATCCTGCATACGGACTCGACCGTGGCGCTGGCGGTGCGCGAACGCTGGCAGCGCGAGGATCGGCTTCCACATCGCCCGGGCGTGCATCGGAACGGCCGACCGATCCACTGGAAGCTCTGGCTCGAGCTGATGGCCGAGTACGACCGCGTCGACGTCGAGGTTCGGCTCATCGGCAAGGGGCCGAACGCCGTCCACTCCCGCGCGCACGCCTACGCCGGCGCGGAGGCTAAGGCGGGAGCGGGGAATCTGCCGAGACACCTCGTCCCGCTCGACGAGGCCGACCGGCGAATCCTCGGCGAGCGGTTCCGCCGCGACGTACGCGCGTGGCGGGACCGCCAGAACCAAACGACGGCGCGTCCGCTCCCTAGCTCGACCAGTTGATCGCGGTCGCGTCGCAGCCGTAGTCGGGGTCGTCACCGATGAAGAAGTAGGCGCGCCGGTGGGGGTCGAGGCCGTCGCCGACGCGCCTGTTCCCGTTCATCACGGAAGGCTCGGTATCGGGATGCTCGACGAGCGAGGGGACAGACGCGAGCATCGGCGTCTTGATCTGCGCGAGGAACCGGCCGACGATCTCGTCGTCCGCCGACCACGGGCGAGCCAGATTCGCGGCGTCGTACCAGGCGAGCAGACGGGCAGCGAGCTCGGCGGGCCACAGGCTCGCGACGACCGGCGCCCACGTCCCGAGCGGCAGTTCCGCCCACGCCGCGCCGGCGACGCGAGCCCGGTAGATCGCGTTCGTGTACGAGGTCGGCTTGCCGGGGACGAAGAAGGCGAGCGGCCGGTCTGGCCTCGCGGCAGCCGCCATCTCGACGCCCTCGAGCAGTCGGCCGCAGATCAGAACGTCCTCCTGCAGGATAAGGACGCTCCCTGCGTCCTCGCTCAGGCCGCGCTCTAGGCAGGCTCGGTAGGTCCGCCACGGAGACCGATGCGGAGAATCGGGGTCTGGGTCGTAGACAATCTCCGCCTCGCCGAGGCACTCGAGTAGTCCCTCGGCGAGGTCAGAGCGGGCAGGGTGCGCCTGGATCAGGCACTTCACGCGCGACGTGCGAGCGCGAGCGCGCCGTCGATCGCGTCGAACGCTCGCTCGGCGAGCGACGCACGCGGAGCCTTGAACCCCAGCGCGGTGGGCCGAATCGCGAGCGGCCGGGTAGCGAGCGCCAGGACGCGCTCGTACGCCTCCTCCGACCCTGGTACCGGCCAGACCTGCTCCCAGCCTTCGCCCTCGGGGGTGTTCGCCTCGGAGTCGCAGTCGAAGTTCTCGACGCCGTCGATCGCGAGGAACGCGGCCTCGGCCGCGTCGTGCTCGTCGTTCGACGTCCAGTCGGCGTGGTTCCAGAAGACCGCCTTCGCCTCGGCGTTCCACGAGGTCTCGCCGTAGCCGCCCTCAGGCGCGTGCTCGCTCGCGACCGCTTGGATCGCGGAAACGACATCGGTAGCCGCGGCAGCGGTGAGAGCCTCTTCCTCGGCCGGCTCATCGACAGGCTCGAGCGGCGCCGCTCCCTCGCCGACGTCCGCGTAGAGCTCCGCGAGCGTCGTCCCCGTAGCCGGTTCGCTCCCGAGCCACTCCGCCGCCTCCTCATCCGTCATCGGAGAGAAGACGATCTGCGAGGCGCACCGGCCGGGTCTGCGGACTGCCGCGTTCAGTTCGCCGAGCTCGTCGTTCGTCGTCACGAGAACGAGGACGCGGAGTCCCTGCCCGATCAGACCGTCGACGACGTTCAGGAGCCGCGAGAGACCCTGCCCGTACTTCTCCTTCGCGCCGGCCGAAAGCAGTTCGCCGGTGTCCTCGAGGATCAGGACGCGCCACTTCCCCTCGGGGGCCGCCTCAGAGACGACATCCCCGCCGGGCTCGCTGAGCGCCTCGTACGAGTCGGAGAGAAGGACTTCGACCATGTAGGACGCGCTCTCGACGAAGAAGGCGTCCGGGTCGGTGATGTAGTGGAACTCTGCCCAGGGGAGCCACTCCGAGACGAGCGCGCGCAGCGCCCACGTCTTCCCCGTTCCTGGGGGTCCCTGCCAGAGCAGGAGCAGGCCACCCTTCCCCGGCTCGAACGACCGCATGACGCCGTCGAGTTCGTCGCGGACGACCGCCGAGTAGTTGCGGCTGATCGTGTCCCAAGGGGAGGCGTCGATCATCCGGAGCCGACGCTCCGGCCCGTACTTGCCGTGCATCCAGAACGTGACTGGGACGCGGTCGTCGGTCGCGTCAAGATAGGTCGCCGGGTAGAGCGTCTGGAACATCGACATCGACTGCTGGACCGATGCCGTCGACGCGCCGGCCAGCGTCGCGCCTGCCCAGCCCGAGCAGACCTTGACGAGCGCGAGCGTCCCGTCGGGAAGCCGGTAGAACGCTTGGCTGCCCTCCCGAAACAGTTCGCCGCGAACGCCGCCGACGAAGTGGCCGTCGTACGGCCAGCTCCCCGAGTCGATCGTCGTGAGGCCGGACTCCATGACCGCCGCCTGAAAGAGGCGGTGCGCGTGTCCCCCGTAGAGCATGTCGTACGTCGGGAGAAGCCCAGGCGCGCCAGCGGCGACGAGAGCCTGCTCGAGCGCCGCCGCTCGAGGCGAGACGAAGGCGTCCGGCACGCGCAGGGGCGCGTACCGGAGCTTGGCGCGTCCGCGCGGCACGGCCTAGACCTCGGCCTGCGCCGTGAGCTCGCGAATCTCGGCCTCCTGCTCCGCCGAGATCCCCTCGAGGAGGATCCCCGCGGCGGTCAGCGTCACGACCTCCGCGTTCTCGCCGTCCGAGACCCCGAGCGCGTGCTGCCGCGGTACCGGAAATCCCGGCACGTTCACGGCGAGCAGAGCGATGAGCTCGAGGTTGCCGTCGACGCCGCGCCAATCTCCCGAGACGGTCGCGCCGCGCAGCAGGCGCAGCTTCTCCTCCGAGAGTTCCGGGCTGATCGCGCCGGCGAACCAGCCGCCGAACTCGTCCTCGCCGAAGTTGACGTGCGCTACGACGGTTCCCGTGTGGTCGTAGTGCCGGGTCGCCTGCTGGCGGGAGAGTCGCTGGCCGGCGTGCGCCGTATCGAGCGTGATCTTGCCGACCGCGAGCTGCTCGCCGTCCTCGCACTCGATCTCGCCGAGACGGAAGTAGGCGTATTCGGTCTCCGAGTGGGGAGCCGTGACGCACCCGTCGAACGAGAGGTGGCAGGTCTCCCACTCCCAGGCGTGGCCATAGACGCGACCATCGGGCGTGATCGTCATAGGCGTCAGCTCGGTCAGCTCGGGGTTCTGGAACCACTCGGCGGGCGGCGTAACCGGCGCGAGACCAGCAGCGGCCGCCGTCAGCGCGGTCGCAGCCTCGACCGCCTCGATGATCTCCGTGATCGGAGGGACGGTCTCGATGGTTTCCTCGGTGCAGCCGCAGTCGAACTCGACGCCGGACGCGACGAGCGCATCGCAGTCGACCTCGAACTCACTGGTCATTCCCTCGAAGCGGTAGAGCGGAGCGCCGGCGGACGCTGCGAGCGCGATGCTCGCTCCGCCGAACGCCGGGAACGGGCAGACGGTCGCCATACCGATGACGCCCTTCGTAATGACGAGGATCATCTGCTCGTCGCCGCCGAACAGGCGCTCGACAGCCTCCTCGAGCGACGGCGGCTCGCCGGCGGGAACCCACTCGCCGTCCTCGCCCTGCTGCGCGATCCAGTCCCCGTCGTCGCCGAACCAGTCGGAGCGCGGACCGCGTTCCCACTCGAGCGGCGCGATGTCCACGCTCAGGCCGGTCAGCTCCTTCTCGGCGACCATCCTGGCAATCTGCTGGCCGTACTCCTCCTTCGAGAAGACGCCGGCCGCCTTGACGAGCTCTCCCTCGCGCCAGAGCTGGTCGATCCGGCCCGCGACCTTCGCGCCGTCGTGGCCGCCTTCCGCGGACGTCTCGATCATCGCCATCAGGGTCAGCGGCAGATCGCGCGACCCCTCGTCGGGCGGCAGGATCAGCGCGCCTGGCGCGAACGCGCGGCCGTCCTCGGTCAGGACTCCCTCGGGCACGAACGTCGCCGTCCACGGGATCGACCCGTCGGTCGGCCGCGCCGTGTCGGCGGGTGCCGGAGTTGGCTCGCCGCTCGGCCCCGGCAGGATCTCGGCCGGCTCGTGCTCGGCCGGGATCGCGGGAGCGGTCGCCCCGTCCGCCAGTACGACGTCGCGAAGGGCGAAGCGGAACTTCGCCGACGCGGACATCACGTCGGCGTCGTCGGGACTCTCGATCCAGCCGCTCTCGACGGTGACCCAGTCGGAGCGGTCGGAGAGGACGGGCTCGCCAACCCCGTCGATCGTGATGGGCGCGACGAAGTAGTCATCGCCGTCGCAGATCAGAACCTTGTCGAGCTTCACGCCGGCGTCGATCGCGCGCGGCCCGTCGAACGGCTCGCACCATTCGCTCGCGTAGCCGTCGCTGCGGCCACCCGAGAGGGTGTGGTTCACATCGCAGAGCAGGTCGACGAAGCCGTCCTCCGGCCCCCATGCGACGTCGCCGGCTGCGGCCTCGAGCGCGAGCAGCGTCCGGCGCGCGATGCGCGCGATCTCCTGCTCGCACCCCTCGAGGTCGGGCCTGACCGCGACCATCGCCGCGGCGAGAGCCTGTACGTCGGGCTCGGACTCGGGGTAGGCGAACTCGCCGCACCGGCAGGTGCCGCGGCCGTCCTCGTGAGCGCAGGTTCCGCCGGCGCCGGAGTGTTCGGAGAAGGGATGAGTGCAGGAGCAGCGGACGGCGGCCTGGTACGCCTCGAGCGCCTTGAGCGCCTCGTCCTCCGGCTGCATCTTCGCGCCGGGCTGGTTCTCCTTCAGCCGCTTGTCGGGCTTCGTCGCGGGGTTCGGCTTACCGCCGAGTTCGAGAGGGGCGAGCGCCTCGGCGAGCTGCGCGCGCTGCTCATCGGTGAGATCCGCGCCGATGACGAGCTCCTCGGAGTCGTCGGGAACGCCGACCTCGGTTGCGGCTGCGACGAGTTCGCGGATCTGCGCGATGTCCTCGGCCCCGAGGCGCTCGGTGCCCTGGACCCTGCGGCCGGCCGCGCGCCGTGCGCGCCTCCGGTCCTGCGCGTTCCCTCCACTGACGGTGCGACGGGCCATCCCGTTCCTCCTTCTTCAGGAGCGCTCCCTGCTCGGGAGTTGCTCGAATCGAGGAGGTTCTAGCACGGGAACTCCGCCGCGACCAGCCGCGCAGCGGAGTTCAGGGGAGGATCAGGCCGCGCTACGTTCGTCCGGGTCGACGCCGTGCTGGTAGACGAGGTGCTGCCTGAGGTTCCAGACAGCCGACTCTCGTGAGGAGCGGAGAAACTGGCGACCGCAGTCCTCGACCTCGCAGCACGCGACGTAACGCTTCGCGACGGGGTCGTAGGTGACGTTCAGTTCGCGAGCCACCTAGACCTCCTCCGCGAGCGCGATGGTCCACTTGCCCGCGTCGAGCGCCGGCGTATTCCCCGTGCCCTGACCGACCTCGATACACCCGGTCAGGTCGCGCACGACGTCCTCCGTCGCGAACGGCGCGTCGGGGGGAAGCTCGACGTTCAGGTGGACCAAGATCGTCCTCGGGACCGCGATCAGCGTCGCCCCGGAGACGGGGCAGCAGTGGGTCGTCCCGTGCCGCGGCTCCTTCAGACGGAGATCCCCGCGCCAGTAGTCAATGACCTCGAACTCCACCTTGCCGTAGCGGGAGTCCCTGACCTTCGACCCGATGGGGAACTGTTCGCTCAGATCAGACTGCGTGTGCATCCTCGCCTCCTCTCGGGTCTTCGCGAGCGGCGCAGAGGCGGCCGCGCACGGACTCGAGCAGCTCGAGCGGCCCAGCAGGAAGGCCGTCGAGACGATCCAGCGTCTCCACCGGAAACAGACACGGGGAGTAGAATCGAGCCGTGGCTGAGCCGCAGAAGAAGAAGGACGAGATCGGAGAGCTCCTCGCTGAGGACGAGAACGCGACCGTCGTCGAGGGGCAGCAGGAAGCCTGGCTACTGACGGGCGACGCCGTCAAGATCGCCCACGACGCGCTGCCCGTCCCGAAGCGCAAATAGACGCGGCTTCCCGCTTACCTTCTGACGGACGAGCTCGAGTACGCCCTCGCCGCTCGTCGGCTCCTCCCATCCCGGCGACATCGCGCGCAGCGACCCGACGAGGACGGGTGGCCCGTACGAGTCCATGAGCAGGTCGTAGACGCGGCCGAGTTCTTGGCCGTCCGAGTCTGAGCCGACGTCGACGAGATAGCGGTGGTCGCCCTGCTGCGCGATGATCTTGACGTCCATCAGATGTCCCCCAGGAAGTCCGCGTCGTGCGCGACGAACGCGGCGCTGCGGACGAGAGAGTCGAGGATGACGGTTCGCTCGTTGGCGCGCTTCGCGATGTCGCGTAGTTCCTTCGCGACATCGACGCTGGTCGGCGTCTCAGGCAGATTCGTCTGGACGACCTGCTCGCCCTCGTAGTTCGCCGAGAGCGAGGTCAGCGCCTCGACGGCGTCCTTTAGCGACTGCGCGTGCTCGCGGCTGATGATCAGGTCGCGGTCCGGGGTGATCCCGCCGATGTCCGCAGTCGTAAGGCCTCCGTGGAGCTCGACCTCGACGTACTGCATCACGTCGGGAAGCGAGCCGTCCTCGGCGGCTTGAAGGATGTCGAAGTTCCCGGCCCAAGAGCCGATGCCGGGACTTGCGAGCGATGTCGGCGAGAGGTGGTTGGCGAGACCCTCGCGGTACGAATCGCCCATCGCGAAGGTCGCGCGGCTGTTCACGGCCGGGTTGAGGTTGACGATGATGTCGCCATACTCGCCGACAGCGCCACCCTCGTTCGCGGTCCCGGCGAGGTAGCCATAGATCGGGGATGACTTACTTGACTAACCCCGAGAGGCAAGAGAGGCATAGGATGGCACCTGTTCGGTGCCGTCAACCGCAGGAGGTTCCCTTGACGCTTCTCTACGACTCGTTCGGTGTTCGCCGTGTGTGGATCGACGTGAACTTCTGGCCCGAACTCCGTGACTTCCGACCAGGGGAACTATCGCAGCTCTACGCCCATCTCAACTCTGACGATCTCTTCTTGTCGTGCGACCTGAACTCCAACCAGGGCGCACGATTCGATGGGGAGCAATGGGCCTACGACATTACGAGCGACCGGCTTGCGCTCAGATGCTTCGGCTACGAGTCCGTTGAACATCTACGTGGCCGTATCCGCGAAATGCTCAGAGGCACCCGAGAGTTCTTTGCGCCTCGCCGCGTCGCCTTCTTCGTCGATGAAGTTCGGATGTTCGGGGTCGTCCCGGATGACCGCGACCGTCCTATCGGCGAAGTCGTGCGCAAGCGTCTCCTGCGGGGAACGAAGGCCGAGGAGCTTGAGGGGCTGCCAGGACTCGTCGGCGCCGGTCTGCGGCTCGTAGGAGATACGGACGAGTTCCATTGGCATGCCAACATTGAGCCCCCGCATGGCTCCTATGGCGTTCTCGGGCTGGGTGTAGAGGCTTACTTCACGCCGGATGTTGAACCGCCCACGCCCGAGACAGACATTGAGAGAATCAGCGGACAGGTCGATACTGCGTATACGTTTCTAAACGACCAAGTGAGGGAGTTTGCTAGCAAGCTCTTTCACTAGAACAGGAGGAACGGAAGATGGGTACAGCACGGATCCAGGACGCGGCGATTTCTGCTGCGCGCCGGAAGCGAACTCAGCGGCTCCGCGAGGAGCAGCGCGAGGACTGGGATCGCTTCAAGAGCTTGACGCGGACGCTCGTCCGCACGCCGAAAGACAAGACCCCCAAGTCCTAGCTAGTGCGGCTAGCTAGCGAAGAACGCCAGAAGCGCGGAGTTGCCTCAGCGCGTTAGCGGCGATCCGATTCGTGCGCTCGATCTCTGGGCGCCTGCGACGCATCTGATCGCGCGCAGCGCGAAGCGAAGCCTCGTTGTCCCGAAGCTGTCGCTGAACGCGGGCCAAGAGTTCGCGATCGGATGCGGTCACGAGAGACAGAGTATCGGCGGAAGGGCGGCCTCGGTCAAGAGTCACAGTTCCTCCTTAAGCCGAGCAATTTCAACCAGAGCGGCTTGGTAATTCGTGTTCAGGTCGGCAATCAGCTGATCCGACTGTTCGACGCGCTCTTCAAGTTCGGTGCGGCGGTCGAACTCCTCCTCCCACCATCCCTGCCACTGTTCGACGGCGCCCCGAAGATCCTCAAACGCCTGCGTCTCCAGGGGTCCGAACTTGGACATCCAGTGGCCCGCCTTACCCCGCTTCCAGAACGAGATGACCATGAATATCGCGGCGACCGCAAGGACGCCGGCGGCGGAGAGCAGGACGAGGCGCGCGGCGAACAACACCAGGTTGTTCGCGAAGATGACGTCGATGAAGTTCGGGTTCTTCTGCAGCGGGTGCTGATTGGGGTAGACCCGGTACACAAGTAGTGCGACGGGAGCCAGGAGTACAAGAAGGGCCACGGCTCCTCTGACAGGATGCTGCTGTTCGGCCGCCTGCGGTTCGGCCTCGGAGCCAGCGTCAGGCAGACCAGCAGCGGGCGGCTCAACCATGCGGGACCGAGCCTACTACCCGCACCGGTCAATTTCGCCTAGAGGTGCGGCCCCGGAAGGATTCGAACCTTCGACCGTCCCCTGAGACCAGCAGGGCGCTCTGTCCACTGAGCTACGGGGCCGCTGCGGTCCACAGGCTACGAAGTGGTGCGGACGGAACCCCGCGCAAAGGTCCTGCAAATGAGGCACTGTTGCGCCGTCCGGTTGAGGGACCTAAACTCTGTTTGCCTGAGACCAGCGTTCTAGGCGCTGAGCTGCGGGGCATTCCCGTTGCACAGCGGAGCGGCCCTGCGGGGCCGCTCCAACGTCTAGGAGGCGGTGAGTTCGAGCCAGGTCAGGCGTCGGCCGAACGCTGTGCCGAGTACGGCGGCGAAGCGGTCGTAGTCGGTGAGCTTGCGGAGGTTGTAGGCGAGCGTCCGCTCGTCCAAGTACCGGTTCAGGTGTGCCGGATCGACGCTGATGTACGTGCCGTACAGCGACCGCTTCAAGACCGACCAGAAGTTCTCGATGGTGTTCGTGTGGGTATCGCCGTCCACGTAGCCGTTCATGTGGTTGATGGACGAGTGCTTGAAGCCGTACTCCCAGAGCGCGTCGTAGGCGCGAGCATTGTCCGTGTAGACGGTCGCTCCGCGCTCGACGGTGTTGACCACATGGCCTTTGAGCGATTGGTGCCCCGCGTCAGGGACGACGCTCGCGCGGACTTCGCCGCCGCGCTCGACGGCCCCAACGACGACCGTCTTGCTCTTGCGAGTGGCCCTCTGGCGAGCGTTCATCTTCGCGGCCTTCGCGCCGACGAACGTTTCGTCAAAAGGGGTATCCACTTACGTGGCCCGATTGTGACGTGGCCCGATTGTGCTGGGAAACGTCGCAACACTTAGACATCGAGTCCTCCGTGGCAGATGAAGCGCAGGCAGCCAAACTTGCCGCAGCGAGGACAGATGAACCAGCGCCCCACCATCGGATTGGTTCTCCCGGTACTCGCTGAATGGGTCATCTAAGTGGATACCCCCTTTCGTCAATCTCGACCTCACCGCTGAACTTCTCGAAGCTCCCGCGCCGCATCGCTTCGCGGACCCGATGGAGGACGAACCACGCCGACTTCTGAGTGATCCCGAGCGACCGGCCGAGTTCATGCGAGCTGATCCCGTTCTTCGAGTTCGCAACCAGCCAGATAGCCGGAAGCCACTTGTCGAAGCCGAGCGCGGAGTCCTCGAAGATCGTGCCGACCTTGACGCTGAACTGCCGCTTGCAGGACTTGCACTTCCACCTGCGCTGATTGGCCAGGTAGGAGTGTTCGGGAGCGCCGCAGGACGGGCAGACAGGGCCATCGGGCCAACGCAGATCGGCCACGAACTTGGTGGCTACGTCGAGGTTGGAGAAGTAGCGGATCACTTCGAGGAGGTTCGTGGGTTCGTTCATAAGGGTTACTCTACTACCTCACGGCTGGTTAGTCAAGTAAGTCATCCCCCATAGATCGGACGCTTCTCCGGCGTCACATAGCGGTCGTAGCCGAACATTCTGCGCTCGGACTCAGCTCGCCCCGCGACCATGTTGGGAGTGACGCCGGGGGGCCATACGTCAGGACGCACCGGCAAGCGCAGACCTCTCCCGGATCGCCGTCCGGGTCGCCGGGGAACTGGAGCTGGTCCTCGCCGACCTGGAAGGTTCCGTCAAGCTCGACCGTCTGGCCGTCGAGGCCGGCGTAGAGCTCGTGGCGGGGGTATTTCGCGCCCGGCGCTGTCCGCCACGTCTTCGAGTAGTTCTGGCCGGTCGCGCCGGCGACGAGCTGCGTCGCGGCGAGCGAGCCACCATTTGCGGCGCCCGCCAACTCTGTACGCGCAATCAGCGTCGCCCTGGTCGCGGACGCGGCCTTCATCCCGGCGCGGATCGCGGTCGCTGTCTGCGGGATCGTGAGGCCGTTCTGATAGGCGGACTGGATGATCCGCATGACGTTGAGCTGCGTCGTCTCCGCGATGCTCGTGATCTGGCTGGCGCTCTGCGCCAAGACCCTCGCGGTCAGCGGGTTCGTCACGTCCCACGAGAGGCCCGCCTGCTCGAGCGCCGGCGTCATCGTCTGCTCGATCATCGCCTTGCGGACGGGCTCGGTCTTCTGCAGGAGATCGGCGACGAGCTGGTCGACGTCGATGACCTCGTCGGGGAACGGTGCCGACCACGTCGGCGGCTCGCCGGCAGCGGTCAGCGACGGCACGCCCACGAGCGGGACAACGACCTCCTCGCTATCGCCGCGCACGACGTGGATCGCGTCGAAGTGGAGCGGCTTCCCCGCGGCGCGCTCGATCGCCGCGTCCCGCTCCTCGGTCGAGGGGTCGGAGTGGACGGTGATATGAGCGGCGAATCCGTGCTGCCTGCCGTAGTCGATCCGCGCCTCGAGCAGCGCCTCGGTGACGGCGACGCGGAGCTCGACGAGGCCGCGCACGTCGGGGAGCAGGATCCCGACGCCGGGGAAGAGGCCGTAGCCGCCGACGACGCCGGTCAGCGGGGCGAGCGAGGCGGCGACCGGCCGTAGCGCGTCCGCGATCTCCTCGAGCGGCTGCTCCGTCTGGCCGAGATAGGCGAGCGTCACGTGAAGACGCGCCGGCGGATCTCCGTCGGGATCGGCGATCGCCTCAGCCTCGTCGAAGCGGGGCCGCAGGCAGACCATCGTCGCGGTCGCCGAGACGTTCTCGTTCCCAGCCGCGGCGGTCAGGTGGTTCGTCGCCTTCTGCTCGAAACGGTGCGCGGCGCGCGCACCGGCGCGCGCGAGGATCGGGACTAGAACCCTCGCGAGTCTCCCCTCGAGAGCGTCTACGCGCTCCTGCGCCGCCGCCAGGACATCGTTGTGCTGTGCGGGGGTCACCCGTACGGCCTTCCTCCGAGCTGTCGACGCAGCCCTAGCCACGGCTCGACTACTCCTTGCGGGCGAGGACGCCGGAGACGTAGGTGGCGAACTGCGGAGGCAGCGGAGCCGGTGACTCGTCGTAGAGCGTCCGGGCCGCGTGACGCTCGACCTGCTCGAGCAGAACGGCTACCTGATCCGCGCGGAGGTTCCAGCTCGAAAGCGTCTCCTCGAGGACCCCGCGCGCGCCCGCGATCAGCTCGCGCTCCGACGTTCCGAGTGCCCGCGTCCTCTCCGGCCCCAGCCGCGCGGCGACAATCTGGTTAGGTACGCCGTCGATCAGCTTCTCGCTGTCCCTGTCGCGCTTGGCGAGGGAGCGGAGTCGACTTCCCGCGAGCTCGCGGCAGCGCCGAAGCGCCAGGTCGGCCGCGCCGACGACCCTCGCCGCCTCGAGCGCCGACCCGACGACGCTCGAGATCGGTTCCTCGGCCGCGCTCTTCCCCGCGGGCGGTCCGGGCTCGACCTCGGCCCCGACTGCAGGCCCTTGCGACGCGCCCTCGGTGCCAGTCGCGGAGACGATCTCGCCGCCCTGCGGTTCGATGCCTCCCGACTTGATGGACGGGATGCCGTAGAGCGCGAGGCTGCCGTCGCGGACGGCGACGCCGATCATCTCGTTCAGCTCGTCGTCTGAGGGCGCGTCCACGTCGTCGAACCCCTTCGCCTTCCGCAAGGCTGCCTTCCCGATCGCGCGCGACTGGTAGGCGTCGAGCGCGTCCTTGCCGCGATCCGGATGGTTCACGACGTCGGTCGCGTCGTACTTGATCGCGAACTCCGCCCAGTCCTCCCGGCCGCTCGCGCGCATCTCGGGGCCGAAGTAGGAGGCGGTCAGGTCGTTCACGAGCTGGTTCGACGCCGGCTGGCCGTGAGCCTTCCACGTCTGGTCGTCGACGAGCCATCCCGTGTTCCCGGTGAAGAAGACCTTGCCGTTGCGGCGCGCGAACCATGTGTGGTTCGGCGTGACTGGGCACCAGACGATCCCGTCGTAGAAGACGATCCGGTCGGTCGCGCCGTCAATCCCCTCCCGACGCGCGTGCTCCGCGGCCTTCACCGGCCGGACGCTCTTGGTCTCTAGCCCGTGAACTACGACTCCTCCACCGCTCTCGTGACGAGAAACGGCGCAACCCGCGAGGATGCACGCCAACTCGAAGGCGTCGAGTCCGTCGCCGTCCTTCTGCCAGATGTCGATGCGGCCCTGCGAGTAGTGCCAGCCGTCAGCCGCGCAGGAGACGGCGACGAAGATTTGGAGCTGTTCAAAGGTCAGCGCGCGGATGAAGTCGAGCGAGACGCGCTTCTTCGGCGCGACCACAAACAGATCCTTTGCGGCGTACTGGTTCAGTCGGAAGACGGTGATCGCGCCGCCGTGGCTCGACTCGTTCGACTGCTCGGCCTCGCGCCAGGCGGGCGCGGACGAGCCGCGCAGCGTGTCGCTGGCGGGGCCGTAGAGACGGCCGAGCAATTCGCGGATCTGCACGACCCGTTCTGGGTTCCTCGTGTGCGACTGAGAGATGGTCACGTTGCCGCCGATGCTCCCTTCCGTCCAGAACCAGGCGACCAGCCGCACGAAGTCGGACGAGTACGTCGCCTCCTCGGGCGCAGCGTGCGGCGCGGCGGTGATGATCGAGTGCTTCGCGGCCAGCTCAGCCGAGGTCGTCCACTCTCGGACAAACGGGATTCCTTCGCGCACCGCCCGCGACCGAGCTTGTGAACGCGCCGCCATGTCAAGAAGCCACGCCTCCTCCTCGGTTAGCTCTCCTCCGACCGTCACGACTATCGGATCGACGACTGCGTTCTCGTCGATCGAGCCCGGACATAGGACGGGCCAGCGATGCGGAAGCGTCGTCAGCGAGGAGTGCGTCCGGCTCCGCAATTCGCGCATCGGCTCTCTCTGCGCCTCGGCGCGATAGATGTCCTGCACGGGCTGCCACTCCGACGCGCCAGTCTCATGGTTCAGCGTCAGAACCTCATCGCCCACGTCGAACTCGTTGTAGTGCCGCCAACCCCCAGCCGTCAGGATCTCCGTCTCCTCGTCAACGCACCAGTGATTCGCGTCGGTCATCCCGAGCAGGATCTCGGGAGGCATATCGACTCCGAGCGCGATCCGCTTCACGCACTCGTAGCGGAGGCCAGTCTCGGGGTAGAGCTGCGTCGGGTCGATGACCTGGATATGCCGGATCCCTCTCTCCACGGCTTCCGTCGAGCCGCGAATGACGAGCGGGACGATCTGCGACGCTGCGCCCTCGTTCGCGATCGGGGCCATCATCGCGTTCTTCAGGTCGCGCAGGAACGGGTCCTCCTCGATGTCCTCGCCGGGTGTGGCCTCGAGCGGCGCGTGCGAGAAGTCCTCCGAGATCGCGAGGATGCCGCTGCCGGCGAGCCGCGACCGGCCGCGCGCCCGGACGGCGCGTGTCAGGATCAGTAGCTCCTCGCAGAGGTCGAGGACGCCCTTCATCGGCGAGTCGGCGAGCATCGAGTAGCGCGGGTGGCGGCGCCAGAGCCGGTAGACGACCGCTTGGTCACCAAGCGGCTCGAAGTCCTCGTCCGCAGCCTCGTAGAGCTGCTCGGCGGCCATCGACGGTGCCCTGTACCGCGTGTAGATGCCGGACTGGACGCGAAGCTCGTCGGTCGAGAGCATCTCCCACTGCTCTTGGCCCGTATCGGGATCGGTCGAGCAGAGGAGGTACGTCTCGCCGGCGATGAACATGAGTCGGCCGTACGAGCTCAGCAGGCCCTCGCGACCGCCACCCGGATCTTGGATCCGCTCGAGTGCGGCGACCGCGTCTGGATCGTCGGTCTCCTCCCACTCGCCCTTCGCGTTCTTCTTCGCCGGGTAGAGCCGCAGGAGAGACATCATCCGCGCGTAGAACTGCGAGGCGTACCAGATTTCGCCGATCTGGTCGTAGTAGGAGAACGAGCGCGCCTGCCACGGCTGGATCAGCCGCCGCATCTGGTCGCTGTCTTGGTGGGTGACGCGGAAGCCGGCCGCAGTCAGCCCCTCGAGGCCCAGTCCGGAGGCGTTCGGATTACCCGTGCCGTAAGACTTCCGACGCGAGAAGAACCCCATCTAGGTCAGGCCGCCGACGGCTCGGGCTCGGCGGCGGCTGGCTTCGGGTTCCGCTTCGGGCCGCTCCACTTGAAGCCACCCGGATCGGCACCGCGCGCCTGGTCCGGCGACCGCTGACCCCGTACGACCTGCTCGCGCGGAACCCGTTCCGCTGAGCGCTTCGAGCCACCGCAACCGCAACCGCCCATCCCGTTCCTCCTCTGTTTTGACCTTGGACGATGGCGCCGGCGGGACTCGAACCCGCGACCTCCGGATTATGAGTCCGGCGAGCTACCGACTGCTCTACGGCGCGCACGCGAGGGTACTACGGGGAACCGTTGCCGCCATCGTCGCGCTGATGCGCGTCTCCGGTCAGCGTATGCCCCTCATACTCGGCGATGTCGTTGCGGAGGCGTTCCCGCTCGTCGTCGTCGGTGGCCGCCGCGAGCTGTGCGCGGAGCTCGGCGGCGACCTCGAGCTGGTTCTTGTTCACGGGGTAGCGCCTCCCCCCTCGTACGAGTAGCCGTTCGGAGGAGCCGCGATACCGACTCCCTTCGCGGGGAACTCGTTCGTCGTGAGAAGTCCCTGTACCGCGCGCAAGCCGGCGTTCAGAGCGCCGAGGATCGCGGCGACCGCGAGCGACTTCATCGTGTTCAGGTCGGGAGCTCCGAAAGTGCCGGGCAACGTCACGACAAGTGACGCGACGAACGCCTGCAGGAACGAGTCGGCCCAGTCCCCGAACGGGCTGCCGAAGTAGCTGACGAAATCGAGCTTCGGCAGGTACGCCTGGATACCCCGCAAGAACGCGACGATCGCCGCTCCGAGCGCGGCGACGCCGAAGAGATACATCTTGCCGAGGTTCGGAGCCGCGAGGATGCCGAGTCCGTAGGTGATGAGAGCCGCGAGGAAGGCACGAATCGCCGCCCGTCCGGCTGCTCCGAGTGTCGTTGTCACCGCTGAGTCCTCCTTCTGAAGGATGGCTTGCACGCTGAGAGGCTAGTGCGCGAAGGGGTCAGCGGCTACGCGCGGTCAGGGCGCGACCGCTTGCCAGACCCCGCAACCCCGAAGGGGATTCGGTGCTAGCCGCGCCCGACAGGGACGCTAGCAAGCGAGCGGTGGCCGACGCGGTACGTTGTGGAACGCCCAGTAGGCGTCGGGGTCGCGCGAGGCGGGGAACTGCCCGTAGGGGATGCGTTCGCAGTGGAGGCGGTAGCCGGTCTTCGTCTCGAAGACGCCGAAGACCTCGTAGGCGCGCTCGACCTCGTCCGGGTCACCGCCCGGTCCGTCGGTCTGGACGATCACGTCGAGGAGCTGCGGGCGGCGCCTGTCGCGCGGCCAGTCGGGGAACCGCATCCACGTCGTCGTACCGAGCGGCCGGTGGTGGCCCGGCCGGATCATCCCGGCCAGACGCCGCCGCACGCGGCGAGGAGTTCCTCGTACCGCTCCTCCCACTCGCGCGCGTCGTCGAGCTCGGTGAGCAGGTCGACGAGGACGGAGCCGATGCGCGAGTGCTTACTGCCCGGTGACGTGAAGCGCTCGGCGAGCGCGCGGATCTCGGCTTCCCGCTCGGGCGTCACCCGACGCGGCGCGCGGACGGCGCGAAGAGTTTCGCCTCGACGCTGCCCGGCGCGAGGTACTCGTAGACCTCGGCACCCTGGGGCCGTACGAGACGGACGGTCCCGGTCGTTCGGACGTCGTGGCGAATCCGGGCGGCGTCTTTCTTCCAGCAGAGGACCTTCTTGCCGTCAGGCAGCGTCAGCTCGAAGGTCGCTTTCACGGGTCCCAGTTCTTACTGACGAGGCCGACGGCGGCGTTCAGCGCGAACGCTGCGAGGGCGTAGAGCGTCCAGCGCGGCTCCTCGAGCCAGGCGACGTAGACGCCGCAGCCGACCCAGAAGCCGGCGCACCAAGGACAGCCGAGGAACTTCGCGAGTACCGGTCGGGTGTAGGTGCCGCGCGGGTCGTCGTTGTAGACGCGGACGCCCTTGTTCCGCTCGTTCCGGCCAGAGAGCCAGTGGCGGAGCCTAACGGCGTACGGCCACTCATCCCAGCCGATGAGTCTCACGAGACGAAAGGTCCCGAGCGCGAGAACGAGCGCGACCCACGGCGACGGGATCACGAGACGAGCTCCGAGAGTCCGACTTCGAGCGGACGCGGGTTCCACCCGCGCAGGCCCGCGCGGATCTTCGTCGAGTCGAGACAGCTCGATCGAACCTCTCCCGGCCGCGCCGCGACGAACTCATGGCGCGACCCGAGCCGCGTAAGCAGCGAGAGAATCCGCGTCTCCGCTCCGGTGCCGACGTTGTAGACGCCGGGCAGAAGATGGCAGGCGTCGATCGTCGCCGACGCGACGTCGGATACGTGGACGAAGTCGCGGGTCTGCTCGCCGTCGCCGTAGACGACCGGGACGAGACCCCGTTCGATCTGGTCGAGGAAGATCGCGACGACGCCGCCTTCGGCGTCCGCTCGCTGACGAGGCCCGTAGACGTTCGCGTAGCGCAGGATGACGTGACTGCAGTCGAGGCCGAGGTAGCCCTCGCCGGCGAGCTTCGAGACGGCATAGGGGGAGACTGGCTTCGGAAGGTCGATCTCCAGCGCCGGCCCTCGACAGTCGCCGTACATCGCTCCGCCCGTCGATGCGAAAACGACCTTCGCCTCGCAGAGAGCGGCCGCCTGCGCAACGCGGAGAGTGCCGAAGACGTTCGTTCGCGCGTCCTCGAACGGATCGACGACGCTGCGGGTTACGTCGGTCTGCGCCGCCAAGTGATAGATGACCTCGGGCTCGGCCTCGATGATCGCTTCGGCCGCCTCTACGGTCGCGACGTCCCGCTTCACGAAGTAGGCGGCCGACCCTACGAGGTTCTCGAGCCTGCCGGTCGAGAGGTTGTCGATCACGAGGACGTATTCGCAGCCGCGCTCGAGAAGCTGCTCGACGAGGTGCGATCCGATGAAGCCTGCGCCGCCGGTGACGACAGCGCGGCGCGGCGTTCGGCGAGAGTCCACGCCCGAAGGATGCCACGAACGGCGAGAGAGCGCGGAGGGAGCCTCACGGCCCCCCTCCGCCAGGTTGGTTCCTCTACGCCGACGGCGTGAGGATGATCTCGCCCGAGGTCTCCTCGCTCGCGGCGACGGTGAGCGTCGCTGCGAGGTGGACATCGACGCCGTCCGAGCTGCGCGTCGAGTCGCAGGAGATGACGGTCGCGCCGAGCGCGGTCGTCAGGGTGACGACGGCGGACAGGCCGTCCGCAGCCGCCTCGACCGTCGCGACGCTCTCGTCGCTGGACGCCCAGACCGGCACGTCGTCCGGCGCGGTCGGGTTACCGTCCACGTCGAGGAACGACGCCGCGGCGCTGAGCGGAGAGCTGGTGTCGAGGACCTGAAGGTCCATGATGGTGACTCCTTCCAGTTGATGCCAGACTATGAATCCGAGGAGGGGCGGCCCTGGCGCAGCCAACTCCACCTGTCGCGCGAGTTGCCGTAGCAGTCGCGCTACGACCGTGCCGTTGGCCTCGATGAGTTGCCGCCAAAATCCCTTGGTCATGACTCTCCCTCTCGAACGCTAGACGGCCTGGCGCGATTCTAGTCCTTTACGACGCCCGGCGCAGCCGACCGATCAGCGCGTCGACCTCGGTGAGGTCACCCGGCCACGACCTGCGGTGCCGCATATGGCTGATGAACGAGTCCGCTTCGATGATCAGCGAGAGCAGCGCCGAGCATTCGCCGGCGCTCAGAGGCGCGCCGCCGATGATGTCCTGCACGCCGTCCTTCAGGAGCGCGATCGCGTTCCGTTCGTCGGCTAGATCCGCCACGGTCTCCCCTCCCATCCGTCGGGCTTCGAGGCGAGCCCGTGGACGGGCCTGCCGATCCGCCACCACTCGTCCCAGGAGAGATTCGTCGCGATCAGCGCCTTGAGACGCAGGTCGCCTCCGAACTCGGACGGGCCGAGATCGCTGGTCGCGAACAGCGCGGCTTCGATGTCGTCGTGGACATCCTCGAGCGTCTTCCCCTGCGGGGTCACCTGCTGCTCGTCGTCACCCATCGCGTGCCTCCCTTCAGCCCGCCCCTTACCGGGGCGGGGTCGTAGATCAGCTCGGCGTCGGCCGCGGGGTCGCGGCGGACGAAGTGCTCGTGGTAGCTCGCGCGGATCGCCTCCTCGGGCGCGCCGTCGTAGACGCGCCAGCCGGCGCCATACATCGCGGGGAGGTTCGTCGCGGCGTAGGCAGCGCGGCCGTTCGTGATCTTCCGACAGTTCTTCGAGGCATACCCCCACGCGACGTAGTTCCCGGTAGCCGTGGTGAGACTGATGACTTCGCTTTCGCCGTCCTCTTCAACCGCAACAATCTTGTCTGGGTGGCCGATCGTACCGCCGATCCCGCGACTGGCGAGCATTTGGTCTGCCCACGTGCTTCGCTTCTTCGGCCGGACGAGATTGGCGAATCTGACAAAGGTTTCGCGGCCACCGACTAGATGGACACCCATTTCCGCCTTGCGGTACGGGAAGCCGAAGTGGTCGAGCGCTTCGCACAGCTCCTCGTAGAGGAAAGGGTTGGCGGCCGCGCTCTGTGCGATGTGGTTTCGGTGGCCCTCGCCGTCGAACATCCCCGCGAGCCAGCCGGCTAGCCAAGCATCATCGTAGTCAGGCGACGGGAACGACGGAGTTATGACGTGGGTTAGCGACCGGCCAATGGCCGCCGTCTTGAACACTCCGCTTCCCCGTACATAGGTAGCGTCGCCAACAATGACCTCGTTTCCCTGCCCCCATCTTCCTATCCCCTGCCCCCGGCCTTGCTCTCCGCCGACAGCGATGGGGAAGCGATCCGGCCCGCGAGTACCGTAGAAGTGCTGCCGCCAAAGGTGATCAGGCGAGCAGCGAAGACTTCGGCCGGACTCAAACTCCACACGAACGATTGGCGACTGTCGTACCGAGACGTCCGTTACAGCGGATGGCAGTAGATGGATCTTCGTTCGCGCAGAGGAGTGTCCCCAGCCGATCACCTCGTCACCCACTCGGACATCGCCTAGATGGCGAAAAGTGAGATCGCCCATCCAGATCGGTGCCTCTGGCGGATTACAGAACTGCGCCTCGGAGCGCCACGAGAAGTGCCGGACGTTCAGGGGCGCGTCGATCGTCAGCGTGCCGCCGGTCGTCTGGGCTCCGTGGTTTCCCATCTCGATCGAGAGGTCGGGCCTCAGTCGGCACGCGACCTTCACCATCCCGTGTTTCTTCTGCCGCCAGCAGAGCTGCGCGACAGGATTCGCCGCCGGCTCGTCGACATCGGTCGCGAAGTGGTTGAAGACGAGAGCGCGCAGGATTCCGACGTCGGGGCCGAGACCGCCGAGGTAGTCGCGGATCGGCAGGTCGCAGTCGCCGTGGTGCCAGATTTCGTCGGCGTCGCAGGGCAGCACCCAGCGGTGGCCGCGCGCGAGGGCCTCCATCGCGAGCGCGGTCGTCTTCCTGTCCTGGTAGTAGCCGATCTCGGGATCGTCGCGCAGTTCGACCGGCAGCCGCTCGAGGATCTCGCGCGTCCCGTCGCTCGAGAGGTTGTCGGCGACGATGACCTCGTCGACGTGCCAGAGCAGGTGCCGAATCGTCGTCTCGACAATATCCGCCTCGTCTTTGACGAGCATGACCGCGCAGACCGTGCCGCTCATCAGCGCTTCTCCACGAGCTCGCGGACGGCGGCGCGGCCGATAGCGGCAGCGTCGCGGTATTCCGCGAGGATCGTGAACTGCTCGGTGTAGCCTTCGCCTCCGGGGATCGACTGTGGGAGTCGCTCGTGGAAGCTATGCAGAGCCAGTCCGAGGACGCGACGTGCCGGGGTCTCGCAGAAGGCGTCGCAGGCGTATGCGAACGCGCCGTCGTCGCCGCCCCAGAGTCCGAAGCGCTCGTCGTAGCCGTGCGCTCGTTCCCATGTCGAGCGGGAGAAGACGGTGAGGAGGCCGCTGCCGCCGTGGCCGAACTGCTGGCAGTCCGCCTCGCTGAAGGTAGGCAGCCCGCGCCAGAGTGAATCGTGGAGACGGACGGTCGCGGCCCGGTCGAGGTATGCGTAGTCGCTGAAGGGGACGACGAGCCCGTCGTGCTCGCTGGCGAGTTCGATCGCCAAGTCGAGCTGCGGCAACGGCGCGACGACATCCGGGTCGAGTTGGACGATCAGGTCGTGCGACGCGGCCGAGATGGCGGCGTTCAGGCCGCGCGCCTTAGTGAACGGCTCCGGGGCTCCGACGATGAACTCGGCGCTCGGGTAACGGCTGCGCCACCACCGCTCTACGAACTCGAACGCGCGGAGGCGGTCGGGGTCGCCGAGATCCTTCCAAGCGGTGACGATCGAGAAGTTCACGCCCTCCTCCTGAGGTCGTCGCGCTCGGCGATCCGCCACTGGTAGATGTCCGGGTGGACGAGAGAGAGCGGCAGACCATCCGGACTCGGGATCTCCGCGTAGCCCGTCGATGCCTGGATGTCGGTGAAGAAGAGAAGGTTCTGCCGGTACCACGGCTCGACGAGTTCATCGTTCCAGAATTCGCTGCGGATGAAGTCGTGCGCGTAGAGGCCGAACGTCTCGAACTTCTCGGCCCAATACGCCGGCCACTGTTCGTTCAGGTGGCCGTGTCCGCCCTGGCCGGGGATCGCAGCGGAGAAGACGATGCGCCGCGAGACGGCACAGAGTCCCGCGACGAGGTCGTCGGCGAGCTCAGCCGGCAGGTGTTCGGCTACCTCGAGGCAGACAGCGAGGTCGAAGGTGGGACTGCCCCCGTGGATATGCGCGATCTCGGCGCGCTCGTCGACGACGCGGCTGGCCCAGCTCCGGGAGCGCAGATCGACCGGGAGGAAGTCGATGCGGTGGGGATCGGGGGAGCCGAACGCCTCGAACTTCCAGACGTCGATCGAGTCGTCGGCGATGAGGACGTCGCAGCCGCGGTCGAAGAACGCGCGGCCCCACCAGCCTTCGCCGCCACCGATGTCAGCGACGGTCTTCGGGAGGATCAGCTCGTAGAGGCGTGGGACGACCGCCTCGGCGCTGCGCTGGCATCCCTCGCGAATCCGTTCGTAGACCTCCGGCGAGAACGTCATCGCAAAACCAACCAGGCGAAGAAGACGATCCAGAGAGTGACAAGCGCGCCGATCGCGGCGCCGAGGATGAGCGTTCCTTTGACGAGGTTACGGTAGACGTCGCGGTTCCAGCGGAAAACAGCGACCGAGTCGGAGACCCACTGGTCGAGAACCGCAGCGATGCCCTGGCGTCTGCCGTGCTGGTAGCGCTCGGCCAGCCTGACCAAGCCGCTGGTGAGGGCGTCGCGAGCCATCAGTACCCGGCCCCCGAGCGGACGCCGATGTGCTCGACCTGCGGCTCGCCGTCGCCCCAGACTCCGAAGCGGTACCCCTGACGGACGAGCTCTAGTCCGAACCGACCTTCGCACTCTGGAAGTCCGTCGTCAGGCCAAGGGTTGGAGCGCATGAACTCTGTACGCATGAGATTCGGGTTAGTCGTTAGGTACGAGCGGTGGCGGAGCCAGCCGCGCATCGCCTCGTACTCGCCGGGGCGCGACTCGACGAGTCCGCCGGCGGCGATCTCCTGCTCGCTCACGGCGTCCCGCATCAGCGCCATCTGCGCGAGCGTGTGGTCGGAGTCGAGGACTGCCGCGAGCTCGTGGAGGTCGAGGCGGTCGAGGAAGAGGAAGTCGTGCTCGAGCCAGAAGACGTATGGGATGTCGGAGTCGCACGCCCACGTCCAGAGCTGCCCGGTCGCGCGACAGAAGCCGACCTGCGCGGGACCGCCACGCAGCGAATAGCCGTCGCGGTGGCGGACGGTCCACTCGCTCTCGAGGCTCCGGAAGATGCCGTCGCCGAGGATCCGGACGTCGGCCGGTCGTGGCGACACGTTCTCGAAGAACGACTCCAGCGTCTCGTCCAAGGTCGACATCCGGCCGTGCGTGAGGACGGCGAGCTGGTAGCGGATCGCTTCCTCCACGCGACGACCGTAGCGGATCGAGCAGACGGCGTCTACCAGCTACCGCGCGTATCGACGCTGGCCGACGGCCATTGCTCGTCGGTCAGCGCGGCGACGTAGAACCGTTCAGGCGCAAGTTCGGGATGCTGGTAGCCGAACTCGGGACGCTCGAAGAAGCCGGCAAGCGCCGGGTCGGCGAACAGCGCCGCGAAACTCAGCGTCCGGTGGCTCGTAATCTCCTCGTGCGCGCTCCGCAGCAGAGCCGTCGCGTACCCCTTCCCGCGATGGTCAGGGTCGGTGCAGACGTTCATCACGGCTCCGACGCGGACGACCGTCGCCGCGACTCCGATGCCGGCGCCGGGCGCGCTCGACGCGCGGACGAGGACGCTGCGGTAGGCGATCCCGACGAGCGCCCGAACGTGAACGATCTGCGGGTTCTCGTCGTCGAACTCCTGCTGGACGAGGTACTTCTCCGGGCGAGGCAGGTCGTCGACGGGGCGGCCGAAGCAGAGCTCGAGGAGCTCGTCGCGATTCACGCTGCGAGCCTACCGAGGATCGCTCGGACGTCCCCGACTTTCAGGCCGAGCCGCTTCGCGATCATCCGCGGCGGCATCCCGTTTCTCGTGAGGCTGAGAACGGCCTGCTCGCGTTTAGCCTGCGGCGATTTCATCCCGGCGCCGGCGCAGGGAACCGCTCGGCGGCGCGGAGCTTGATCGGCTTTGGCATCCGCAGTTTCACCTTCGCCCACTCGTGCTTACGGCGGGGTTCGTCGTCGTCTCCGGTGATCCAGTCGTCGATGCTCCAGACGAGGTAGGCGACGTTTACGACGATGCACGGGAGCGCGAGGTCGGCGATCGTGAGCAGGGGCGCAGACGTGAGCAGCGCGATCTGGGAGGCCCATACCCGGAGATACGTCCAGCGGAGTCGGCGCCCTAGAGGACGACTGACGTGACGGCCGCGACCGCGGCGGCGCGTGGGGCATCCGACGATGGTTCCGAGTATCGCGAGTTGGGTCGCGCCTGTGATGAGCCAGATCATCGCGGCGTGCGTCCCTTCTTCGCGTTACCCAGCATGGGGGTTCGCGGCGTCCGTCCGTGCGTCTTCTTCTGGTAGGCGCCGCAGCAGTACCAGCGGTCAGGGTTCGAGATCGACGGCCCCCGGCTCGTCTCGCAGCCGCAGGCGAGCGTCACCGTCGCTATCGGCTCCGCCGACAGCCCGACGAGCTTCTGCTTCGCGTCCTTCGACCTCGGGAAGTACGTCACCGGAGCCGGACCGCCTCGATCTTCTCGAGGACGCCCTCGTCCTCCTCGTTGAAGTCGTGCGCGACGATCTCGTCGGGGATCGCTCGGAGTGCGGAGACGCTGCTAGCGACTTCCGCCCAGGAGACGAGGACGGTCAGTTCGTCGTCGGTGAGTAGGAGCATCCGCTTCACGCGGGGCTCTTCGTCTCGAGGAAGAGCGGCCCGGTATCGTCGGTCAGGACGAGACCGTGGCGCATCCCGACCGCCATCTCGCCCGAGCGCTCGACGCCGAACTGCTCCATCGCGGCCTTCAGCGACTCGAGCCGCCAGTGCGCCCCGAGCAGACCGAGCGGCGTAGAGCGGAAGGTGTGGACGCAGGGTCCCGGCCCCTCCGTCCCGCCGGGGTCGTAGTCCTCGGTGATCGCGAGCATCGCGACCGCTTCGTCAAAGCTGACCGCGACAGGCTTCTCAGCCGTCACGATCGTCACCGCGCGAGAACGCATCGACAGCGAGAGCGGCCGCTTCCTCGTCGTCCGAGTTGCCCTTCTCCCACACGGGCGAGATCCAGAGGGCGTACTCGATCAGGAGAGCGCGTTCCCGTTCCCGCGCTCGCTCGACCTCGGCGGTCCCGGCGCGCTCGCGATACTCGGTGATCGCGCGGTCGATGCCGTCGCCGAGCAGCGCCCCCGTCGTACCGACGTAGAAGACGCCGTCCTTCTGCCAGGCGAAGAGGTAGATCCCAGCGACGAGACCCAGCTCGTACGGCGAGAGCGGCTGGTGCTTCTCGATGGCCTCTTCGTATCTCATCGCTACGACCGTAGCCTACCCGAGTCAGTCGCGCCCATCCGCTCGTTCGCCTCGTCGATCTCGGCGTTCTCGCGCTCGAGCTGACGGACGTGTTCGAGGTTGGAGAGGCGCCGCTGCCGACGGCGCCTCCTCCACATGAGCCCGATCAGGATGGCCCCGAAGTTCAGGGTGCCGGCCAGATCGAGAACGAGTCTCACCGTCTTACTTCTTCGCCGCCGAGTCGCCGAGCGTCCCGAGGAACGCGGGACAAGAGGCGTTCGCGCAGTAGATGACCTCGGCCTTCGGGCTCAGATGCTCGAGCGCCCGGAGCTTGAGAACCTCGGGGAAGTTCTGCAGCGCGTGACCGACGAGCGAGATCGACGCCGCCTGACCCTCGGCGAACTGGATGGCCTGCTGCGCCTCGGCGTGCGCCTGCGCGACCTTCGCCTGCGCCTGCTGCGCCTTCTGGACCTGTACCTGCTTGGCGGTGATCGCGTTCTGATACGCCTGCGAGAAGCCGATGTTCTGGATGAAGAAGTCGGTCACCGTGATCGAGTACGGGGCGAGTTCCTGCTTCAGACGTGCGAGAGTGTCGCGGCGGAGCTGCTCCCGGTGGTTCGTGATGTCGATCGTGTGGTAGGTCGCGGTGACCTCCTTGAAGTCCTGCAGGACCCGCGAGTCGACGAGCTTCTGCTTCCAGCTCGGCCCGACGTTCTTGTAGAGGGTGAAGACGTGCTGCGGGTCGACCTCGTAGTTGATCGCCAGGTTCGCCGTGATCTCCTGCTGGTCGTTCGTGACCGCGGAGTTCTCGGCACCGAGGACGAAGTCCTCGCGCTGGATCTGTACCGACTCCTTGACGATCGACGTCCAGGGAGCCTTGGCGATCAGACCGGGCTGGGTCTTTACGCCGGTCAGTTTCCCAGCGAAGTTGTAGACGAGGCCGACCTGCCCCGTCCCGAGCAACGCGAACGAGGAGGCGAGCGTAAGAACGACCTCGGCGAGGAGCGCGAGGATAACAGTGATTGCGCCACCAAAGCGGCCGTCGGTGCCCTTCGCGGCTGCGACGAAGACGAAGAGACCGATCGCTCCGATGACGACGAAGATGACGGTGAGTACGAGCCAGACCATTGACCCTCCTTCGGGGGATTAGGACTACGACCGTAGTAGTTCGGTCGGACGGCGTTTAGGGGATGACACCGAGGCCGAGCTAGACTGCCCCGCATGATCCTCTGGATTCTCGTAGTGGCCGTGATCGTGGTGCTGCTCGTGCTCCTCGCCAAGCACCTTTAGGCGGTACGCCACTTCCGGCGCTCGTGTGCGGCGATCTCGCGCGGGACAGCCTCACGATCCTGCTTCGCCTGGATCGCCGCGCGATGGATCAGCGAGCGCGCGAGCTTCGACGTCCTGCAGAGGCTACCTCGCGCGAAGACGAGCAGCGACCAGAAGACGATCCCGAGAGCCAAGCGGAAACGGATGATCTGGCGGCTGCTGAACTTCTCGGCGAGGAGACGGGCGAGCGGCGGATCAGGCTGCGGCATCAGCGATCCTCGCGAGGTGGTCGGCCCAGATCGCCGCGTAGGGCGACTGGTCGACGTTCCGGCCGCTCGAGCTGACGTAGGCGCGGTACACGGCATCGGGAGCGTACACGAGGTGCGCGCCGGCGTCGAAGCAGCGGAGCCAGAGGTCGTAATCTTCGAGCGAAGACAGCTCCGTCCCGTCGTCGGTGCAGCCGCGGAACCCGCCGACCCGCTCGAACAGATCGCGGTGAACGGCCGTCCCGATGACGCACTCGTTCAGCTCGGGCCACCGGCCCTGCTGCGGGATCCCGACGTACGGGTCGAAGCGGAGGCCGCGCGCGGTCTGCCGAACGTACTGGACGGCAGGGATGAGCAGCGGCGGCGTCACCCAGAGCTCCTCGTAGTAGTCGTCGTCCTCCCATATCCCCGAGGGGTTGCGCTCGAGCGCGCAGTCGATCTCGCAGAGGAAGTTCTCGTCGAGCTCGTCGTCGGCGTCGAGGAAGATCAGCCACTCGGCGGCCGCGTTCGCCGCGGCGGCGTTCCGGGCCGCGGAGACCGTCAGCTCCGGGTAGTGCTCGACGACGATCTGCGGCCGATCCCCTTGCCCGTCGCGCTGCTTCTCGGCGGACGGGTGCGCGCGCGACCACGCGAGGTCGGACCACGGGTGTGCGTTCCCGCAGGTCGCGATGACGATGGCGAAGCGCGTCACGGCGTGGCCGTCGCTGCTGCCTCGGCCGCATGTTCCGGCCGTACGACGACGATCACGCTGGGGTTGGGCGGCGGCAGGAAAGCCTCTAGCCAGAGCACATGCTGGACTAGGAGGCGGGGGTCGTTACGGCCGTTTCTCAGTCGGATAAGTTCGCCCTCGCGGGGTACTCCTGACAGGACAACCTCCTGCCGTTCGCCGTCGGGATAGAGCAGAACGACCGGAGTAGCTTCCTGCACGGGCAGCTTCGAGGTTCCCGCGTCGCCCTCGGCGACAAGCCTTGCGACCTCCTTCGTGCCCTTGGCGGCCTCTTGCGCCAACCGCGTCGTCTCCGACTGCGCGGCCAACAGCAGCGCCGCTGCCTTCTCCGCCGTCCTCGCGACCTCCTCGCGCTGGCGCTGCTCCTCAGCCTTCGCCGCCTCTTCACGCTGCGACCTTCGGGTTTCGGCCTTCGCCTGCGCGCGCAGAAGCAACAGCGGTCCAGTGATGACGCCGCCCGCCGTAATGACTCCGGCCAGCACGACCCACAGGGGATCGACGCCGGGCGGGGTGATAGCAGAGATGAGGAACGCACCTACGCCGACCATTCCCGCGGGACTTTACCCACCGCGGCGGTGGCCCTACAGGTCTGTCGTCCGACGCGCCCAGACGGAGAGAACGACCATGAGGGCAGCGAAGGCGAGTTCGACGCCGCGGGTACGCCACGTCATCCACGGCACGATCACCGCCATAATCGTCGGGACGACAGCGGCGAGCCACGCCGACCGACAGTAGTACCGAAGCTCGCTCACCGCTCGTACTCCCGCGAGTCCCTTCCGAGCGTGACCTCGGCGCCGCACTCGTGCAGTCGCGCGGCCAGATCCTCGCCTGAAATGATCTCGCCAGCGAACCGGAAGACGGCCCCGTCGCGCTCGTACCGCGCGTACCGAACCGGCTCCTCGCCGACGCAACGCCACGTCTCCTCGAAGCCCTCGACCGGCAGCTCGGCGATGTGGCCGTCGCACGGGCCACCGATCAGACGGAACGCCTCGAGGCGGGTCATTCGTCTCCTTCCAAGTCGCTTTCGTCGAGCCAGCCGCGCTCCGGGTCGTTCTCGTCCTGAACGCCAACGAACGCGACGACTCGCCGGCCGTTCTCTAGTGCTCGGCGCCGCCAGTCGCGCAGGAGTGCGTCAGCCTCCTCGAGCGCCCTCCGCAGCGACGGGTACGTCGCGTCGCGCTCCGGGTTACCGTCGGCTTGGACGACGTAGACGCCGAACTCTCCGAGCTCGTCGTACTGCTGTGGGTAGCCCGCCTGGGGGCATCCGGTACCGAGAGCGATGCGAGTCACGGCCGGACCTCGTACGTCGGCGGGATCGCGGTCGCGACGCGCAGCGGGAGACTCCCGTCGACGACGACGCAGCCCGACTCCGAGCAGCGGACGTGGTCGAGCGGCGGATGGCCGCAGTACGGGCAGGGGTCGAGCAGGCCGGCGCGCTTCATCGCTTCGTAGAACTCGACGATCGCGGCGGCCGCGCGCTCGACGACCGGCCCGAAGGCGAGTCCGAACTTGCTTCTCGAGCTCGCGGAACGCCTGCGTCATCCGGATCATCGCGCGGCGCGCCTCGCCGCCGACCCGGCCGCGCTCGCCGCCGACCCGGCCGCGCTCGACCCCGACGCGCCAGATCAGGACGAACCAGAAGACGAGAACGCCGACGATGATCGCGAAGGTCAGCACGTCGCCTCCGAACGACGATCCCCTCGGACGTTGAAGTTCGGGTGCGAGCGCCGCCAGAGCGCCCGAGCCAGCTTCCGTCGAACCCCGCGCTCGGTAAGCGCTGTAACGCTCTGCACGAGACGCGGCTTCACGCCGTCGATCCACTCGTTACCCCACGGAGGAGGACAGTGGAAAATCTCGCCGACCCAGAGGAGCCAGCCCTTACGCCGATAGCGGCGCCGATACGTCCACTCGCGGCTCACGTCGCGTCCCAGCGCGCGCGGCGCTCGGCGAGTTTCTCGGCGATACGCTCGATCTCAGCGGCCTCGCCCCAGCAGAACGCGCCCGGGAGGAGGTCGTACGGGCCGCGAAGAAGATCCTCCAACGGAGGGTTCGGCACGACGGTCGGCGGGGCGAATGGGTCGAGCGCGAGAACCTCGGCGAGCGTTCCCCTGCCAGACGAAGACGAGCCCGCCGAGGAACCCGGCCGGCCGCGCGACGACGCGGATCTGGCGCTCTTCGTCTGAGGCTCCGGTGTCGTCGAGTCCCATCGCCTGCTGCCCGTACTCGAGCACTACGGCGTAGCAGAGAAGCCCATCCTTCACGGCCTTCAGGAAGTCGAGCGGGCCATCGGACGACGGGAAGCGGTGCGGCGTGTCGTCGTTCTGGCAGTTGAGCGGCAGGCCGGTCTCCTTGTCCGTGAACTGGACCTTGTCCGGCTCGTCGTTCCAGGGACCGGCGCCCCACTCGCTCTTGTCGACGGTCGTGTAGACGCGCTCGGCGGCGTTACCCATCGCGGAGTCTCTCGCCGAACGCCTGCCCCGCCGCCATCGCACTATCGGGCGTCACCTTGTCGGCTAGATCGGGACCGCCGAAGATCGGGTGCGCTGTCTGGAACAAGCGCAGCAGCTCGACCATCGTGTCGTGGCCGTAGTAGCCGCAGAGGTCGCAGAGGTAGCCGACGTTCGCGTCGGCGTACTCGGTATGGGCGCGGTACGCCTCCATGAAGGCGTCGGCCGTCCGCTGCCGATCCTCAGGGTCGGGCAATTTCCGGATCGCGTCCATCGCGTTCGCGATGTCGCCGAAGGTGGCGAGCGTTTCTCCCTGCCACTCGAACTGTGCCATCGGTACCTCCGTCGTCGTCATTCGCTACGACCGTAGCCTACCGGACGGACGGATCAGGAACGAACGCCACGACGCGGCATACGGCGCGGATCCCACAGACGCCGGCGCTCCTCGAACAGCGCCCCGTCCTCCTGGATCGTCGCTTGCCCGATCCGGTAGGTCTCGTCGTCGTCTGCCTTCGACCAAGCGGGATGGAGATGCTCGACGATCGCGTCGTGCGCGTGCGCGTAGGTGCCACGTATCTGAGCCGTCTGGACAAACTCGTCGTCGCAGTTGCGGCTTGCATATCCGTGAGCGATGTAGTTGCCGCTACTCGTCGTCATAGAAACAACCTCACCCTCACCGTCAGGGTGGACGGAGACGATCCGGTCGCGACGACCGAATCTGCGCGCCCCGATCTTCTCGCCTCGCAGACGCGACCTGCCACGCGCTCGCCATCCGACGATCAACTCCTCTAGTTTGGCCCGCTTCGTTGGCTCCACCCGGAGCAGAAAGTCGAGGTATCCCTGACGACCCCCTTGCAGGTTGAAATAGGTCATCCCGTGGTGCTGTTGCTGTGAGTACCGCTTCTCCGTTACAGGGATCTCGAGCATCTCGCACACGTGTCGTACGCGATCAACGATCTCTTCGTTCCGAAGGTGGCTCTGTGCGGCAACAATTAGACCCGATCCTTCGCCATCGTAGATACCAGCGAGCCAGCCGGCCTCACGCTCTAGGCCAGCAGGGATCGGCTTCGGCTCGTCGGCCACGTGTAGCAGCAGCGCACCAGGGTGAGGAGTCACCCACTGTCGATCCGGCTGTTTATCTAGGAGTGCAGGAGTCCACCACGCATTCAGCCAACGGTGATCGGGTGTGCAGCGAAACTCGCGCCCCGATTCCATGACCACCCGCACGAGCTCGGCATGACGTCTCTGCACGCTGAGGACATCCGCGAAGCAAAGACTCCTCCTCGGAGATCCGACAGTCGGTCGCGCTGCTGCGTTGTATTCCCACCCGATTACTCGATCGCCTACCTCGATCTCCCCGAGAGGCGTAAAGGAGCAGTCGGCCATCCAGATAGGTGCCTCGGGCGGGTTGCAGTACCAATGCCCATACACCTCCGGGAGGATCCGGGTCGGGTCGTCGATGACGCCGCCGCAGGCGAGGTAGTCGCGATGCACGAGCGGGTGCGTCGAGTGGACGCCCGAGAGGACGCGCCGGTTCCCGAGGTCGTTCGTGCCGACGACGCAGGCGCCGAACGGGTGCCGGGAGGCGGCTCGTAGGCACGCCTCGAACCAGCCGTCGTGGAAGAGGAGGTCGGAGGCGGCGAGCAGGATCCAGTCCTCGCTCATCAGATCGTAGGCGCGGTTGTGCTTCCGAGCCCAGTCCGCGCGACACGGCTGCTCCCACGGGACGACGACAACTTCTTCGCCGGTCGATCGGCACGCCTCGATCGTCTCGTCGTCGCCGGGCGAACAGGAGAACAGGATCCGCGCGTGGGGAGCTGTCGCTCGAGCTGAACGCGCGGTCTCGACGCAGCGCTCGGGCCGGCCGAGAGTCGGAATCGAGATAAGCAGCGACGGCGTCATTCGAAGAACCCGCCGCCGCAGCCCGCCGCGATCAGCACGACCGCGGTGAACAGAACGACGGCGGGTAAACCGAGTCTCACGCCGAGGATGCCTCCCCCGCGCCCTCAGACGCCGCCTGCGTCCCGCCGCCGCTGCCGCCGGTGATCGCGGTCAGGTCGGCCTCGAGCGCCGACAGATCGAATCCTGCGGGCGAGGAGTCCTTCCCGCCGAAGAAGTCAGGAGAGAGCAGGGCGTAGACCTCGTCGACGTACTCGGCGAAGAAGGCGTTCGTCATCTTCAGGACGCCGCCCCACGTCACGACGACGAGAGAGTCCTCGTCGTAACCGACGATCGGGACCGCGTGGCCGCCCCACGATCCCGGCTGGCTCCGCTCCGGATCGTCCGCGACGACGTCCCAGACCGGCTGGCCCTGCGCCGTCAGCGGCAGCCCGACGCCGATGTAGACGCCGCCGAACAGCGCGATCGCGGCCTTCACGAGCTCGAGGTTCGACGCCTCGACGCCTGCGTACGCGGTGATCTTGTCCACCCACGTCGTTCCGGCGGCGATGCCCTGCTTCCGCCAGTAGTTGAGAACGTCGATCTCCGACCGGCCGTTGTCGTCGCTGCCGGTCGCCCAATACACACCGACCACGTCGGCGTCACCCATCGTCTTGAGACCGCCAGCGGCGGCGCTCCACGCCTGGACCATGTGGCCCGAAGCGGCGCAGGTGCAGTCGCCGAGCGAGTCGTTGTCGTACATCGGCCACGACGGGACGTCCGAGTAGAAGTCGGTCGTCAGCGGCGTCGCGGGGAGTACGACGGCCTCGTCGACGTACTTGGCGAGGCGCAGTTTCGGTGGCTCGGCGGGCTTGATGCGGCCGAGGCGGAGATGTCCGAAGTCGCCGTGCTCGGCGAACTCGGGATGGATAGCGAGCTCGATCATGCTGCTGGGTCTCCTTCCGGTAGTGCCCTGGGGAGGGCTAGGCGTAGGGGCGTGACGACGGGCGTCGATCGTTTCCGATTCGTTCGCGCCTGGCGGCACGACGGCGAAGGTGTCGCGGAAGGCGTCGAGGCTGTCGGCGAACTCGCGCGCGTCCGCGGCGAGCCGCTCGAGTACGCGGGCGTCATCCTGAGAGAGCGCCGGGCGGATCCGGTACGAAGATGCCTCCGACCTGCACGGGCGCGAACGCTAGCAACTCCTACGGACGTAGTTCAACTCAGAGCGGCGGCTTGTCTCGCGAGGAACGGAAGCGAGGACGTTGCGGCGAGGGGAACCTTTCCACTTTGGGTTTGTGGCGCCCGAAGAAGTGGCCTCCCTCGTGGGAGTCGCTGCCGCCGCTCTGAGTATTCGAGATCCTACGTCGCAGGCGCGCCCTTGCGGCGGAAGATCGGACGGACCCCGCTCATCCAGACGCTCCGGTACGTCTTGATCAGGAAGTCGTTGACAACCGCGTACGCCGGTAGGTCTTCCAGAGACGACGCCGAGATCGTCGCCTTCAAGTCCTGCTCGAGTTCGCCGGCCTTCGTCAGAACGTCGTTCAGCGGTACCTGCCCCGCGATGTCTGCCACGTCACCCGACGCCCTGACTTCCTCTGCGGCCCATCGGTGTAATCCCGAGACATGCACCAAGCATTTGGTCATCGGGAACTGTGACTTCTTGTATCCACAGTCGACACACCGGATCGTGCCGGCAGGAGACACGGAGGGATCAGGCATCGGACTTCCTTTGCAGCCGGTCGATCTCAGCGGCGATCAGCGCTCCGGCCTTTACGAGTTCGCGCTTGCGGTCGTAGGGCGTCCGCTTGTACCAGCGCCCCGCCCACGGCCAGAGCGGAGGGATCGTCACGCCGTCGAGCAGCGAGCGCGTCGGGAAGCGCACAGGCTCAGAAGCGTCACCGCCGTCCGGTATCGCGTAGCAGGCTGCGGCGAGAGCAAGCTCGCCCTGGTCGTGGAGGTCGTCGTGATCCGGCGTCCATCCCTCCGCGTCGATCTGACGTTGCCGTTCGGTGGCGATCAACTCAACTCCCGACGGTTCGGCGGGAGACACGGACACGGCAGCGGGATCGGAACGCGCCACAACGAACAGGTCTAAGCTCTCAGCGACGGTATGGAGCGCCGCGCCGCGGGCCTCGTGCTCGGTTCCCGCATCGACAGTGAAGCCGCCGCAGTCAAGCGTCACATCCCACGTAGCTGCTTCAGGGTCGCTCACGGTAGAGCGGGAATCAGGCGCGGTCACGAGACTCAGCCTCCCGATGTAGCTTGCGGCCGAAGTCGAACGCTTCCCACGGAGGGCGGCGCGTGACGATGAACCGAGCGCCGTTAGGGGGCCACTCGCGGTACTGCGCCGCGATGTAGAACCGCCGCAGGAACCACGGCAGGCGGTCGATCATCCAATGCAGAGGATCGCGGAATCGGTCAAGGCGCGGCTTCACATCGGTCGTGTGATCGAACCACGGGCAGCGCGGTGCGGTAGAGCGGGGATCGTCAGCGGCCATGCTCAGCCTCCCTCTCCTTCGCCATCGTCTCCAGACGGTCAAGCGTCCAGAACGCCTCCGGCTGCCGAGCGTGAGCGCCGCGCGGGAACCCGAAGATGCGGAGATACGCGCCGAGACGCCGAACCCACGGGCGGGGAACGTCAGCGGGGCGCTCAGACACGGCGCAGCCTCCTTCGCAGGCCCTTGTTCCAGGGGTCGATGTCAGATCCTTTCGGCGATGAAGTCGCTCAGGATGTTCGGAGTCGCGGTGTCCATGCCAACCACGTCCATCATCCCCGCGTCGTTCGGGTCGGCGATCGAGAAGCCGTTCGAGACCATCCCGACGACAGCGCAGCGCGCGTCGATCTGCGACGAACGCCGGTACTGGTCGAGGGCCTGCTTCGGATGGATCGAGCCGGCCCACGTCTCGCTGTCGGTCAGGACGACGAACGAGTCGAAGTCCTTCCCCTGCTGCTGCGCGTAGAGCATCGGGAGCGCGCAGTCCGTCCCGCCGAACGGCAGGCCCGTGACCGTCCGTACGGCGTCGTCGAGCCGCTGCCGCGACGAGAGGCCGAGCGGCGTCAGAGCGGTATCGCCGCCGAACGTCGAGTAGCGGCCGGTCTTCGACGTGAAGCCGACGACCTCGCAGTCCTTCTCCTTCGCGAGCGTGACGAGCGCGAGCGCGGCCGACGCGCCGCGGGGCGTCAGCGGCGAACCGGCGACGTTCCCCGAGGCCATCGACCCGGAGACGTCGAGCGCGAGCAGGATCCGCTTCCCCGTCGCCTCGACGTTGTCGAACGCGAGGTAGAACGCCGCGTCGAGCGCGTCGATGACGACCGGCAGCGGAGTCCACGTGTTCGTACTCCGCATCCCGTGGCCGACCCCGTACGTCGCGAGCGCGACGAGCAGCGCCAGCGGATGCAGGCGCGACTTCCGGATCCGCTCGCCGTCGGCGAGCTGCTCGACGACGAGCTTCCGGTAGTCGCCCTCGAGGACCCCGAGGCGCGTCATGTTCGCGAGGTTCCGCGTCAGCGCGTGGATCGGCATCCCCCCGTCGAGGAGCGCGCGCCAGACCTCCGGATCGGTCAGGTGCTCCGTCTTCAGCGCCTCACGCGGAAGGACGTATTCGCGGCAGAGCGACGCGGTCTGCGCCGGCGTCTCGGCCCGCTGTGCCCGCTCGAAGCCGTTCACGATGAGCGTGTTGTCCGAGAGCGGCGTCTTCTCCGACCCGCCGACGATCCAGGCGAAGAGCTGGTCGAGCTCGGAGCCGCGCTCGGGCGTCGGCTTCGCGAGGCGGAGCAGGTCGCGGTGCGACCAGCCGTCGCGCTGCCGGTACTTCACGGCGTCGTACGCGAGCGAGGAGACGCCCTTCGTCTCGTACCAGTTCCGGATCGCCCACTTCGCCGTCCGGCCCCAGCCGCGCTGCGTCTCGAGGTACGTCGCGAAGTGGTACAGGTGCGTCCCGATGCGCGCGACGAGCGGCAGCGCCTCGGCGGCCGCCTTCTTCGTCGCCTTGTCGCCGGCCGAGATCGCGACGGCCAGCGCGAAGAGCGCCGGGTCGTTCGAGGGTGCGCGACCGGCCTGCGATACCTGGACGATCTCGGCAACGAGGCGCTCGCCGTCCTGCTGCGCGAGCTCGCGGAGCGCGCCGACGTTCTCGCGGGTCAGGTCACGCTCGGTCGCGTAGTACGACCCGCCCTCGGAGCCGAGGATCAGGAAGCGCCGGAGGCGCGTCCAGCCGTCGACGGCCCAGACGAACCCGCCGGCCGAGTTCTCGACCTGGCCGGGCTCCATCGGCTCGTCCTGCGGGGTCTGAAGGGTCGAACCGTGCTTCTCGAGGTAGCTCATCTCGGTCTCCAATCGGCAGAGGGAACGGGACGTCGCGGACGAGATGTGGGAGTCGGATCGGGCGAGCGTCACGCCCATGCTCCGTTGCGAGGTAACCGACCTAGCCCTCCGGTCCAGCGACAGCGGGGAGACTACCTGACGCAGCGGTCGTAGTCGAGGGGGCGAGTAACGCGACGGTGTCGGACTCCTGCCAGCTTCAGCAGCCGGTGATAACCGACGGGGTGCCGCTCCGGCCCACCTCTTCTGTCTCTGCCGAGAGACGTCAGGGAGAGTACCGCGCGGGCGAGGAACTGACGGCCGAGTCCATCCGATCCCGAGGGATCGTACGGCGGGAGTCGAACCCGCTTTACCAGATAACCGGCTACGTCTCCGGCCCAGCGCTCGAGCCAGCGTACCGCCCGCGCAGATCCCTCGTTCGAGGGATTCTCTCGATCTCGGCACGTTCCGATCTATCCGACATGGATACAGAAGAAGAGATCGAGATCATCCCGGGCCGCTGCGTCGTCTGCGACGGGCCGGCCGAGGAGGACGGCGGACTCCTGTTCTGCGAGTTCTGCCCCGCCGTCGACGACGAAGCGAGAGGTGGAAGGCTGAAGTTGCGCGGGCGAGGTGTCGAAATCGGGTTTAGCGCTCTTCCAGTTGAGCTACCGCCCGCCGAAGCGGAACGACCGGGGATCGAACCCGGATCTCTCCTTTAGCAGAGGTAACCGATTCCGTTCGGCCCAGCGCGACGCCCAGCCTAGCAGGGCTGTCTCGTCGGCGTCGCGCTTGAGCGAGGAAGGAGTGCAGTGCGCGGGCGAGATTATCGAGGACCGGGTTTTAGGCGTCCTGTGCCACTTAGACGACGTCGCCCGAAGGCTACGGCGGGAGTCGAACCCGCGTCTCCCCCTCCAGATGGGTAACCGGATCTCGGCCGGCCCAGCGCGACGCGGACTCTATCAGCGGAAGGTGAAGGAGTCGAACCCTCGGGCATTACCCCGGCCTGGTTTTCGAGACCAGTTTGCTCCCACGAGCGCCACCCTCCAGGGAAGCGGCGTCATTCTGCCTCCATTGTGTAGACGATCTGCAAGGGGTTCAGGAACGCCCGCCTCGGCGGAGCGCCGTGGACGATCCCGATGAGGCGCGGCTTCGAGCGGACACGAACTCCGAACCAGCGATGGACGCGGATGACCGTGCGCCAGTAGAACGTACCCAGCATCGCCCTCTGCCAGCGACGGTTGAACGAACGGTACGAATCGGAAACGGTAAAGGTGATCCCGTCCCCCATGCGTACCAGCGTCGATCGCCTAGCCACGGGAGGCCACGGTCTGTTCGGGCAGCGGAAGAACTCCCGCCTCTTGTTGTCGCCGCCATGTTCGCTCGCGGTGGCAGTTCGCGCAGACGACGTCGCACATCGCGATCTCGGCGAGGAGACGCGCGAGCGAACCGCCCTTGTGGGCCAGCTCGCAGATGCCGCTCGTCTTAGGTTCGCCCGGTCGGTGATCGAGATCCATCACGTAATGCGGGTACGAGTGGCCGCAGTCTTGGCAGGGCTTCGCCTTCGCCTCCCTGACGACAGCGGCGTTCCGCGCCTTGACTCGGTTGCGCGTCCGCGGCCTGTTCTCACGCGCCCACTTCGCCTGCGCCTCTCGTTGCCGGTCCTCGTCCTTGTACGGCATCCCCGCACCGCAGTCTAACGGGTTATACGGCGGGCGAGGGAGTCGAACCCTCTCAGCCTTGCGACCTCACGCGGCTAGCAACCGCGGCTCGTCACCGTGCGAGCACCCGCCGTAGTCGGCTAGGCAGATGACGAACTGAAGACCGCGAACCTCACGCCGGCGAGTCTAGCTGTGACGAGCGCTCTCGGCGACGATCTTCCTTGCTGCGCCACGGCTTGACCTCGGCGTTGCAGTTCGAGCATCGTCCTTCGACGATCTTGCAGCGGCCACCCTTCTCCGGGCAGAACGTAACCTCGCCGAGGAATCGCATGTGGCCGTCGATCAGAAGAGGTCGTCTCCCATCCCGAGGCCGCGCTTGCGTTCCGGCCGTTCGAGCATCGCGAGGTCTACGGACGGCATCAGTTCGTCGACCGACGGCATCGTCTCGAGGAATCCGAGCGCCGCGTCGCTGGTCAGGCCGGCGCGGACGAGCTGCGTCTGCACCTCGAGAAGCTGCCGGTCGATCTCGGCGACCGCCGTCCGTTCGCTCGCCTCGATCCGCTTATACGCCGCGCGGCGGAGGTCGTTCTGCTCGAACGCGACCGCGACCGGCCCCTGCGCCTGCCACGAGAACGCGAGCCGAGGCGCAAAGCCGGCCGGGATCCCGAGTTCCGCGCAGCGCTGCGCGACCTTCTCCTGCGCCTCGTCGACCGCCTTCTTTGCCTCCTCGACGGCCTCCTTCCAGACGTCGTCGCGGTTGTAGTCGTAATGGGTCAGGAGCTCCTGCTCGAACATGGCCTTCAGATCGGAAGAGCGGCGCTTCGCGTCACTCTTCGCGACCCTGGCCCGCTCGCGGGCGAGTCGGCGAAGGTCCTCGCGCTCGCCCTTCGTCATCGGTTTCTGCTCGGGCTCAGACACGGCTCCTCCATAGCATCGGCCTCTGGCCCTCGATCTGGATGCGCTCGACCGCGCCGCGCTTCTCGAGCGCTCGGAGGCGAGGGTGGAGCTGGTAGCCGAGGGTCTTGATTCCCTCGTCCTTCGCCTCACCCAGCGCGAGCAGGCGAGCGCCGAGCGGCTCTTCTGTGCCGCGCGCGTCCGTTCCCCACTCGAAGTCGTATCCGTGCCGGTCGCTCCAACGATCGAAGGCTCGCTGCCGGATGCGATCAGCGATCTCGTTGGCCGAGAGCGGCCCGTTCTCCAGCACGGCGAGGATCTCGCGGTCGTCCGCGCGAAGGGTCACCTGCGTACTGGTCGTCACCGTCTGCCGCTGCCGCGCGCGATGTACCCGCCAAGCTCGGCCGTGCCGGTCTTCCGGTCGAAGACGGGAACACCGGCACCACGGATCGCGTCGTCGTCGGCGATCTGCGCCGTCGTCCGCGCGCCCTGGCGGCGCCTACCCCTCGAAACGGCAGACTCGTACCCGGGAGCTTCGCGGCCGGCGATCAGGCCGTCGTCGTCGTCGCGGTTGACGCCGGGGATCCGGCTCTTCGTGAAGAACAGACCGCGAGGAAGTTTCGGCACGCCGAGAAGTCTAGTAGTCGTGGACGCCGGCGCCCATCGGGACGATCCCCGGAATGTCGCCCTTCGCGACGAACGAGCCGTGCGGCGCCGTCGCTGGCTTCCACATCTTCAGCTCCCAGAACCCCCAGACGAGCGCGTCCATGCGGTTCGGAGACTCGTCCGCGGGCGTCCAGGTCGTCATCTCGTCCTCGAGCTCGGGGAAGGCGCCGACGTGCCGGATCGTCGCCTGCTTCTCGTGCTCCACGTCGGAGAAGTAGAGGGCCGAGATCGGCTCCGCCCTGGTGCGCTTCCCGCGGCTGGCCGTGACGAGCCTGACGGGGACCGTCGAGTCGTACCCCTTGATCGTCAGCTCGACCATCTCGCCGCCGTTGTTCGACTCGGCGACGATCTTGTCCGCCTTCCAGTCGTGGAAGGCGTCGACGCTCGCGGCCGCCCACGCCTTCGGGCCACCCTTGATCTGCGTGCGGTCGTCGAGGACGTACCCGAGACCGTCTTCGCCGAGCCCGACGACGACGATCCCGGCCGCGTCGGCCGACTCGCCTGACGTCGTGTTCGGGTCGACGCCGACCACGATCTTTCGCATCCGGTCGCCCCACTCGTCCCGCAGCGCCGCGACCCGCTGCCAGCCACCCTGAACGACCGGCGCTTCGACGCGGATAGCGTCGATCGCCGCGCGCGTCCAGAGCGCCCCCTCGACGTCCTCGAGCAGTTCGGCCTCGATCTCCTGCCGGCCCGTCCGCGTCCCCTCAAGCGGCGCGACGACCTCCTGCCACCAAACGTCCGAGAGGTTCTCGCGGTTCTCGTACGACGAGCCGCGGACGAGGACGTACGCGGCTCGCGTCTTCGTCAGTTCGACCAGCTCGCGCGTCAGCCGGTTCGCCTTCGGCGTCGACGTCAGCACCGCCCGCGGATGCACGCCGAGGCGCAGACCCAGCGTCATGTTCGACCACGTCGTGTCCATCTGCGACCCGACAGCCGCGCCCTTCGCCGCGTCCTTCCACGACGAGGTCTCCTCGCACCATGCGTAGTGGTGCTGCGGGCCTCGGAGCCGGTTAGGCTCCTCCGACCCGAACCCCTTGTAGATCGTCCCGTTCGCGAGGGTCAGCTCGAGCAGAGACTTGTTCCAGGCGACGCTGCGCGACCCGCCGAGCAGCTCCGAATCGGCGAAGACGGAGAGCAGGCCGGTCTCGCCCTCGAAACAGGTAGCGCGGACATCGCCGAGCGTCGGCGCGATCACCGCGATCCGGCGCCGCGGAGCTTCGAGGCCGCGCGCCCTGGCCCACTGCGCCGCGCTGACCGTGTTGTGGGTCGGAATCATCGCGTCCCCGGCGAGGTAGATCCGGTGAGGCGAGCCGACGGCGACGCAGTACATCGGCAGATCGACGCCTGTCGGCTCGATATTCACGATCATCCGGTGAAGCGACCGGAACGCCTGCCGCCCGAGCGGCCGACACCGATCGGCCTTGCGAGGGAGCCGGAAGACGGGCAGCGTCGGCCGCCACGTTACGCGATAGCGGCGCTTGCACTCGCGGCCGTTCAGGAAGGACGGACCGTCGGAGAGGGACGGCTTCTGGCCTAGCGACGTCGCGAGTTCCATCACAGCCTCCGCGAGCTGCGGGAGAGACGACGCGAACTCGACGTGCGAGGTCTGCGCGACAGCATGTCCGTCCGAATCCATGAGCCCCTGCAAGAGCGCGAGTCTCTGCGCGATAGACCCGCGCAGGTACGCGGCCGGGACGTGCTTATTACCGAGCAGCCCCTCCTCCCTGAGAAGTCCGCGCAGACCGCGCGTACCGACGTCATTCGGATGCGAGAGTCGCCGGGGCGAGAACGCGGCAGCCTCCTTGAAGAACGACGTCTGGTCGTCCGGATGAATCGTTAGCTGCCCCGAGATCGTCGTCCCATCGCCGAGCCAGTAGCCGAGGACGTACGGGTCGATCGGCAGGTCAGCCTCGGGAAGGTCGAGCGGTGCCGCGACCGGGATCGAGTGGTTCAGGTCACCGCGGACGCCTCTCCGCAAATCGAACGCGAGCTGCGCGGTCGTACGAACGCGCGGCCCCGGACCGTCCTCGACCCTCTGCGGCTCCCTGTCGCGCCTCCACGCCCGCCGTACGCGCCACGCAGGCCAGTCATCCGGAAGCCGCGTCGAGTCCTCATAGGCCGACCGGAGATACGCCTTCCGCGCCGCCTTATCCCATGTCGTCCACTGGTGATCGGCGCAGGCGAGGATCGAGCTCCCGTCCGAGAACGTCAACCGATACGCCTCGACGATGCGACGCTCCGACTTCCAAGTAACGCGCGTCGGGCACCCCTGCTCGTCGAGCAGAAGATCGCCTACCCGCACGTCGCGCATCGTCACCCACCCGGACGGCGTCGGAAGCCGCGTCTCCTCGTGCAGGAGCTTCCCGAAGCCGCGGCCGGCCATCAGGTACCAGAACACCCAGTCGCCCGCAGGCGCGAGCTGCTTCGGCCTGGCGCGGTACCGCCAGTTCGTCAGGGCCCGACGGGATAGCTCGTCGGGAGAGATGTTCGACTTCGCAGCCTCGTCCGCGAGCCACGCGCGTCGCTGCTCCGGCGCGAACCCGGCGACCCGCTCGAGCAGGGACTCCTCGGTCACCCGCCGGCGGTCTGGCGGGCAGCCTCGCGCGCGTCCCTGCGCCGGCGCGCATCCGCGATCTCGTCGCAGCGACGCTCGAGCCGCTCAGCGATCGACTCGTCCTGAACGAGCTCGAGGTCGAGCGGGTCGCTGTCGTCGATCGGGACGAACTCCGCCGGCCTGCCCCAGCCGCGCTCGGCGAGGATCTTCGAGACCGCGAGCCGGTCACCGATCGAGACCGGCTCGTACGTCGTCTCCTTCTCGCCGGTCGGCTCGCCCTTCGCGTTCACGACGGTGCGCTGCGTTCGGAGCTCGCCGGAGAGGACAGCTCCCCAGAAGCCGACGAGGCTCTCGCCGTCGTCGCCGATGGTCTCGCGGACGCGGGATGCGAGGCCCTTCTTGCGGCCTCCGGGGTTGCCGGAGACGCCCTTCTCGAAGGGGCGGCCGACCGTCGCTGTTCTTGGGCTGTTCTCAGCGGGCGGTTCGGCTTGATCAAGCGGTTCGCGCATTGGGACTACGAGGGTAGCGCGCGAGGGGGTGAGCGGGCAAGTCCGCCGGCTTATCGGCGCTTCGACTTAGCGATCCCGATGATGCGGCCGTCACGGACGTAGAGGGTCAGTCGCCCAGCTACGTTCGTAGCACTTTCAGGCTACTCGGCGGCGTTTGTCGCGGGCGATAGCGGCGCTGATGAGGTCAGACGCCTCGCCCTTCGTCAGGCCGTCCGTGACCGGGATCCCGTGCTGGTGGAGGAACGCGACCTGCTTCCCGGACGGCGGCTTGGCCCTCCACGGAGCGGTCTTGTCGACGAGAGCCTTCACGCTGCTGTCCTGGTTACTGCGGAGGAACTCTTCGGCGACGCCCATCGCGTATCCGATGTCGAGTCCTTCGCCGAGGCTGACGTTGCGGCCACCCTTCTCGCGGCGTATCGCGTCCCATCGTTCGGCGGGTCGCGGGTGGAGGAAGATGTCGCCGAGGTCGCCGAGGTTGAGGAGCCAGCTTCCGTCCTCGAGGCGGAGCCAGTTGAGGTCCTTCCGCTCGAAGAGGTTCGCGACCTCCATGCCCGCGCCGCTGGCGGTCGGGTCCCAGAGGCCGGCGAGTTTCGCGGGGCCCTGCGCCAGGATGCGAACGGCCCCTTCCTTTTCGCAGGATCCGGGCCGGAGGCCGAACATCTTCGGCAGCGACATGATGTCGAGGCGGTCGCTGTTTCCGACGAGGTCGAGGACGACGAGGTCGTCCTTGCCGGGGTGGAGGCGCGTGCCGCGGCCGACCATCTGGACGTAGAGCGGTCGGCTGCGCGTCGGGCGGGCGACGATGATGCAGCCGACGGATGGCTCGTCGTATCCCTCGGTTAGGACCATCGCGTTCGCGACGACGCGCGTCTCGCCTGATGCGAACCTGTCGAGGACGGCCCGACGGTCGGAGATGTCCATGAGTCCGTCGACGGCCTCGGCCGGGACTCCTGCGGCGCTGAACGTGGCCGCCATCTGGTGTGCGGCGACGACGGTCGGGGTGAAGATGATCGCTTTGCGGCCGTCCGCGTGTTCGAGGTAGGAGTTCGCCGCGACTGAGTAGGCGTGCGTGGCGTTGAGCATCCCTTCGACGTCGCGGCCGACGAAGTCGCCTCGGCTGACGCGGAGCTTGCCCATGTCGTAGGCGAGCCGGACGGCGTAGGCGCGGACGTCGACGAGGTATCCAGCGGCGATCATTTCGCGGATGTCCTTGAAGTAGACGACACGCTCCCAGACGGCTCCGAGGCCGACCCTGTCTCCTCGCTCGAGGGTCGCGCTGACGCCAACGAGCAGCGAACCCGGCGCGCGGGCGTCGATGATCCGACGGTAGGTGGCGGCGACGGCGTGGTGGGCCTCGTCGATCACGGCCGTCGCGAACAGGTCGAAGGGGAACTCGTCGATTCTGCGCTGCCGGGAGAGCGACTGAACGCTGGCGATCACGACGTCGTGGTCGATGTCGTTGGTGCCCGCCTGGACGAATCCGATGTCGACCGCTGGGTTGATCTCCCGGTACTTGTCCGCCGCTTGGCGGAGTAGCTCGTCCCTGTGCGCGAGGATCAGCGTCCGGCCGAGGTGCTTCCGCTCCTCCGCGAGCTGCGAGAAGACGATCGTCTTGCCTGTCCCCGTCGGGAGTCCGACCGCTGGTGCCATGCAGCCATCGGCCGCGGCGGCGTGAATCGCATCTACGGCTTCTCGCTGGTACGGCCGAAGCCGGATCGTCGGAACGGTCACCGCTACGACCGTAGCGCAGCGGTCGGACGGGATCTACGCAGCGCGGAGGAGTTCGAGCTCTTCGAGTTCGACAACGGACTCGGGCAGCAGTCGCAGCGGCACCTTGAAGTCCTGCTCGACCTCGTGACGGATCATGGGAAGGTTCCGCCGGCGCGTCTCCGCGTCGATCCGTCTACGGATCTCGTCGAGCTCCGGAACGGTGAGGGATCGCCTGTCGATGCGTGGAGTTGAGCAGATCCATCGGCCGGACGCTAGGCAACGCGCGCCGCGCGCCGCTCGAGCTGCTCGGCACGCTGACGGAGCCGACGCCGCTCGCACTCCCTCCGGCCCGAGGCGTAGACGTGCCGGTGACGGCAAGGCGGCAGGTCGCCGCGGAACGCGCGCATCAGCCGGGCGAGCATCTCGACCTGCGGGTGATGGTGGGCGCACGCGGTCACGCAGTTGTCCTCGTCGAGAGCGAGGTCGGGGCGCTGCTCGCGCGGGATCAGGTGATGGACGTGGAGGACGCCGCGGCAGTCCCCGCCGAGGAGACGGGCGACACTACAGCGGCCAGCGTCGCGCGCGAGAACGCGCTCGCGGACGAGCTTCCACTCGGGTGAGGTGAGGAACGGGTCTGTCACAGCGGATCACCGCTAGGAGGATGCCCGACCCGTCGGACAGCAAAACGCCCATAGCGAGCGCGACGAGCCACAAGCAGGGCCGGTAGAGACTCTACGCCGTGCAGCGATCAGAACGCGACGAGCGGCTCGAAGATCGGCAGCGACTCCTGGTTCGCCTCGTCCCCAGCAGCAGCGACGTTCTTCACGGCCTGCCGGTAGTAGCTCGGCTTCAACTCGACGCCGATCCCGAAGCGGCCGTTCTGGACGGCCGAGTAGACCTCCGACCCGACCCCCATGAATGGCGTCAAGACTCGCTCGCCGGGATTCGACCAGAGCACTACAGCCCGGTCGATCACGTCGAGTTGGAGCGGATGAACGTGCTTCTCGTCCTCGTCGTCGCGGGCCTCACGGAACGGGAGCACACGGTCGAGCCGCACGTCGTCCCAGAACGCGGATGCGTACTGTCGCCAGATCCAGTGCGAGTAGCGGTTCTCGGTCTGCTTGCCGTCGTAGCCGCGGTAGCGGAGCAGGTCCTCGGGGATAGATCGTTCGCCGGCGTAGTCCAGTAGGCCGTTCGGGTGTTCCACCGGGACGGGGTTTTCGCCGGCGCTGCGGAAGACGAGGAGGTAGTCGGCCGAGGCGACCGAGCAGCGCGTCGCGTCCTCGACGACTGTCCGGTGCGTGAGTCCCTTCACCATCGTCCGGTTGCGAACGGTGAGCGGCTCCTTCCAGACGTGGTAGCGGGCGACGTAGTCGAACCCGAGCTCGCGGTGGAGGCGGATGATGTCGCCAGGGAAGTCCGTCAGGCCGTCGCCCTTGCCGGTGTTCCCGGTCGGCACGTCCATGCAGTGAACGCAGCTCATCCGACCCGGCATCGTCGCGCGACCGATCTCCTCAACAAAGAAGCGGTAGTGGTCGAAGAACTCGTCGTAGTCGCGGCTGTTCGAGAGATCCCGCTCGCTCGACGTGTACTGGTAGAGACCCGCGAACGGCGGCGAGTAGATCGACAAATGGATCGACCCGTCAGGCAGAGACGGCATAACCTCCATCGCATCGCCGCAGTAGAGGGCGTATCGCTCGGTGAGCGTCTGGTCTACGACTTGAGCCATGCGGGTACCTCCATCGTGGTCTCGTAGGTTTGGGAGCGGGCGACATCGGTGGCGTCTCGCATGTGCGAGACGAGAGCGTCGAACATCCGGTCGGCCTGCGCCGCCTTCCGCTCGAGGCTCCGTAGCGTCGACTCGCCGCCCGTCGTCGTGATGACATCGACGCGGACGGGGCGCGTCTGGCCGAACCGCCAGCTCCGGCGTACGGCTTGGTAGAACTGCTCGTAGGAGTGGTTCGGGAAGTACGTCATCCGGGCGCAGTGCTGCCAGTTCAAACCCCACGCTCCGATCGCGGGCTTTGTAACGAGAACGCGGATCTCGCCCCGCCCGAACGCGGCCAGCTTCTCCTCCTTCGCGTCGAGCGAATCGGCGCCCGAGACCTGGACTGCCCCGTCGATGAGCCGCGAGAGCAGGTCTCCCTCGTCGTTTAGCTGACACCACGCGACTCCGCTGTCGGCGCCTGCGAGCAGCTCGGCCGCGCGGTCGCAGCGCTCCTCGAGCGTCCGTCGCGCCTCCTCGCGCTCCTCGTTCAGACCTTGCGCCGGCAGATCGAAGAGTTGCCCCTCCCGCGGCCTGTTCGCGGCGATGATGTGGTCTACCTGCTCAAGTGGGGGAAGTACGAACTGGTCATCGGAGTAGCCGAGATCCGACGGCTTCCGCATCGACCGCGCCCACGACGCGACCCAGCGCCAGAACGGGTCCTCAGCGTGGCCCTTGAAGCGCCAGTTCTCGCCGCCACGCGGACGCCACCGGCCACCCATCGACTGAGAGGTCTTCTCCTTGTTCGTGAAGAACCGAGAGAGCATGTCCATGTGGCCGAGATAGCCAAGCGCCTCGCTCGACGTACCGAGCTCGATGTAGTCGTTCGGCGCAGCCGTAGCGGTACAGAGAAGGCGGTAGGGAGTCTTGCGGACGAACTCAGTCACGGCCTGTCGGCGCACCCCGTCGAACGCCTTGATCGCGCTCGACTCATCGCAGACCACCGCTCCGAAGTCGCCCCGGTCGAATAGGTGAAGACGCTCGTAGTTCGCAACTGTGATTCCGGCTGCGATCTTCCCGTCGCGAGAGACAGCCGCCTCGATCCCGAACTTCTCTGCTTCCCCCTCGGTCTGGTATCCGACGGCGAGAGGCGTCAAAAGGAGAACGGGTTTCCCAGTCGCGCGGCGGGCGTTCTCTGCCCAGACGAGCTGCATCGGCGTCTTGCCGAGTCCGCAGTCAGCGAAGATCGCTGCTCGGCCCCGAGATACAGCCCACCTTACGAGGTCAGCCTGGAAGGGGTAGAGGAAGTCGGGCATCCACTCCGGGTCGAAGCCGCTCGCGGCGTCGAGTTGCGTCTTCCTCTCAAGGAAGTCGAGGTAGGTCGCGATCTCCTTCTGGGACGAGGACGCCATTAGCTACGACCGTAGCGTAAAGATCGGCCGGACAGGGGCCACTACTCGCCCGTTCCTTCTACGTCTAGCTGGGGATGGCCCCTCAGTGCTTTCGCGCGGGATCTCCTACCCGCCCGCTTATCGGCTGTCGGGCTGAGTCCCATGAAGAACCCCGGCTGCACTCTCCACGCCTCCCATGCTCGGCCGACAGCGCCCGATCCAGGGAAGAGGTCATCAAGCAGATCGTCAGGTCGAGCGCCGAGCCACTCGAAGATCCAGCGCGAGAACGCTTCGGGCTTCTGCCCGATGACGTAGCTTTCGGGGATCGGACGCCACGTAAAGCCCTCGGTCTCGCAGTGGATCCAGTCGCGCAGATCCGCCGGCGGGCGGGCGCTTGAGACGATCACCGGCTCCCAGCCGTAGCGGACGGTGTTCTTCACCCAGGCGAGAACACGTACTCCGGGCGGGCAGAGAGCGAGTATGTCTCTCAGCGCGGCAGCGCTGGTCGAGAGCGCCCAGCCGTCGTAGCCGACGAGCCGCTCGAGGAGCTCGACGTGGTCGACCTCGCCCGCGTAGTCCGGGTGGTCCGCGTACAGGTGGGCCTTCCCAGGGTACGGCGGATCGGCGTAGGCGAGTAGTAGTGGCGCTTCGTTCGGCACGACAGGACGGTACTCGGCACCCCGGACAACTACGGTCGTAGCGAATAGTTCACGCAGGCAGTAGTCGCAGGTTTTCGTCTCGCTCAGAGAACCCCCGTCAGAGTCAGTCGGCCTAGCCACAACCCTACTTGCTCCGAGACCTGAACCTGAACGGAGTTCCCGAGGATGCGGAGTTGAGCCGTCCGCGGGATGTCGACGTCGCTGACCCAGCCCGCGGGGAAGCCGAGCATCCACTCGACGAAGGCTGGGGCTAGTCGTCCCTGTTCGTCGGTAGGAGCGGGAGCTGGCCGTCCGAGGATTCGCTCCCATCGGTCGACGGCGGGTCCGTAGACGCCCCATTCGACGTTTCCTCGTTCACCGCGCTCGAGAGCGTCGGACCGCCCGTCCCGAACCTCTGCCCCTTGCTCCCCTTCTCCCCGTCGGAGCTCATCGGGGTCGGCAGCAGCTTCTTCGTCCTGCCCCGGTTCGGCCGGCCCATCGTGTCCGTCCCCGTCTCGTTTCTGCGGCTCTCGCCGTGCGTCAGCGCCGCCCGCAGTTCGCCTCCCGCGCCCGGGTTCTCCTCGTTCGCGACCGGCGTCGGCAACAGGGTCGGCTGCTCGCCCTCCTGCGTGAACGGCGTTTCGGAGATCGTCTCGCGCATCGAGATCGCCGTCCCGAGCGGCAGAGTCGCCTTCTGGCCCGACGGTCGGCGTCCCGACTGCGACATCGCGCCCCTCTCCTGCCTGCCCCCGTCCCCGTCCGCAGCCTGCGGCGTCGGCAGCAGCCGCGGCGTCCTCGAGTCGCCTGTCTGGATCGCGTCCGTCAGGCTCACCCCCGAATGCGCCCTCGACCCCTCCAGATTCCGTGAGCCGCTCGCCTCCGAGTCCCCCGCCGTCGGCGTCGGAAGGAGTTTCCCGTCCACCTGCTGACGGCGAATCTCCGGTCCCAGTAGTCGACGGAACCCGTCCGGCCTCTCTCCGTCGCCGCCCGTCTGCGCCGTCGGGGTCGGTAGTAGTTTCCCCACGGCCGCGTCCGCCGCAATGAGGTTCAGCGGTGGCGAGTTCCTCTCCCGCTGCGACGGCCCCGCCGTGTTCTCGCCGTCCTGCGTCGTCGGCGTCGGCAGCAGCCGGTCTACCTCCCGAAGGCTCGGCCCCCCGTCCCTCGTCTCGCCGTCCGTCAGGCCCCGGCTGTCCGAGACGACCGGCGTCGGCAGCAGCCTTACCTCGGCCGCGATCGCGTCCGGCAGTTCGACCGATCGCTTCCCGCGCGTCCCCTCGTGCTCCCTCGACGCCGCCCGCTCCGGATCCGCCATCGAGTTCTCCGGCCTCCGACCCAGCCACGCGCCCGGCGTCGGCAGCAGATCCTCCTCGCCCTTCGGGAGGAGCGCCGGGACCGTCCTCGAGAGCGTCCGCTGCGTCATCCACTTCCGGCCCGGCAGCCACAGCCGGTGAAGCGGATCGTCCGGATCCAGGTGCGTCCGGAACTCCTCGAGGAACTCCCCCGTCGGCGTCGACTCCTGCGCCGACGGGGTCGGCAGAAGGAAGTCGGGCGATGAGGAACCATCGGTCTCGGCCGTGAGGCGCTCCGACATCGGCAGCTCGCAGGCAGTCGTAGGCCCACCGATAGCCGAGCGCGGCCAGGTCGGCGCAGACCACTCCGAGAGCAGATTCTCCTGCATCGAGGCGTAGGCCGGCCGCTGTTCGGATTCCGGGGACGTTCTCGAGGACGACGTAGCGGGGACGAAGCGCGCGAAGGGCGTCGGCGACTCCGAACCAGACCTGGCCGTGGTCGCCCTCGATCCCGGCTCGGCGCCCGGCGAGGCTGTAGTCGGGGCAGGGGAACCCGGCGGCGAGGAGATCGACTCGCTCGACGGTGGACCAATCTCGAAAGAGGTCTCCATGATTCGGTACTCCAGGGTAGTGGGTTTCGAGGACGGTGGCCGCGGCCGGGTCGGGCTCCGCGAACCACGCCCACTGGATGCCGAGCGCCTGCTCGAGGCCGAGGTCGAGACCACCGCCTCCCGAGCAGAGCGACCCGCCGATCATCGCGCGGAGAGAGGGATCTGGAACGGGGAGTCTGGCGGCGACGTGAACGCGGGTTCGCCGACGATCTCGGTTCGTTCCTCGTCGGAGAGCAGACGGGCGTCGAAGCAGACCTTGACCTCGTGGAGGACGCAGAGTTCGTGGGCGATCTTGCTCTTCTCGATCCCTGCGGCATCAGCTTCGGCCATCATCAAGCGGACGAGAGCCGTCTCCTCCTCCGTGTATTCAGCGACTCGGCCGCTGTCCTTAGGGAACTCGATCTCCACGAAGGGGTGACCGTAGCCGCCTTCTCGGACGGCTACGGTCGTAGGACTTACAGCGACGACGGGCTTGCGCCGGCGACGGCCATCGCGCGGCGAACCCCGCCGATCATCGCCAGCGTGCGAGCTTCGATGCCGAACGCCCGCTCGAGCTGGAGCGAGAGGTGGTAGAGCCTGCGCCCGAGCCGCCGGTCGAGGTCGGAGGCGTAGGCTCCGGTCGAGTCGTATTCGATCTCGACCATCTTCGCCCAGAACGCGGCGAAGCGATCCCAGTCGAAGTGGACTCCTTCGTTCTCGACGTACTCCTCGCAGCGGGCGCACCCGTCGACGAGGAACTCGTCGCGCTCGTCCGGGCTCGGGTGGGCGATGTGGGTCGTCACCGGACGCACCGGACCGAGATCGTGTACGTCATCTCGGGAATCGCGGTCGGCGGCGGGTTCGGGACCTCGATGTAGCCCTTCGCCCTCCGAACGCCCTTCAGGACGGCGCTGACCTTGCGACCGACGGGAGTCAGGATCGGCGACTGCTGCCAGCCGCCGCGCCGCGCCTTGTAGGTGAGCCAGACTTGGAAGCTGTCCGTCGGGATCCGCGACAGGACGATCCTGCCCGACCTCCTGTGGCAGACGAGCCGTGCTGACGTCCTGCAGGGGAGGTTGTCCCCGTTGCCGGAGCAGGTCACGGTCTGGCTCGTCGAGGATGACCGCGCGAGCGCGGCCGGGACGAGAACGAGCGCGGCCAGGGCCGCGAGTACGACGAGATTCTTCATTTCACTTCTCCTTCTTGGTCGTGGGGGAATCGGGTTCGGGCGCCGACTGGTTGCGCCCAGCCGGCGCGAAGCGCCTCCCAGACGCGGTCTCGGATCCAGTCGACGCTGTTCGGGAAGCCGCAGACCTCGGCCCAGCCGTCGAGGATCGCTTCGACGTTCGCATCGGGTAGCGGGCCGTCGAACGGCGGGATGACGCAGAGCAGTTCGGTCGTCCCGTCGCCGAGGCGGAGCAGGTAGAGCTCGCCGGGGTCGGCGGATGTCGGACCGCGTCCGAGGGGGCCGATCCATGTCAGCCGGTAGTGGTCGCGGCCCGAGCCGCCGCGCCACAGGACTCCGAACTCGTAGCCGTCCTCCATGTAGCCGCCGTCCGTTCGGGGCTGGATCTGGCGGTTCCGCAGCAGGTCGGCGAGGGTGGGGAAGATGACGCTCACGACTCGCCTCCGTGCGAGCGGATGTACTCGAGAGCCTCCTCGGGACTGATGAACGCGAACGGGGTCGCGTCGATCTCGGCCGCCTTCAGGCCGTGCTGCGCGATACAGATGCGGCAGACCCACCACTGTCCGATCGCGCCGACGGTGACCTTGACCGGCTCGTCCCACTCGATCTCCGGGTAGCTGTCGCGGAGTTCCTGTACGGAGATCACTGGTCGCGTCCGATCCGCGGGCTGAGCAGACCGCCGCGGCTGAGTTCAGCCCCGAGCGGGTAGTGCGCGTCCGTCCTGCGGCGTCCCTTCCCGGGCGAGTTCACGATCTTCGCGAGGTGACGCTCGACGAGCGCCTCCCGCAGGCCCGGCTCGAACTCGTAGGGAACGCCGCCGGGCCAGAGCTCGTGTGTATCGCGGAGCCCGAGCCCGTCGTCGACAACGTGGACGAACCAGCGATCGCCGGCGCGGTTACACGCCCGCCAGATCGTCGCGCCGAACGACGTATCCTCCTCGTCGGCGCGAGCGGCCATGACTTCCCCGACTCGCGCGAGGCCGCGCTCGTAGACCTCTCCGGCCGCATCCTTATCGGGGAACTCGAAGGCGAAGACGTCGACGCGGTCGATCATCTCCGTCAGGGTTTCGACGCCCCGAGCGAGGCGTTCAGTGTTGGTGGTTTCCATCAGTGTTCTCTCCTTCCGGCCGTAGGACGGCCTATGGTCGTTTCTCTTTCAGGTCGGTGCCAGCAGGGGATTAGCCAGCGGCCGGCGACAGCGTCGAGGACGCCGATCGCGCCGAGGTCGCAGAGCCGCCGGCCGTGCTCGGCCTCGTCCGCGTCGAGCTGGCGGAGCGCCGGCCCGAGCCCCTCGAAGTCGGTCGCGGCGACGACGCGGAGTCGTTTCCCGACCCGCGCGTAGATGCGGAGACGATGCTCCTCGTCGAGCGGGTAGAGCGCCGTCGACGGAATCACGTAGGTCGGGCGCGCCATCAGATGTCGCGCCCCCGTTCGCGAAGTACCGAGACCAGCTCGGCCTCGGCGCAGGCGTCGATTAGCAGGATCGCCCACCGGAGCGCCGCGAGCTCCTCGCGGGTGCGGTCGGCGTCGCGGCGCGGATCCCACTCCGCGAGGCGACGCTCGAGCCGGTCCCGTCGGCGATCAAGCGCCGCGCGGTAGTCCCGCTCGCGCTTCCTGAGCTGCGGCACCGCCTCGTTCGGGAGTTTCACCATCGCCAGCGCCGGGTCGTCGATGGTGCTGTCGCGCCTGACCTCCTGCGCGGACTGGAGACAGCGAAGGCACCACGCTATGCGGGCGCTATTCGCCTCTCGCCTCGTTACCGGCCGAAGACTGATCGCCGTTCCGCAGAACGGCTGGCCGGCGTCGTCCAGCAGGTGCAGGTCGAGGGTGTGGCCGCGCGAGGCGACCACACCCTCGTACCCGCCGAACCACGTCAGGGACTTCGTCGCCATTAGGCCGACGTCTCCTCCGCGGTCGAAACGGCGGCGGCCGCGATTGCAAGCGCGTGCGCGACCTTCGGTACGTCCGCCTTACGGCTGACCGTCCGGGTCAGACCCCACTTCGTCTCGTGGAAGCCCGCTCCCGCAGGGAGGCTTTCCATGACCGCCATCAGCGGCTTCGGGATCTTCACCGGCTGGCCGGTCGCGCGGCCCTTCTCGAGATACGCGAACGCCTTCTTCCCGACCAGCAGCCGGGTCATTCCGGAGGCGTTCGTCGCGACCTCGACGCCAGCGACGCGCTCCTTTACCGCTGCGATCAGGACGGCCGCGAGATCCTCGCCGCCCTCCTGCCGCTTCTGCGGCGTCTTCTTCGTGGTCGTATTCTCCGCCACGGAGTCCTCCTTCGTAGGGGTGGTAGGCGGGGGAGCCTCACTAGCGACGCGGCGAGAGCGGTAGCGACTGCTAGCGGTCGTCGGGCGTTCGCCTTGAAGGTCTGCTCCCCCGTTAGGCCGACCGCGACTGCGGCCGACCGCCGAGCGACCCGTCCCGGCGAGGGAGAACGGGTCGCTCGGCGCTCGGTCGATGTTGTTGGGGCCGTAGATGTTGACGTTTCCGTGACCGTCGGCGTCCGTACGGCCGACGACCTTGCCTGACGGATCGCGGACGTAGAAGCTCGCCTCGACGCCGCCGCGCGTGGCCTCGTTCGCGACCGTGATCGCGGCGGACAGGCCGAGAGCAGCGCTCTCGGCCTTCCTGTCCACCTCGGGTCCGGTGACGGTGTACCGAGCCTTCACGAAGTGCTCCTCGGGTCGTCCAGCGAGCGGACGGGGTTCCGCTCGAAGAACCGAACGTAGAGCTGCTCGAGCTCGGCGACGTCGAATCGCTCGCGCGGTACCCCGATCCGCTCGAAGTCGGCGCGGTCGAGGACGTGCGCTGCGAGTTTCGCTGCGTCGCCCTGCTCGACGACCGGGTCGCAGTCGGGGCAGGCGGCCCAATACTCATCTTGGACGATTGTGGCGACGCCCGATCCGACCTCCGGACGCCCCGGGGAGGCGATGAGGATGTCCTCGACGAGATGGCCGTCGGTCGTGTACGTGACGACGTTCTCCCCGAGCAGGTGGCAACAGAAGTCGCAGACGCCTCCCTCCGCGACGTTCTGTGCCGCCCACTCGTTCGCGTCGGCTGCTGCGCGGTCGATGAACTCCTGCGGGTTCCGGGCGTGCCGCTTCTCGACGCTCGTCCTGACGTTCTCGCGGACAGACTCGATCTCCTCCTCGGAGTAGCCGAGGTCGGCGACACCGTCGATCCCTTGCTTCCCGCCGACGACGTCGATCTCGTACTGCCAATCCTCGCCGGACTTGAGCGTCAGTTCGCAGCGACAGCGATGGGACTCCGCCGACAGGAAGGCCGCGTGCGGCTTCCTGATGGCGTAGCGGTTCCCCGAGGGGTAGACGGCGACGACCTGAAACTCGGCCACCTAGACCGCCCCCTCGTCCTTCGCGCGGGCCTCGTCCGAGGCGCGGTCGAAACGCTCGACCGTCTTCACGATCCCCTCAACCGCGCGGTCGCGCGCCTCGAGGACATCGCGTCCGCTCCGTTCGAGGACGTACTCCGGAGAACCCTTCGTCCCCGGTTCTACCTCGGTGCGCGAGGGGACGTACGAGTTGTAGAAGTCGCGATGCCCCTCGGGGCCGAGTGCGATCTCTCCCGCTTCGAGCAGGCGGTCGGCCGTCCGTCCGACGTGGCCTTCGAGGTGCCACGCGAGTCCGGTATCGACCAGCTCTTGGTAACAGGCGACGACCTCCTCCTCGGAGGCCGTCTCGTCGTAGAGCGCAGTCAGGTCGGCCATCTAGCTCGCCTCCCCGGGAGCGCCGAGGTACTCGATCCGACGCGCGACGACGGCGAAGTGGCCGTCTGTCGACTGGATTCGTCCGTCGATGGCGATACGCCGACCCTTCGAGAGGTACTGGCTAGCGAGTTCGGCCTGCCTGCCGAAAGTCTCGACAGAGATTAGGTCAGTACCGCCAGCGCTGGTCGGGCGGTCGACCGCGAGGGTGAAGGTTGCCTTCGCCTCGCTGCCGACGCCTTCAGCCTCTACGTCGGTCGTCAGGTTACCGATCAGGGTGACGAGGTTCATGCCGCCACCGCCGCCCAGACCCGCGCCTCGTAGCCGCGATCGTCGATAGTCCCGCGTCCGCGCCGCGACGCGACGAGCGAGGGTGCCGCTTCGACGGCCTTCCGCAGTTTCGTAACAGCGAGCGGGTCGCTCCCTGTCTTCTGCGTCGCGACCGTGTCGATCCCGAGCGCTCTCGCCCGGTCGCAGAGCGCGTAGTACGCCTCTGGCGTGATAAACGAATCGGCCAGCGAGGACAGGTCTGCCCTGCGGACCCTCTCGCGGATTAGCTGGCCGTCGACGTAGAAGTCGGCGGTCAGGAACCGCGACGCCGCGCCGTTGTCGGTCGCGTCGTTCATCAGCGTCCGGGCCGCGACGACCGCAGACTCCGGATTCTCCGCCTCGGCTGTATCGCCGTTCGAGAGGCGGATCTCGATCATGGTTTCCATCTGTTTGCCCTACTTTCCGCCCCGTCCCCGGGGCCGTTGTTATCTGCTGTTGTTGTAACAGGTTCGTAGCGTCACCGCCAGCCGCAAGACGAGTTATCTAGCGGAATACGAGGCTACGTCGTAGCGTTACTCTCAGGTCGTCGCCGCGAGAAGCGCGTCGCGCAGGTCAGCCCACGCGCTCGTCTCAGGCAGCGACGTAAAGAGGCGGTCGCATATCTCGCGGGGAGACTCCCCCCGGCGGATCGCGACGCAGTAGACGCTCGCCAGAAGGAAGGCGTCAGCGATCTCCGGCTCCTGCTCGAGCAGAGCCGTTGTCGACCGGAGAACCGCGTTGCCCTTCTCCTCGGTCTCGGTGTCCATCGAAGCGGCCGGCTGCGAGTCGAACGCGCTGATCCCGACTGGATCGTCGGGCTGCCCCCGTGGGCTCGGCCGCGTGGTCAGGCTATCGCGCGCTTCGGATACGGGCGGCGGCGCAGCTCGACGAGCTCGCGCATATCCGAGTCGAGCGGCATTTCGTAGCGGTATTTCCCCGGCATCGTCCGGGTCGGCGTCGTGGCGAGTCGGCCGCTCTCGCGGAGGTCGTAGTAGACGCCCTTCTTGTGCCTCCACCGGCCACCGACGAAGTATTCGACGACGCTCGCGGACTGGCCGGTGAAGATCCAGTTGCCCGCCTGGTAGATCCCGCCGACGTGGTCCTGCGACGGGTCGGCGAACGAGACGACGAGACGGAGGCCAGGGTTCGACCGCTTCAAGAAGCGGAGCGCGATCGCGACGATCTTCGAGACCGGCGCGTCATGCTCGCGGAGCGCTACCCGCGTCAGCTCGCAGACCTCCGTGTGGTCGAGGTCGAACTGCCGGCCGAGGTGCGGGGACGCGCCGCGGGAGAAGATCACGACGCCCTTGAAGTGTTCGTCCTCCCAGACGCCGACGATGACGAGTTTCCCGGTCGGCAGGACGCCGGCGTAGTGCCAGCGAGTGCAGGCGAACTCGGCGGCCGCGTGGTCGGCAAAAGCGAGGCGGAGGGCTCCTCCGGAGGAGCGTTCAGTGGCACCCTCGAGCCATTCGCGCTCGCTCGGCATCCCTTCGCCGTCAGAGCTAGCCACGCTGTACCACGTCCTCTCTGACGATGCCGGTCATCGGTTCGCTCTGGCCGATCGCGCCGCACTTCGTACAAGCAAAGCGCAGGACGCCCTCGACGAGCGGGATACCGTGAACGTGCGGCCTGTCGGAGTCGCGGTACTCGTTCGTCTGACGCCATACATGCTCGCAGGCGGCAGACGGGGTGTAGCCGGCGCACTCGCACGGGCCGCGCTTCGGATCGGCGAAAGCGTGGAGGCAGCGCCGACCCCGCGTGAAGGCGTGATCGCTTTCGGGATGCCCACACTCGCAAGCGGACTCGCTCATGTGCGCTCGGCCGCCTCGCGGACCGCCCGTACGACCGCCTCCGCCGCCGTCTCGAGGCCCCACTCGCGGCGCAGGATCGAGACGTGTCGGGCGAAGTCCTGGCGACCCTCGCGCGAGAGAAGCAGCGGTACCTCGAACGTCTCCGGAAGCGGGGAGCGCGCGTCGAGCGCCGGGACCCCTTCGACCTCGGGGAACTGTGGGTCGGCGAGGAACGCGAGCCGTTCGGCGAGCTCGGCGGCGTCCTCCTGCGAGTAGCCGGTCCCCTCGAAGTTGGCGAGGTCGGCTAGCTGCGCGGCGAGCAGCTCCTCGTCGAAGCCACCGGCGCGCCCGGTCGCGTTGTCGCCGACGAGGTAGGCGCGAGCTTCCTCCTCGTTCGCGAACTGGTTCGGGATCGCGGCGATGTGCGTCCAGCCGAGAGACCGAGCCGCAGCGACGCGGGTGTGGCCGGCGACGATGCGCGAGCCGTCGACGCTGATTGGGAGCACCTGCCCGAATCGGGCGAGCGAGCGCGAGACGAGTTCGACATCGCCTTGGTTCGGGTTGCCGGGCCACGGCTCGAGCGAGTCGATCTCGACGAGGAACCGCTTCAGATCCGCGGCGCCGTTCCAGACCTTCGGCTTCGTACGAGGAGGCGTCACAAGGCACCCAGGAGCCACGTAGCGACCCGGTAGAGGCCGACGAAGGCTGCGAGCAGGAGAACCGCCACCAGCGCGTAGACGAGCAGTACGAAGGCCCGGCCGACGACCGCCCCGACGACCGAACCGATGGCGGCGCTCAGCGGCGCGCGGGCGCGGTTGCGCGCCTTCTCCTGCAGCTTCGCTACGCGCGCCCCGATCTCGGGATCGTCGGCGCCGCCGATCATCGGCACGTCGTCCTTCTTCACGCGACATACCCCACCGGCTCGACGCCGGTCTCGCGGATCCACGCGCCGCCGATCCGTTCACCGTGCTTCCCGCCGAGGTCGATGCAGAGCACGAACGGCTCGTCCGGCTCGAATCCTTCCGGGCGACCGTCCACGAAGCGAGCGTCGTCGGCGTCGCGGCCGAGAGCCTTCATGTCCTTGATGCGAGCCGGCTGGCCCTGAACGCGGAAGACCACGCCGGGCGTGTGCCCGACGATCTGCGAGAACCCGGCCGTGGACTTCGGCTCCTGCCAGTCCGCCCAGAGGATCCCGCCGCTCTCGTCGAGACCCCCGCGGTCGCGGCCGATCTGCGCGAAGAACGGGTGTCTACCAGGATTTCGCTCCCACTCGTTGTTGACGATCCACGCCGCGCCCTTAGCCCCGTCCGATGCTATTCCCCAGGACGATCCGAGACCGGCGTGCGTGACGAGGAACTCGCCGACCGGGAACGCCGCCTGCCAAGGAAGGCGGCGGATCGCGTGCTCGACCTGCGGGTCGCGCCAGAAGCCGTCAAACCTCGGACCGCCGAAGTACGGGTGCTCGTGATTGCCGATGAGCAGCACGTCGAACCATTCCGGCGCTAGCTCGAGGCAGGCGAGGTCGTCGTCAATCGACCGGCCGACGCAGTTGCAGAGGTCGCCGATCTGGACGACGACATCGTCAGTCACGCGAGCAAGGGAGTCGTCGATCAGGCCCTCCTGCTTCATCAGGCCAGTGACGAGTTCGTGGTGCCCGTGGGCGTCAGCGACGACGAATACGTCCTTCACGTTGCGTAGTACCTCTCGAGGACGTGCATCAGGTCGAATGTACCCGCGAAGGTGAGGACGCGCATCGGGAGCGCCGCGAGGCGGATCGGCTCCCGCCGGTTGTGGTGCCGCCGATGATGGCGCTCGCAGACGGCCGTACCGACGCGCGGGTCCCAGAGGTACTCCTCCAGGCCGTGCTTCCGGAGTTGCTGCTGAGTAAGCCCGTGATGAGCCTGTAGGTCTCCCTCACACTCAGAGTCGGGTGACTCGGCGACGCAGCCCGCGTCGAGCGCGAGTACCGCGACCTTGAAGTCGAGGCGCTGCTCCGCTTCCGTCATCGCGGTGTTCAAGCGGCCGCCGCGCGAAGCTCGCGGATCCGCTGGAAGCCGCGCCGCAGGTTCTCGGCGTGGGTGACCGGCTCGAGGTGCGCCGGGTTGACGCATCCCTTGTTCGCGCAGAGATGATCGAGCTCGAGACCGTCCGGTACAGGCCCGACGTAGAACCCGTAGGAGACGACGTGAGCGATCAGCGGTTTCGCGTTCCTCGATCCCACGCCGCCACCCTTGATGATCCCGTAGCCGCCGCGAGGTCCAGGAATACGGCAGCCAGTCCAGGGCCAGCAGGGACCGAGTTCCGGCGCGTAGCTCGGGATCGGGCCGTCGCGGTCGATCTTTTCCTCGAACCGCTCGCGCAGCGGACGCAGTCGGCGGACGCGGCCGAGAGAGTCGGTCATCGTCTCGGTCACGTCCCGTCGAACCTACCGTAGTCGGAGATCCAGAGCGACCCCGGCGTCCACGCCGGCTCGTCGTCGCGGAAGAGGAACGTCGCCGCGCCGTAGCTGGTGCCGACCGGCGCGTTCGCGGCGAACTCCCACCGCTTCGAGAGGATCCGGCCGACCTCCTCCATGTCCGACGGCCGCCAGAGATAGACCTCCGCGCCGGCGCGAGCGAGCCCGTCGAGCCAATCGCGCTGGTCGGCGGAGACGGGAGTCGCTACGCGCTTCTCTCGCTTCGACTCGGCGAAGATGACGCGGTCGCGGACGAGGACGCGATCAGGGAACCCAGCGCGGCTCCCCTTGCTCCTCAGCGTGTGGTAGACGAGCCGCCAGCCGAGCATCGGGGCGAGGCCCTTCTGCGAGTTGAAGAGCGTCGTCTCCCACTCCTTCTCTAGCACGTCCTCCAAGGGCTTCGCGAGTCCGAGACTCACCGCCGCGCCTCCGGGCAGCTCGACAGATGAAGGCTAGACCCGCAGCCCGCCATCTCCGTGCAACCGTCGAGCGCAGCGCGCGCGTCGATAGGCTGGCCGTGGAGTTCCTCGACCTCGACCGGGTCCGCGAGCCGCTCGGATGCGACCTCCAGTTCGTCGGCGAGGTCGAGCAGCATCGCGATCGGCACGTCGAACCGGGAGTCGGCCAGCTCGCCGAGGTCTCGGCGAACGCCCTCGTGCGCGCAGGCGCGGACTCCGCGCCTCAGCCGATCGAGGTCGCTCACTCGTCCTTGTCCGCCTCGATCGCGAGCCGCGACTTCGGCGACGTCTCGAACGAGACGCTGCGCGCCGCCGACGTGACCTTCTTGATCCTGAAGCGGCCACACCGGGCGACCTCGCCGTCGGCGAGCTCGAACTCGGAAAGGAGCGCCTTCGCGCGGTCGTCCGCCTCGCGGAACTGGCGGGTCAGCTCGTTCTTGCTGTTCTTCCGCTTCTCGCGGGTCTCGAGCGCCTCCTCGAGGTCGCTCCTGCCCTCGATCACCTGCTCGTCGAGCGCGGTCTGCGGGGCTTCTACGACTGCCATCTATCGCCTCCTTGTTCGGATAGTGGTACGTCTCTCGATCAGAGTCTCTACCGGGAGCGCCGCAACGATGTACGCAGGGTCGGCGATCCCCGTCTGCTTGACGGCGCTCGCGATGACCGCATCGACAGCTTCGAGCAGCGCAAGCACGTCTGCGGATTGCCGGACAACTACTGCGGCCGTGTCGATCCCCGCTACCGCCGCCGTGATTCCGGCCGCATCAGCGGTCTCGTCGTCGAGTCCCTCGCTGAGCCGCGATAGCGTCGAGCGCGCCGTCGAGAGCCCCCGCGCAGCGTCGACAGCGTCGGCCGAACTCCGGCTGGTCGGCGCGAGGACTTCCTGCTTCGGCCGAGGCCCTTTCGCTGCTCGCCGGTCGCGGACGACCTCCCGCAGTTCGGCTACCGAGAGACCCTGCTCCTCGGCGCGGCGCAGCAGCGCGTTCTGTTCGGTCGGCTCGAGCGGCGCGACCTCCTCATGGTGAGAAAAGGACAGATTCTCCCGACGTCGGGAGCGCGCGATCTGCTGGCAGACGTAGCGGTAGCGGTTGAGCTGGCGCTCGCTGAGGCGGGAGGCGTGGAGCGCTTGGGCGTACTCCTCCCCGTAGCGGGCCTCGCCGAAGACGAGCAGGTCTCCGAGCCACCAACGGGCGCTGTCGCCGATAGCGGCGCAACCGGCGAGCGCGGACTCGAACCGCTCGTAGGTGAAGGTCGCGTCGGTGACCGCGAGGGAGGTCGTCGAGACCTCGACGCCGGGGCCGAGCCGCTCGAGCGACGTCGCTATGGCGCTCATCGGATCGCCTCCGCGAACTCGTCTGACAGCCGCGCCCCGCTTTTCTGGACGAGACCGAGTTTCCGCAGGTTGGACAGGATGACCCCGATCGTCGAGGCTGTCGAGGAGTAGCCCGTCCGGTCGGCAAGTTCGGCGGTCGGCAGCGCGTCCGGGTAGGCGTCTACGAGAGCCAGAAGGACGCGCCGCTCGCCGATTCCCACGCGGGGGTGCTGCAGCCACGCCTCGAGGAGATCGGGGCCGGTCGGACGCTCGACGGGGCCTCCGACAGCGGCGAGTCCCGCCTCAGTCGGCCGGATCGGCTGACCCGGATGGACTAGACCAGCCTTACGGAGGCCAGAGAGAATGACTCCGATCGTCGAGGCGCGGGCGGAGTAACCGGCGAGGAAGGCAAGTTCGTTCGACGTTCGCCCGTCAGGGAACTCCGCGAGGACGCCAAGCACCTTGCGTTCGCCCTTACCGAGCGATGTTTCCGGCTGCTGTCGCGCTGGGGCGACAGGCCGTCGCAGCGAAGCGACAGTCGGCTCGGCGGGACGCGGGCGTTCACGGACGACCGGCTCACTGGCCGGGACGGCCGTAGCGACCTTCTCCGCGCGCTCGATGAGCGAGGCGAGAGCTTCGAGTTTCTGAGTCGCCGCCAATACGTCTACGCCGGCCAGTCTCTTGAGAAGACTTCGATCATCGGCGGTCAGCGCCGATACCTCGACCTTGTCGGACGGAACGAGGCCGCGCACCCGTTCGGCGAAGTCCGGGTCATCGGGGTTCAGCCATCCCTGCTCGCGGAAGTAGGTGCCCCACGCGGGCTCGTCTTCGGTACTTAGGAGCGGACTCGCCCGCTCTTCCAGAGCTGCCTCGGCGGCGCGTAGACGCTTACGAAGTTCGGCTGGGTCGTTCTCCTTCGCTCGCTCCGCGGTGCGGCGGATCTCGTCCCCGAGCGCGTCGAGGTCGAGTTCCTGCCGGACGGACGGCTCGGTGCGCTGCTGCCCTGGCTTCGGCGTCTCGTACGAGTCGAACGTCTTGATCCTGCGAAGCGCGAGCTTCTGCAAGATGCCGCGCAGTGGTGACCAGACCCACGCCGTGCCGGTCGGAAGGCTGTCGAGGGTCCCGATGACACCCTCGCGGTCGTCCTCGTGCTTCTCGCGGATCCAGTCTTGGACGGCGTCGCGTGCGCGCGGCGAGAGCATCCGCATCACGAGTAGCGTCTCGATCAGGTCGAGGATCGCCTTATTGAGCGCCTGCGTCCGCTGCGTCGTAAGCACGACGCCGAGGCCGCGCGACCGACCGAGTCCGACGACGTCCTCCATCGCGCCCATCAGCCGAGCTGAATCGCCCTTGAAGCCGCCGCGGGGCGTTTGCGGCGCGTAGAAGTGCGCCTCGTCCATGACGAGCAGCAGCGTCGACCGCGACCGCGCCTTCCGGTCGTAGAGCCGCTCGAGGAAGTCAGCGGCAAACTTGATCGCGGCGGATTTCGAGAAGTCGCTCAGGTCGAGTACGAACGAGTGACCCGAGTCCACGACGAGGTTGGCTATCAGGGCGCCGGCGTGCGACTCGAGCGGGACGTCTCCGTGGGGGCCACCGAGGACGTAGATCGGGAGTCCGGGGCCGTCTCCGTTCGCGTTCGAGCGGAGACCGTGGTAGACGCCTGTCCGATCGAAGATCACCGACTGGACGCCGAGCGCGAACGCCTCCTCGACGATCACGGCTGATCCCGAGGACTTACCAGCTCCGCGCGTAGCGACGATCGCCGTGGCCTCGGTGACGAGCTCGATTGGCAGCGTGAACCCGCGGGCGATCTTCAGACCCGTCGTCACTTCGCGGTGGCTCTCCACGGCTTCTCGATGTCGCGCTTCGCGAGGTCCGCCGCGGCGGCATAGTCGGGGTTCGCGGCGACGAGCTGGCGGAGGACGGCGCGGTCGACCTTGTACGTGATCTCTTCCTTGACGACGGCGCGGATCCGATCCTCGGGGCATCCGGCCTCGCGGAGGAGTTCCTCGAGCGTGTGTGCGTCGTACTCGACGGTCGGCCCTCCAGAGAGGGAGACGTCGCCGGCCGCTGTGTGGAACGTCTTGGTTCCCTCTCTCCGTGACTGCTCGAGCAGGAAGTCGGTTGCGGCGCCGATCTCGTCGTCGATACGGCGCTTCAAGTCGCGGCCGACGGTGAGGACGCGATGCGCGTTCTCCGTCGTCGCGGGGAGCGCCTCGCCCGAGAGGACGTCTACGAGGTGGCGCTGCTCCGCGATCTCCATAGCTACGAACGTAGCGTCGGCGTCGGACGGACTTAGGCGGCGCGCGCGACGTCGAGATCGTCGAGATAGCCACGGAAGATCCCGTCGGCGAGCTGCACCGAGGAGAGGTTCCGACGTGCAGCCTCGACGCGGAACTTCTTCGCGAGGCTCTCGCTGACCGGGATCTGCAGGCCGACTCCACCGCGCGATCCGTTGCCGCGCTTGCCGCTTCCGATGAACCTGCAGCCGAGCTTCTCGGCGAGGATCGAGCCGGTGAGGTCGTTCAGGCTCATCTCGCGCTCCTCGGCGACAGCGACGAGGCGCGTCTTGATCTCGGGGTCGAGCTTGTAGATGTGGAGGTTCACGAGCTTGCCGATCACGCGACGACCGTAGCAGAGGGACCGGATGACGCGCCAGCGCGGGAGCGGCTCCACGTCGCGACGATCTGTCCGCCGTCGTAGAGGCTGGCCCAGATAGGTGGGTTCGCTAGCTCGGCTTCCGCGGTCGGCTGGTTCGGGGCGTCTGCCTCTGACCACAGTTCGGCGCGGTACCAAGCGAGCCGCCAGCCGGGATCGTCGCGCCAGTCCTGCTTGATCGCTTCTTCTGATTCCGGAAGAAACTCGGCCGACTCTCCACGCGCAAGGTCGTCGAAGTCGTCGCTCATGCCGCGTGCGGCTCTTCGTAGGCGAGGATGTCCCTTCGTTCGACGACGACGACGTCGAGGATCGTGACGCCGTTCCGGTAGTAGACGACCGTCCCCGGCGCGATGTCCGTACCGCTCTCGGTCGGCTCGTCGCGTAGCCGGTCGACTGCGAGGACGATCCCGCGGCTGACTCCGCCATCCTGATCGTGCTTATGCGGAAGAACGAGTCCCGAGCCGAGCTCGGTCTCGTCGACGGGCGACTCGGAGAGGGTGACGCGGCCCCAGTAGGGAAGTACGTTCGCGATCGTCACCCTGCTCTGCCTCGACGCGAGGCTCGCTCGAGCGTGACCCCGACGCTGCCGTCGTAGAGGCGGTCCGCGATTCGTCGGCCGAGTAGCTTGTCCGTCTCGCCGAGACGAGCGGCGAGCTGCGGTGACTGGTAGTTCGTCGTCACGATCGTCGGTCTCCGCGCGTCGTACCGGGCCTGGACGAGTCCGGCGAGCCGCTCGAGCGCGTACTCGGTGGGCCGCTCGGCGCCGAGGTCGTCGAGGGCGAGGACGCGGACGTTGCAGGCGAACCGATAGAGCGTGGAGCCGTCGTATTCCGTGGGGTCGTTCATCTCCGCTCTCAGGGCGTCGAGCAGGTCGCGCCAGACGATGAGCAGCGCGACGTTCGACGGGGTCCCGGCGCGGAACTCCTCGTCGAGTCCGAAGTAACGCTCGATCTCGTCGGCGACGATCTGGCGGACGAGACCCCACGCGAGTCCCGTTTTCCCTGCCCCGATGTCACCGACGAGCCAGAGGTTCTGCCGTTCTCCGGCGCGGTACCGCTCGAGCCAGCCGCGCGCGAACTGCAGCGCCGCCTGGCCGTCCTCGGGGTACGTCTCGAGCGTCAGCTCGAGGAGCCGCTCAGTAGCGCCGGCGCGACGCAGCGCCGCGGCTTCCGCCTGCGCCCGGTCGCGTACGTCCTGCTCTCGCCGCTCGCGCTCGGCGCAGTCCGGGCAGTAGCGGACGGCGATCTTCTGGCCGAGGATCTCGAGGGTAGGAGCGGGGCGGCCGCAGCCGCCAGCGCAGACTCTTTCGTCGGTCACAGACCTGCGTAGTACGAGTCGTCTCTTTTCAGATTCACCCCTACGACCGTAGCGGGAGCAGCGGACGATCTCTTCTAGTAGCCGCCGCCGCCGAACTCGGAGAAGTCGGCCGCGGGCGCGCCTCGCCGTGTACGTGGCATGTTGCCGAGCGGATCGGCGTCCGGTACGAACCTGTCGAGACCGCGCTGTAGGAAGTGGAGCAGCGTCCAACGGTGACTCCAGACGTACTCGTCGCTGGCGAGGACCTTCGCGTAGTTCTCGATCGCCGCAACGACCTCGTCGACGGAGTAGACCTTCAATGCACCGTTGATCGCGCCCTGCGTCTTGTCGGCCTGAAGTACCGCTTCTCGATGGGGCATCAGTGGCGGCGCGAGCCGGGTCCAGGTCGCGGCGATGAGCGACTTAGGGTGCGGACTCATGCCCTGGTCTTGAAGTTCATCTTGAATAGAAGGAGAGACCGGCAGCTTTTTCCGTTCTGGATCGGCAGCTTTTTCCGCTTGGCGCTCCTGACCGGCAGATATTGCCGATCTAGGCGGGACGGTAAGGACGTAGACGTTTCTTAGCCCCCGACCTCGTCTCTGCGTCTTTACGAGATTCGCGGTGCGCAGTTCCGAGGTAGCCGTCCGCAGCGTCCGCTCCGAGCACTGAGCCATCGCCGCTAGTCCTTCTTGGCCCGGCCACTCCTCGTTCGGCCGCCACGAGAGGTGGAGCAGGACGACGAACAGCCGGAAAGCGACGGGGCTGAGCTCGATGTCGAGCAGAATTGCGTTCGGGACCATCGTGAATCCGCGCTGCCAGAGACCGTCGGACCACCGGACGTTCCGATCATCGACTCGATCCCCCTTCGATGAGTTACAGGGCTGGCAGAGAAGCTGAAGATTTTCCAGTACGTCTGGGCCGCGAGGATCGACGTGGTCGAGGGTTAGACCTGCCGTTGCGCCGCAGTGCTGACAGACCGCACCATCGCGAGCGACCAATAGGTCGAAGAGTTGCCGCTTCCGAGGATTGGTTATCTCGGTGAGCGGTAGCTCTAGGCCCACCGTGTCATCCGACACGGCTGCCACGCTGCCTTCGTCGTCCTCACAGCGACAGAGAGTAGAGCGGGGGGCGGACGGACGCAAGTCCCCGTCCCCCGCCTCTGCGAACTAGAGCTGGTAGCGCCTCTCGAGCCGGGAGACGATGCGGTCGTAGCCGTTCGCCGGCCGACCGGCGGGCAGGAGGCGAGGTCGAGCGGCTTCGAGCAGTTCCGCCTCCGAGGCCGCGCCGGCGTCGATAGCGAGCTTCGTCGCGAGCGCGACGTCCGCGTGCGGGATCCATTCGTCCGGGTGGAGGCACATGCCGACCTTCGACTCGCGGGTGACCGGGTCGGCGATGTCGAAGCCGTTCCCGAGCTCGACGAAGTAGAGCCGGTTGATCCGGCCCCGCACGAAGAAGCCGTGGTGCCGGGCGAGGTCGAGACGCTGCTGCGGCGACAGGCACTCCCGCAGCAGCTCGAGCGCGCGCTCGTCGGCCAGTTCGTACGGGAGCGGGTCGAGTGGCCGGTCGTTCAGTTCGTCGATAAACGCCGCGTACGCCCGCTGGAAGCGCTTCCGACCGTTCTTCGTGACGCGGTCGGGCGTGCCATAGCGATCCGCCATCCCGGCCAGCAGTTCGATGTAGAAGCGACCGGCCTCGTCCTGCTCATCGGCCCTTCGCTGGTAGACCTGCGCGAGTCCGACGCGCCAGACGAGTTCCTCCTGCGAGCCGAGCCGCGTGATCCCGCCGTCCGTCGTGTAAGCGTTGTAGAGGATCGGCCGCCACGACCAGACCGCGTCGGGATCATCGTGAAGGCAGGTCAGATCGCCGGTCGGAGCTCGGGCGACGGTGCCTGCGTACGAGCGCGGCGTGAACATCAGCGCCCCGTCCTGCGTCTGCTTGACAACGATCAGATCCATGACGTGCAGAACTCCCGTCGCCGACTCGTACGACGGCATCCCATCATGGGGAAGCGCTCGAGCCGGACGACCGCCGCGCGAAACGTGGTGGAGAGGATCGACGGGACCCCAGCCTCCGAGGAGCGCTTCGACGGTCGTCCTGGCTCTCTTCCTCACCAGCTACCCGCCTCAGTCAGGGCCTTCGGACCGCCAGCCATCGCGCGACCGCGGGTACCCGCTTCCTTGTCCTTCGCCGTCCGGCCTCCCGGGGCGGCGATGACGCGGCCGAGTTTCTTGTCGAACCTCGAGAGTTTCTTGCCCTTCGCCTCCTCGACGACGTAGAACTCGTAACCCTCGCCCTTCAGCCGATCCCACTCCTTCTTCGCCGTCTTGACCTGCTCGGCGTCGTCGGGATCCCAGGCGAGCGTCTCGTCGCCTTCGGTCGTCAGGATCTTCAGTTCTCCCATCTCGTCCTCCTACTCGAAGTCCGCCGTCGCCCACTCCTCGCGGGAGGGACGCCCCGTTTCGTACGGAGAGAGCCGCCACGGCGGACCGTGGAGGGCGGCTCCATCGAAGTATCGAGCGAGTACGCCGACGATGCGCTCGCGGCGGCTGTAGCCATCCTCAGCGAGCCAGACAGTCCCCGGCGGGTCGAGCAGCAGGAGACCGCTGGGGCCGAGGTACTCGAGCGGGACGCCGAGCTCCTCGAGCGCGTCGACTGCGCCCGCCGTGCGCCGGAACGCGACCGCCCGGTCAGCGCGAGAGAGGTCGTGGAGGCTCTCGACCCCGTAGACGGCCGCGACGGCCTCTCTGAGCCACTCCTCGGCTTCGTCGCGCCCGGAGAGCAGTTCGGAGAGGCGGACGACGGCCTCTGTCCACGTAAGCGGGAGAGCCACACGCGCGCGCTAGTCCTTCGTCGCGCTAGCGGGCTCGGCCGATGTCTCAGCGGGAGCTTCGGCGGCGGGCGTCTCCGCTGCCGCTGCCTTCTTCTCCTCAATCCGCGCCTTCGACTTCCCGAGCTGCTCGGCGACGTACTCGGGAGTCAGGACACCGCGCGCGAGCCGCTTCGCCTTCGCGAACGTCTCCGTGATCGACTGCTCGTTGATCCGGGGATTGCCCTCCGAGACGAGGCTCGCGACGAGCTCGGCGACGGCCTCCTCGGACGCAGCCTCGGGCGGAGCAGGCGGCGGGTTCCCCTTCGAGAGCCACTCGGTCAGGGCCTCCGAAACGGCTGCGGCCTGCTCCTCGTCTCCGAGGTTCGAGACCGTGTCCGTCAGCGGGTCGACGTGACCGCTCCACGAGACGTCGTGGGTGTCCTGCTCGAACCGGCCGACGAGGTTGAACTCGTACTGCAGGTCGTCGCTCTGGATCGGGCCGACGCCGAGCATCCGGATTACCTGCCGCTTCCGGCCGTTCTGCTCCTCCTCGCCGACCTCGTACTTCATCTTCGCGCGGCAGGTGGCGATGACGTGCGAGTTGACGGCGCCGATCCGCTCGACGAAGGCGTTGTGCTTCGGCCGGACGATCTTCCAGTCGCCGAAGCGGTCGGCCTGCTGAAGGATTCCGCCCGCGCCAGTCCACTCGTGCGAGACCGAGTCGAGGATGATCGTCCGGCCGGGCCAGCGCTCCTCGGCCATATCGAGCGCGGCGATGAAGGCCTCGGGCGAGAAGTCGCCGAGGACGCTCATGTCGATCAGCGCGAACTCGTAGCGGTCGGCGTAGAGCTTCGCGCGCCGCTGCTCGGTGTTGATCAGGACGGTCCCGAGCTTCCCTTCGAAGATACGACTCGCGATCTCCAGTGCGGCCCTGCTCTTGCCGCTTCCGGTCGGCCCCATGAATAGAGCCCTTAGGAGGAGCTGGTCGCGCGCGGCGACGTCCTCCGTCTCGAACTCGTACGCCATCTCGTCCTCCCTTTCGTCGTAGCTACGGTCGTAGTAAAACCTAAATGGTAGCCGCCGCGCCGGACGGTCGAAGTACCACGAGTTGGAGCGCGAGTAGATGGGAGCAGCGCCGGTGGAAATCGCGGCTCGCAGGGCAGGTACAGCGCCACTCGTTCGCGCGTGGGTCGAAGCCGAGGGCGTAGACCTCGCCGTCGGAGAAGCCTCGGCAGCGGGCGACGACGGTCGTCGCGTCGACGCGCTCGACGGTCAGTCTGCCCTCTGCCAGGATCTTGTGCGCCTTCTGTTCGGCGGTAGCCACGGTCAGTCGACGAGGCTGAGACCGGGCGGGTTCTTCTCGAGTGCTGGGCCGAAGAAGCGCTCGTTCTTCTCGCTGACGATCTGATAGGCAGCGAGGAGCTTCACCGTCAGTACGCGCAGGTCGGACTTGATCTCTTCCATCTGCGCGAGCAGGTCGGGTTCGATTTCGACGACCGTGTCGGCCATCGAGTGAGCTGTCTTGATCGGCTCGGCTATCGCGAGCAGCCGCTCGCCTGTCCGGGCCGTCTCGACGATCCTTTGGATCGTCTCGTCCGTCGTAAGTGCCACCTCGTCTCCCTTCGTCGTCAGAGGTACGACCGTAGCGTAAGAGGCGGACGGAAACTACCCGCGCGCTATATCCTCTCCCGCTAGACCGAGCGAGGGGCGCGCGCCGAAAGATGCCCCCGCTGAATCCGACCGCCGGCGCGAGGAAGAGAGGGAGAGGCCAGACGGACCCAACGTTCGCAGAGGGCGCGCATCCGAACTACAGCCGGTACGGACGGCTGCTGGCGCGCTGACTTCGACATTGGAGGAGCATTGCGATTTCTTCTGACCCTAACGGCCGCCGTCGCCGCGGCCGCAACTCTGGCGACAGCCCCGATCGACGGGGCATCGAAAGCGGTACCGCAGCAGCACGTTCTTCGTTCGGATGTCTCGCAGGTGAGGAACCTGCGTCACTCGATCCCGTGGCACCGAACGATGACGTGGCATTACCAGGACGAGAGAGGCGTTCGCCGGACAGTCTCGGCGTACATGGAGCGACGTACCCGGAGCGTCCCGTACCTACGCTGGGACAACCAGCTCTGGACGCACCGGCAGATCAGGGCGAAGCACGCCCTCGCCGCGCACCGGCTCCCGCTGACGAACGACTGGGCCACCGCGGTCCGGGTCGTGCAGCGGGACTGGCCCGGCACCGCCGACTGGCTTCTCTCGTGCTCCGGAGGCGAGGGCGGCCACGGCATCTGGGTATGGAACGGCGGCGCTCCGTACGACTCGCCAAACCACGGCTCGGGTGTGGGCGGCTGGATGCAGTACGCGCCGGGTACGTGGTCGGGGCAGTTCAGCTCCGCTCTACGCGAGGCCGTGCAACGACACCTAGCGTTGCCGCTACAGAAGACGTCGTCATGGCTGAGTCCCATCGGTCAGGCGTTCGCGGCCGGCTGGTCTCGCTTCCACCATGCGACATCGGCGTGGGATCCGGGGATCGACCCAGCCTGCGCTTGAAGAAACGGAGGGGTGCCTTCGGGCGCCCCTCTAACGCTTCTTGCGCCTCGAGCGCCTCGAGCGCTTTAGCGATCGCGCGGCCGGGCCATAGCATCTTCAACCCGTCCGAGCGGGGCCACGGGAGCAGGTTCCAGAAGAGGATCTCCAAGCCGACCGCCACGACGAGTCCCTGCCCGAGAAGGTAGGCGACGGCGCAGAGGGCGATGTTGGCGAGGGGGCCACCGGCGGAGGTCAGGACGAGTTGCCGCCGGGTCAGGAGAAGATCGTCGCGGCCGATGACGACGGCGGGGCCATGCCAAGTGAGGATCGGCCGCCAGTGCAGCCGGAGGGCGACGGCGGCGAGGACGTGGCCGATCTCGTGGACGACGAGCGTGACGGCCACGATGAGGGCGAGGATGAGGTCGAGGTCGAGCATCGTGACCCGACGATCTTCTGCCGCGACTCGGACGACGGGCTGCATACGTCCGACCCTCGCCTCTATTCTGTGGTGCGTGGCGCGTAACACCACCGTCGCCCTGATTCGACTCTGCGACATCTGCGGCGGACCAGCCGACGGTCACGTTCATCGAGACGGCTGTCTCGTTACGTCGGCGCCGTTCACGGAGACGCTTCGAGCCTTCGTCGTTCGCTGGAGCAAAGATCGTCCGCAGCCGGGCGCCCAGTTCGGGGTGACTACCGAGGAGCCGCCGATCAGGGCGCTCGCTTGGCTCGCGGCGGAGGTTTCGCGGCACTCCCCCTACATCACGGAAGCGACACTGAAGGGTCTGCTCGAGCGTGGCGACCGCGCGAAGGGGCTGATCGAACTCAGGGTCGCCGACGCGCTCGCGGTCGCGCTCGACCGGCCAGACGTCTTCTACGATCCGCGCATCGTCGTCTACCGGAACCCGCAGGCGTCGCGCGACGCGGAGTGTCTCGACGAGCTCGGCCAGCCGCTCCGTGTGCCGCCGGGGGCGTGCTGCTCCGGCAGTTCGCGCCTGCTCGCCGCCTAGACGGACTCCGATGCCTGCGGCGAGACTCGAACTCGCACTGACCGGCTTTTGACCCCGGGGCCTCTACCGTTGGGCTACGCAGGCGATGCCCGACCCCGGACTCGAACCGGGAACCTCTCCGGCCTGAACGGAGCGCCTCTACCAGATTGGGCTACTGGAATCGAACCTGGTCTGTCGTCGTAACCCCCTATAATGGTTCCGTGCCCAGCACCGATCCCGAAAAGCTTAGAGAATCGCGGCGACGCGACTATGCGCGGCCGGGTCGCAAGGAGGCCATCATTGCCGCGAACAAGCGTCGGAAGGCGGCAATGCGCGGGCGTCTCAGAACTATCAAGGTCGAGATGGGGTGCCTGCGGTGCGGGTTCGACGAATGCCCCGAGGCGCTGGAGTTTCATCATCGCGACGGTGAGGTCAAGTTGTTCAACCTCGGCGCACGGCTCGACGCGAGCTGGAGCAAGATCGAAGCTGAAATCGCGAAGTGCGATGTCCTCTGCGCGAACTGCCACCGCATGATGTCCTGCTCCTGCGATAGTCACAGGAGGTACACCTGATGCAGGAAACACCTATGACGGAGGCCGAGTGAATGTCGGATCGCTCTTCTCTGTGAGTCCCGCTGTGATTGTCGATCTACAGTCGAGCGTGCAGCCTTTACACCAAGCGCCCGCATGGAAGCGGTAAGCGCAAGGCGTAGGTGAAGACTCCGCGGCTGAACTCGATGTGCATCGCGGGGAGTCTAACTACCGGCGGCGCAGGCTGCGAGCGTGACCGGATTCGGGCGCCGCTTGCGAGCGTGTCGGAGCGACGCGGCGAACATCCGCCACCACGCGAGCGGGATCCGATGCGGCACGTTCGGCCGGACGGAACGGTTGCGCTTGCCGTAGCCGCGCCACGCGCCCTTCCCGAGCCGCCACTGCCGCCACGACCCGTACCCGGTCTTCGCGCGGAGGACGCTCGCCGGCGTCTTCGTGTGCGTCGCGTGGACGCGCAGGCGGAGGCACTGGTAGACGCGACCGTCCTGGGAGAGGAGGTACTTGTCCGGGGCTCCCTGATGGCCGAAGCTCCAGAGCTCGACGTCGACGATCTGCTTGTTCTTCTTGATTAGCCGCTTGACCATCGCGGCGTGCTCCGACCCGTTGACGCCGAAGACGACGATGTCGCAGACCTTGACCTCGGAGAGGTCGATGTGGACGAGCTCGAGCCAGAGCGTCGTCGAGTTCCCGAACGGGTCGAAGTCCCTGTGCATCGGGTCGGGGAGGCCGACCCACTTAGTAAGAAACTGGACGCCCTTCGAGCAGTCCCCTTCCTCCTCGTCCTCCGGCTTCCATTCCGGCGGGACCGGCATCGGCCGGATAGCCCGGTACGTCCAGTCATGGTGCGCGACCTCGTCCGCGATGGTCGCGGACATGAGCGTTCCGAGGTTGGAGCGGAGTTCGGCCTCAGTCACGGCCGTAATCTACCGCGCGCCCTCTGGGGCCGTTTCGGGAACGAGGTAGCCGTGCTCGAGCGCGTCGGCGATGTACGGATCGGAGGGGTCGACGAGCGCCGCCTGCCCGAGCGGCAGCCCTGGAAGATGGATGGAGGCTCGCGCGTAGACGAGATCCTGCTGCTGCGACTCCGGGGAGCGGGGGGCGTCCACGCGCTCTAGGCTAGACGATCTTGGTGAAGCGAACGAATGCGGGCAGGTATGCGTTAGTTCCGCCAGCGCCAGCATTGAACACCGGCGTCCCCGTAGTGGCCGTGACGTAGCAACGGATCGTGTACGTGTGTGAGCCAGCCGACGGCGTGAACCTGTAGGCCGCGTACATCGGCACCGCGTTGCGAATGGCTGTTGAGAGAGATCGAATCTGTGCCAGCCGTCCCAGTTCCGTCGACCCCTCGAAGAGGGAACAGTTGAAGAGATCACCGACTGCCCCGGTGTCGCAGAGAATGGCAGGCGAGAACACTTCTACTAGGACAAGGCCGCCGTCAAAGGTGATCGCGCCGGGCGAGATCACAGTTGTCGCTCCGCCCGAGGTTGTCCCTGTGATGTTCACGCCGGACGTTATCTCGGCGTACGCGATCTCTGTGCTTCCCGCCCCGCCACCCCCTGGGATCGAAACGTGCGCGACGCCGCCGCCCGAGTCGGTGACTGTCGCTCCGGTGAAGTCGATCTCCGTCGTCGGGCTGACGGTCGTGGAGCCGTCCGTGACTGCCAGCGAGGAACCGCCCACGTAGCCGAGCGAGTTCCAGTCCGTGGAGCCGTCCCCGATCTTCACCTTGCCGGTGTCGGTCTCGTAGCCGGGCTCGCCCGCTTCGAGGGTCGGGTTGACGCTCGTCCAGGTGGCGGCTGTGTCGCGGCGGAACTCGATCAGGACGTTGCGGCCCATTACGCGGACCCCCCATCGACGGTCGTGCCAGGCCCGAGCGAGCCGCCGGTAATCGTGCCGTCCTCGTCGATCTCGAAGATCACGGCGCCCACGTGATTGAGCACCTGAAAGCTGGTGCCGGTGTGCGTCAGGTAGACCCCGATGACCTGCCCGTCGGCGTCGGCGGTAACGAGACTGAGCCCAGCGTTATCGAGCGAGACGCGGGGGTAGTCAGTTCCTCCGCTGCCGATGTCGATCGTTCCGTCCGTGTTGAGGACGCCCAGGAAGATCCCGCCGCCGGACGAGTCGACGAGGTACATCCCGTAGCTGCCGCCGGGGGGGAGGCCATCGAAGATCTCGTTGGTGTTGACGTAGAGCGAGCCGCCCTCGTTGTCCGTATTGAACCGAATGGAGGGCGGCCCAGGGGATCGTTCCAAGTTGGCGATTCGCCCTTCGTGGTTCCTGAGGATCTGCTCCTCGTTGGTGCGCTGGACGTTCGTCATTAGAGGGTCGCGTTCGGGTCGGTGAGCAGGACGTTCGTGATCGTTTCCTGCTGGTCGTCGGCGAGGTCGACGTGGAACCCGTAGACGCGAAGCGAGAGCGTTCCGTCGCTGCGGATGCCGCCGCGCAGAGCGTTCCCCGATGGGGGCAGAGGCCGCCCGGCCCAGACGGCGACCTGGTCGCCGAGGTAGTAGGTGGTGAAGGCGTCCGGTGCGAGCTCCGGCGTCGTGTCGATCACGATTGTTCGCTTTCCCTGCTTGCGGAGCGTGATCTCAGCGAGGGCGAGGAGGCCGACTGCCGACGGGCTTGCAGGGGCTGGGTAGCTCTTCTGGACGTAGTACGGGCCGAACTTGTCGATGGAGGAGTCGTTGGTTGGGACGGGGGCGGCAACGTTTCCGGCCCAGAACTGCGCGATGTTCTCGATCAGGGTGCCGTCGTGGAGGTCGTCGACGGCGGTGAGGTTGCGCGGGAAGAGGTCCCAGCCGAAGACGGCGGCGTGTCGTGGCTTACCAGCCTGGGCGTAGACGTTGAGGATCGAGATGACGCCGGGATTCGCGGCGAAGACGGGCTGGAGGAGGATGTCGACGGTGCCGGTCTGGCAGAGCTGCGTCCACGCCTCACCGACCGAGATTCCCTGCGCGAAGTTGATCGACTCGATGATCGGCGTAGAGCCGAAGTGGCCGGAGTCGATGTCGATGGGGAGATGCTGGCCGTCGTTCGGCTGATGATTCCACGGCATCGGGTCGGCGAACGTCGCGACGACCCAGGCGTAGGCGTTGGCGATCAGGTCCTTCACGATGTAGGCGGCGGTCTTACCCGTGTAGGTGAGGCCGTCCGGGCCGAGCAGGGAGCCGTCGGGGTTGAGGACGGGGAGCGTCTTCGCCCACGTCCAGGCGTCGTGCGCGGTCAGGTGAGTGATCGGCTCGTCCGCGGTGGCCTGGTCTTGGAGGATGGTGACGATCCCGCTGTACCGACACTTCCATGGCGGTCCCCCGATGGGCTCTTCGCGGCGGAGGCCGAAGATGAGGCGCTGGCCGTAGTCGACGCGTGGGGCTGGCCGATCGCCTCCGGTCTGGAGTTGGTAGACGTCCGCCTGGTCGGACGGGAGGTCGCATGTCATCACCGCGGAGTCGTCGAGGATGTAGTCGATCCCGACGTTAGTGGCGAGCCGGTCGAGGAATGCAGTCTGCTTTGCGTTGAGTTCGGTGATTACCCACCGCCACGTGTTCTTGAGCCCGTGCGGGGTTGGCAGATCCGGTGGTGGGGTTGTCGGCACGTCACCGATGGCGAGCGAGACGGTGGCTCCGGCGTTCTTTCCCAGCGCGACGAAGATCAGCGGCGATGCGAATACGCCGTTGGCGTTCGACCCACCGGCGAAGGGACCGTCGAACGGGGACGTGTCCAGCGTCCACGTCGCTCCGCCGTCGTCCGATTCGATGATCGTGTTGTCGAGGAGTTCGCTGTGGGCGACGACGACGAGCGTGCCGCCGGAAACCGCTGCGCCGTACCCGACAACTGAGTGCGCGGGGTCGTCGAGCGGGGTGGGAAGGAACGTCCACGTGAGGCCGTCGTTGCTGATGGCGACCGGGCATCCTGTCGAGGTGTCCTCGCCGAGCAGGTACCAGCGGTCGTTGTCTTCGTCCCTGTAGACGGTACGCGCGAGGACATCGAACGGGCACGTGCCGGTCGTCCATGTTGCTCCGTCGTCGTCGCTCACAGCGACGAGAGGGGAGCCGGAACCGTCGAGTCCGCAGGCGACCCAGCGCCCAGCGGCATGCGAGTAGGCGAGGCCGTAGACGACGCCGCCTCCGCTGAACGGTGAACTCTGGAGGGTCCAAGTGATCCCGTCGAAGGTGGCGATGATGTCGCCTGATCCGGCGCTGCCGACCATGACCAGCGGGTCGCCGCTGCCTTCCCGTTCCTTGACCGCGACAGCCCATACGCCTTGCGCGAAGTCGTCGATGAACGGATCACCCTGCCCGACCCAGGCGAACCCATCTTCGCTGGTTGCGATGGCGTCAGTCGCGCCGTATCCGCCCGCGATATAGAGCCCGAGCGATAGAGAGCGCGCTACGTCGTTGGCGAGATCGAGCGGCGAGACCTGCGGAGTCCAGGTAGCGCCCGCGTCGGAGCTCGCGATGATCGCTTGCCCGACTCCGTCGCCAGTAGCGACGTACTGGTCGAGGTCCGTGGCGTAGCAGCCGCGGTTTCCTTCGCCGCCGTCAAGCGGGCACGGAACCGCTGTCCAGGGAATCGCCACGAATCACGCCCAGGCGTTGCGGTAGACGACCTCAGCCTTGACGCCCGGCTGGCTGCCGTGCCAGTGGAGGTGAAGGTCGTTGTTGCCGGGTTCGAGCTGGAAGAAGTCGGTGTTGAGGACGTCGATGCACGCCTTCGCGTTCGCGCCGTGAGTCCCGGCTGCGTTGACCATTCTGACATCCGACCGGAACGTGTCGATTTCGATCCAGAAGCCCTTGGAGATCGGGAACGCGCCCGGCAGTCCCCGGTCGTACACGATCTGGAGAGGGTTGCCCATCTCGTCGACGGCCGAGTAGTTGACGAGCGTGAACCCATCGACTTCGGTGCCTGGCGGATCGGAAGAAGGGGCGCCGTAGATGCGGAGCACCGGCTCGTAGGCGACGTTCCCGGCGTTCACGACGGTGATTCCGCCGTCCGCGCCCTCCGCGAACGTGGCGATCTCGTCCGGCGAGTCGGGCCAGTTCATGTAGTCCGTGACGTAGGGGAGCGCCGACAAGAGCGCAAACGTGATGGTGGTCAGCGGCCCGTCGGGATCCTTCTCCCGCACGACCGAGACGAAGCCAGCCCCACCGTCTCCGGACGGGCCCATCGAGCGAGCCATATCGAGCATCCGCGGATTCGGAGCAGAGCCGCCGGCCGGCCACGCCGAGGGCCACCAGACGAGCTGGCCGTCGACGTTCGCGATCGCCTCGAGGTACTCGCCGAGGATGTCACCCATCTGGCGGAGAGCGCCGGCGCACGCTGGGATCCCCTCCGCACCGCTCCTCTCCCAGAGCTGGACGTTTAGCTCGACGACATAGCCGGACTTGAACTTCTGGTGGGTGATCTCGCCGTCCGCCTGCGCGAGGTTATTCCGGGTGATGCGCCGGGCGGCGCCGGAGCTGCACTTGGCCGGGTCGAGCAGGAAGTACCCGAGCGCGTCTCCCTCCGACTCCACGAGCGCGTTGATCGGCAGCGGCCCGAGCCCCGGCGTGGTATCTGCCGCGTTCACCGGAGAGATCAGAACGAAGGGGATGTCCCACTCGAGGATCATCCGCGACTCCCTACCTTCGCGCCCGTGCGGGCGTCTTGGCTGCCCTTCCCGTGCGGTTCCTTGTGGAAGCCCGGTGGCTTGGTGTTCGCCTTCTCGAGACGCCGCAGGAGCGCGTTACTGCGGTCCGAGGAGCGGATGAGTTGATCGCGTTGGCGCGCGGCGTGCGCGCCAATCCGGGCTTGTTCGGCGCGCAGCCGGCCGATAGGCTCCACGAGCCTCAGTTCGGCACCGAGGATGAGCCGCTCGCTCGCGGTCAGCTTCGCCCCGACTGCGGCGACAGCGCGGATGGAGGCGACTTGGTGCGTAAGGATCGCCTGCTTGATGCGCGCGGCACCAGCGCGCGTCGCTTCGACGCCGTGATCCCCGATGGGGCCGCGCGGACCAGCCGGTCCGCGCTCGGAAGTGCGAGCAGGCTTGGACTGGCGGATCGCATCGCGGATCGCGGCGTGTATGGGGCCGAGCGGTCCTTCCGGTCCTTCCGCTCCGCGACGGCGGGGCCGCTCGACGATCGGGCCTCTCGGTCCGAGTGGACCGCCAGCGATCTTCGTCAGCAGAGCGGTATGCCTCCGCGATTCGTGGAGTGAGGTGGAGCGCTGCACAGCGGCATGAACCGCCTCACGGCTCCCGGTTGACCGCAGGAGAGCGGCCTGCGCCGCCGCCTTCTGCGCCGCTGCATGAGCCTGCGCCGCCTGCTTCTGTGCTACTGCGCGGATACGGGCCTGCTCGGTCTTGATGACCTCGAGCGGCTGGATAATCCTGATGTCCGCAGCCCCGCCAGCCCCGCCGATACCGCGGTACTTCGCTGGCAGCGCAGCGATGGCCTGAGCCTGCTTCCCGAGAGCGGAGACCTGCGCCTTGAAAGCATCCGCGAACGCGGGTCCGCCGGCCTTCAGCGCGGTATGCAGCGACGCACCGTTCTCCGAAAGGATCTTGTGGAGCCGCGACTCGAACATCTTGTAGCCGATCCGTCCCTTGTCGAAGGAGGCGGTCAGGTTCGCGAGCTCGGTCTGGAGCGCGGAGCGCTGCATCTTCCCGACGTTCTGGAGTTGCGACGAGAGCGCCGCCGACGCACGCTGAATCTCGAAGGACGGCGCCCCCGATTCGATGAGCTTCTTGAGCTTCGCGAACGCCTGTCCCTGCGGACTCCCAGCGATCGCGCCGCTCGCGCCACCGAGCTTCGACTGAATCTCGGTAATAGTCTTAGCGAGATCCTGACCGATTTTGTCGAGGTTCGTTTTTGCGTTCCTTACGCTCGTCGCAATCGCTTGGTGCGCGGTATTTATGGTCTGCTGGAGAGCGTCGGAGACCTTCTTGACGGAGCCAGTTACGCCATCGCCGACGGCTCCCGCCATGCTGTCCGTGAACTGCGCTCCGAGTTTCGCACCGGCGTCCTTTGCGGCCTTCTTCGTCTTCGGGTTATCGGCGCTCTTCTTTAGCGAGTCGGACCATGCCGTCCCGACCTTCCCGATGTCTCCGGCACCCTTGACGATCTGATCCTTGCCGTTAGTCGCGAGATTCTTCATGGAGTTGAAGAGACCGTCGACTGCTGCCGCTGCCTTCTTGACCCCGTCCCCGAAGTACGGGATCCAGCCGGTCGCGCTCGCGGCGACGTCGATGAACTCCTTCATCGGGAAGATCAGGTAGGCGACGATCCCGCCGCCGATGACCTTGACGGAGCCGATGATGATTTCCTTGAGCCCGCGCCAGACTTGGGCTATAGCCGCGCCGAGCGCGACGGTGTACCGCTTCACCTGATCCCAGTGCGTGATGACGTAGGCGACCGCGATACCGACGGCGACGACGATCAGGCCGATCCCCGTCTGGATGATCGCGAACTTGATCGTCGCGCCAAGCTCGATCGCGGCGATCTTCATTCCGGTAGCAGCGGCAGCGAAGGAACTTTCGGACGTGACGGCGGCGGTCTTGACCGCGGTCGCGGCCTCTGCCGCCTGGACCTTCGTCGTCGTCCCGAACTGGGTCGCCGCCGTACCCATCTTCGTGAACGAGGTCTTCGTTTCCGCCGAGGTCACCTGCATCGTCGTACCGATCTGCTTCGTCGCGGTTCCAACCGTCGCGAGCTGAGCCTTCGACTGCGTAACTTCCTTCTTGACCGTCGTACCGAACGACTTCGTCGAGGCGCTCATCTCGGTGGCCGACTTCTTGTAGGCCGATCCCGCCGAGGCGGCACCAGCCTTCTGCGTAGCGGCCGTCTTCGCTGCTTCTACTCGAGCCTCGGCCATTCGCACCTTGACCCTTTGCAGGGCACCGCCGACGTCGGTCTGGATCGCCTTACCGATGCTGCGGAACTTCGCGACGGCGAACGCCGCCAAGAACAGCTCGAGGACGTGCTTCGTGCCGCCAACCGCGTGAGAGAGCGCCTGGTAGATATGGACAGCGGCAGTGACGGCCGTAACTACGGCCTTGATGACCGTGGCGGCGATATGGGCGGCGGTGTTGAAGTCGCGCTGCAAGGCCCCGCTCTTCTCCATCGCCTTCGCCCACTTCACGATCCCCTGGCCGAGCTTCGTCACCTCGGGCAGCAGGGCTTTCCCGAGCGCCTCCTTCGCGTTCACCCACGCGATGGTCAACTGCGCCTGGACGTTCGCGAAGTCGCCCGTGTGCTTCTGCGCCAGCGCGAGGTCGCGCGGCAACTGCGCGGTCGCGAGCTGGTAGGTCGCGATGGCCTTCTGCGCCGGCGTCAGCGCCCCCTTGATCGAGCTGCTGAACCCGTCACGGAACCCCTGCGCCTGAACCTGTGCAGTCGAGAGGCTGATGCCGAGCTCGCGCAGACCGCGCGTCGAAGCGCCCGAGGCGGCGGTGTTGAGCTCGGAAAGAACCTGCGCCGCCCCGGTAATCCCACCGCCACGGATCTTGTTGATCGAGAGGCCCAGCTCCTCCCACCGCTTCGTCATCTCGGCCGCCTGCTTTCCCCCGATCCCCATGTTTTGGAAGAGGATGCCGAACCTCGTCGCCGCTTCCTCGGTCGCTGCGCTCGTCCCATTCAGGGCCTCACCCGCACCCTTCGAGAACTTGATCAGCTCCTCGCCCGCCTTGCCGAACTCGGCCCGGATCGCTTGCCCCTGAACCTGCGACGACGCGGCCGACTCGATCGACGACTTGATGACCGACCCGAGAGCGGCACCTCCGAAGGCGAGACCAGCGATCTTGGCGAGGCCCGAGAACGACGAGCGGACGCCCGACTCGGTCTCGGACTTGAACCCCGCCATGTTGGGGCGGATACGCACATAGGCGGATGCGATCTCGCCGGCGATGGCTAGGCCCCCTGTCTACCCGGGCGAGGAGGGACGACGCCCATCAGCGCCATCAACTCGTTCGTGCCGGTGCTGACGGTTGCCGGGTCCCCGGCGAGGAGCTGACGGTCGAACTTCGCCTGCTCCTTCGCCTCCATCCACTCGGTGATCGCGGTGTAAGTCACGTTGACGAGTTGCATTAGGTCGAGGGAAGTGACTCCTCCGGGGTTTCCGGCAAGGAGGAGCCGTCCGTCGAGGTCGGCCCATCGCTCTCGGGCGATCCAGAGGAGACGGGCGGCTGCTCGGTAGGGCGGCCGGTCTGCACCTCGACGAGCCACTGGATCAGGTCGGTGAGGTCCTTCATGCCGACCGGGTCGTCTTCGCTCGCGCGGACGGCGTAGTAGCGCTCGGACGCGCGGTCGACGTTCTCGATCATGGCGACGATCGTCTCGTCGGCCACAGCCAGGATCTCGGTCGGCGTGGCGGCCTCGACGTCGAGCGAGTCCCACCGCATGTACGCCTCCGGGCGTACGGTCATCCGGGCGTAGAACGTCTCGCCTCCGAGCGTGAAGGCGCGTTCGTCGCGCGTTTCCTGCTCGCGAACTCTCCGTGCGTCGTCGAAGTCCTTCAAGGTGATCCTTTCGTTTAGAGCGCGCCGTCCGAGACGGACGCGAAAATAGGGACGTGCCGCAGGACATCCCTCTCGGTTTCTGCCAGTGCGGCTGCGGGCAGAGAACCACCGTCCCCACGAAATCGAACCGCCGCGAGGGACGAATCCGCGGCGTACCGATGCGGTACATCTCGGGCCACAACGCACAAGGCAGAACCGCCGAGCCGCTGGAGACCCGTTACGAGCTGCGCGACTGCGGCTACGAGACGCCCTGCTGGGTCTGGCTGCGAAGCCGAAGCGGAAAGGGCTATGGGCAGATATGGGACCCCGTACGTCGGCGACTCGTACAGGCGAGCCGCTTCTACTACGAGACCTTCGTCGGACCCCTCGCCGACGATCTCCAGATCGACCATCTCTGCCGGAACCCGCCCTGCGTCAACCCACAGCACCTCGAGCCTGTGACGCAGCACGTCAACCAGCAGCGCGGCCTGAACGCCAAACTCACCCGAGCGGACGCGGACGAGATTCGTCGCCGAGGACAGACAGGCGTGGAACAGCGCCGCCAAGGGCACCAGTCCGGAGAGAGCCTGAACGCCCTCGCTCGCGAGTTCGGCGTGAGCCTGCCTGTGGTATCTGGGATCGTTCGCGGTCATCTCTGGCCCTAGAACGTCGCGCGTGCCGCCTCCAAAGCCGGCCGCAGATAAGGACGGGCAGCCATGCGCGACGTGCCGAGTTCGACGTACGGGGCGTAGACGACCGCCGATCCGACGTCGACGTAGGGCGATAGGCCGTCGATGCCGGGACGCCAAGTGATCGAGTCGCGCAGTCGGCCCGTTCGGACGGCCGGCTTCTGGCCCGGCTGCGACGGAGGCGAACTCCACCCGATCTTCGCGGCCGACTCGACCAGGATCGCTCGGCGAACGAGGTCCTTCACCACGTCGTTCTTGAGCAGCCGCGCATACTCGGCTTCGTTCCAGCGGAACCCCTCGAGGCTGCGAGAGATTTCCAGCTCGAGCGACATTCTCAGACCACCTCCCCTCGCGGGGGGTCAGATGGTCGGTCTGGTACGGCGTTGGCGCGAGAGCGGCGCTGAGGACGCCCGTGACGCCTCTCCGCCGGTCGGCGCGACCGCGTTTCCACGTGGAACGCCGAGGCGCGCAGACCGAGCGTCTCGCCGACGCGGATCCGGAGCCTGCCGGAACGCGTACGAAGGGCCTCCATCAGGCGGCGCCCGTCGAAGCGGGAGCCGCGCTCGCCGAGGTGGGCGGCGAGGCCGATTGCCTCTACCGCGTCCCTGCCGGTCAGAGCGCCCGTTGCCATGCCGCGGAACCTAGCACGGGAGCTACTCGGGCGTGTAGCCGTCGAGCTGGACGCGGATCGTGACGATCGACCCAGCCGCTCCGCCCTGCGGGTTCACGAGGATGCCGGGCTCGATCGAGAACTCGCGCTCCTTCGGCGGGAAGAGGGTCAGGTCGCGCTTCTTCGC